TGAGGCGACCTGCGAGGTAGCGAGGATGCGCCTGGCGGACTTGGACCAGCAGGCGGTGTGCATTCCCGCAGGCCAAACAGTTTCGGAATCAGATGCCATGTTTGACAAGTTCTTCAACATGGTGGAAAAGATGCACAAATTGGAGCAGAACAAATCGGTTGACAAATTGGGCAACTGACCCTATAATATACATATAACTTAAACAAAAGGAGCGAACTATGTTAGCAGAAAAAACCATCACCAAGACCCTAGAAGGTGTTACCTTTGCATTCGTACACGCAGAGGCTGTTCAAGCCGCTAAGAAGGCAGTGGCAGACCTGCTAGAGAAGTGGCGAGCACAGACAGGCGGCAATGAATATGGTGAGCCAATGTACTGTGGTTTTGCCTGGGTTGATGTACGTGGCGTACGAAGCAACTCCAAGCTGGGAACTGCCATGCAGGCACAGGGTTTCCGTAAGAGCTACCAAAGTGGTGTTCTTCAGTTATGGGATCCAGCAGAGCATCGTGGGCAGAGCATGGATTGCAAAGAAGCTGGTGCCCAAGCATATGCAGAGGTGCTACGTGGTTATGGCATCAACGCATATATGGGATCACGTGCAGACTAACGGACACCAGGAGTGTTGCAGAAATGCAACACTCTTTTTGGTTGACTTATTTTCACAAGATGTTATTATATGAGTATGAACTTAACAAAAGGAGCGACAATGAAAACGACAATGAATGTGATAGCAGGCTTATTGGTATTGGTGGGCATTATGATGGCCGCTGGTGCTGGCGGTGACTGTGATGGCAAGTGCATGGAGTATGCGAACACACTGGGTGAGACACTCATGTATGGCTTTATTGGACTGTGCTTTATGGTAACAGGTGCGGCAATACTAATTGCAAACGAAAGCAGGTCATAATGACCCTACAGAGATTCTTAATGCCCTTGGTATTGATAGCACTGGTGTGCCTTACAGCGTGTTCGAGTGTAAGCTCAAAGCAGGTGCTAAGGTCAACACAGGATGTGGTGCAGACCGCTAAGATCTACAAGGGCACATCAGTCAAGGAAGAGGTAACGTGGAAGATAAGAAGCATATACGGACAGTAGTTCTAGTGCTAGCCATCCTAGCAATGACAGGATGTAGCACACTGGACACACCATACGATCCAGATATACGCAGAGGCGAAACACTGTTCGATCAAATACCAAATCAAGAAAACAGGGAAGCTCTGGTGTGTGCAGGCAGCATACCGCAGCACAAGAGAAAGCCCTATCAAACAGGGAGGTGCGGCTAGTGTATAGAGTATACTACTACCAGGACAGTGTAGAACACTATGAAGGGTTCTACGAAACACAAGAAGAAGCAGAAGAAGTAGCAGAGGCAGTCGTGGACGACTACGAACCAGAGAGAGTTGAGGTTCGAGATCGATTCGACAACATCATCATCGCCTTCGGTGATGAGGTGGCGGTGGCCGGTTAGACCGACCGGTTATACAGTGCTGTGCTGTAGTGCTAGTTTTTAAGGCTAGTGGTCTAAAATCACCACCCAGAAAAGATAAGTACTTCACCTAAATTTTTTGCGCAGCAAATTTTTTTCCCTATAGACCCATTTGGGTGTAAATACTAGTATGAAACAATACTGCGTATACACACCCGATATTACTCCCCAGTTTTTCAGAGATCTAGCCAGGCTAAACACACCCTTTGAAATACATCTAAACCGTACTCGTTTTTGGCTAAACCGTATGCGTCCTTCACACTACTTGTTCTACTGCAAGTACTGTGTTCAAATGCACTGTGTAGAGCATGAAACCAATCACACCCTAGGCATCTAGTGTATACTATACAGCTAGACTATCCTGCGGATTGGGGCACACATCAATGTGATGCACAAACACACAGTTGCACTATAGATCTACTAGTACAGCACTCAGTACACTGTAGTCAAAACGCACACAACACCATTATACTACACAACACACGTGATCTCACACTAGCACTTATAGCACTCAGCAAATACGGTGCCAAAATAGTTCAAAAACCCACCGTTTAACAGCATATATCGCTGTTGCTAGTAAATATTATTGTAAACAGTGCTTTGGCTGCTAACACGGACTTTCAAAGTAATGACATATGCGTCGAAGAGTACGCTAGATAAACAAGTAGCCCAGGTGTTCACCCAATTCACTGTTTCATTTGATAAATATGTGTATAGAAAACTTTGGAGTATATACACTATGGCCAGTTGGGAAAATCTACGTAACAAACACACAGGTGTGGGCAAAGACACACCCAAGTACAGAATACTAAACGAATGGGGCAACCCAGTTGACAACGACCTATGGAGTCGTGAACGAGCAGAAGAACTAGTACGTTGGAAGTATGAGGGACGCAAGGACTACTCAATTCAAGAGTACTATGACGCACCACTTACACCTGACAACACTGGAAGAGTACAATCATAATGGCCACTTATCTATTACCCAAAGCACGTAGAACACTCACTGGACAAACAGTCAAAACACAAGATCTAACAGGTGCACGATACACACTGCGTCAGCGAGCATTTGCAGAACAAGCAGCTGAACAACTGGCACTTAAAATGCAGGATCAAACCAACGATGAGTGGACACCCATTGTTGTAGAATACACACCTTCTTTTCGTAGATCAGAACAAGACTAATTTCTCACACTCTGTTACAAGGCTGAGCGGACCCTAGTCCTACTCGGCCAGTCGGCATTTTCTCTTACCGTGATCTGCGCTAACCGCTGCGCTGCTTCGCAGCTCTTTACTATCGCGTACCGCTTCGCGGCTCGAAAAATCGCGGAGCGGCTTCGCCGGGATTGACTGCACTCCACTCAATATACTCCAATTCAACACGTTTGGCTTCCCATTCTCTATAGTGCCATTCACGCCAGGATTTTGCACCCTGTCGTCCTGCTCTCTGCCATTGGCAGTCATGATACAGTTCGTGTACTAGAATGTGATCTCGCATTTGGTCAGGTCGCACATACACTACGCCATCTAGAAAGAATGTGCTGTTGGAAGGGTTTATAACTGCTTGTGGAACACAGTTTACCAACGCTAAAAACGCTAGTATTTTTGCCATTGAGTATTTATTCTAGCGATAAATACTGTACTATGAAGATATCTGAAATATTTACACAAGAAGCAAACATACCTTCAAGTTGGAACTACCAGCGATTAGATCCCAGTATTGAAAGTGCCATACAGGCTTTCAAGAACCTAAAGTGGCCCAAGTCACCCAACAATCCCAAAGCAATTGTTGTTCCTAGCAATTCAGAAGGAACAAGCAGCAGAGAATATCAACAGAAGAGCACCAACGAGCTTAAACAAATGATTGTGGACTTTGTTATGAATTTGAGATTTGGTAAAGTGAAAGGCGGTTTTTGGATTGGTCGTGCAGGCAAAGCGTGGATCGATGACAGTGCAGCTGAGTTGGCCAAAACCCTAGCATCAAAAACTGATCTAGGCAACAAAGATATAGAAGCACTGGCCAAAAAACAAGGTATGCCTACTCCTGCTGAACAAGCAGCACAAGCTATTGCATCAATACCAAAAGATATCAGAGTAAAACTAATAGACTTTGACACACCCTATTCAGAATTAAAAGATATCATAGGAGATCAAGGACTAAGCAAAGAAGATCTCAAATCTTCAAAGTTTCCAGACGGTAAAAGCTGGTTTTAATACACTTCCCTACTAAATAGCCTATAAAAAACCTTTAACCTTGGAGGGTTATGGCTAAGTTAGCAAAGACGTATGTGCGTCACGTTAGAACACCTAAAAAGACCAGCCAATCTAGCAAGAAACGATCTTGCAAGATGAGTTCTATGAACAAGCACAAAAAACGTTCTCACAAGTTCTATAGAGGACAGGGGAAGTAAATGGCCGTAAAAAAGAACAAAGGCATCCAAACTGTACATATTCCAAGAACACATGATGGCAGAGAAATCAAACCTGTGCGTTATGTTCGTTTTGGAGGTGCCAGCATAATGGCTGGTGCTTACAAAGATACTGGTGATATGATTCTAGATAGTAATGGTAAAGTTATACCATTTCACAACATCTAAAAACACAGTTTAAACGTCTTTATATGCGCATATTATAGTTCTGGCATCAAGTACTGCTCTGACTCTGTGATCACCGCTGTATGACGCTTAAAATGCGTTTAAGACGGTGTTTAAGCAGCATACTAGACTCTATATACTAAATAGTTTTATAATCGTTCAGCCATAAGGGCCGGAAGTAGGTAATACCGAAGGAACGCACCTAACTTTTAACTAAGGAGGGTGACATGGATAGACACTCATTTATGCTCAAACAATATTCTGAGCAACAAACTCGTAAAAAGAAGGAAATGGAATTATGGAGAGCTCGTCAAGAGGTTGAAGTAAATGCCAATGGTACTTCTGGATACAAGATAAAAGAGGGTGCTAACAAGGATAGGATCCTTGCTCATAACAGCATCAAGTCAACAAATAATTGGTAATTATTTGAACGCTAGGTATGCTAGTAATGGAACTAGCCAAGGATATACCAAGTGTTCTATCAATTCGTAAATTACTAACAGCGTAAGTGCTATTGCCCATGCTCTACTAGATTTAGCTTTAGCACTTACGTAACCAAATGCTCTACTGTGTAGACTACCTATTTTTTGAATCAGTGTTTGTTTCATTTGGCTTTACTAGCGAGGATAATGCATCTGCTAGAGTTTGGAATAGATTGGAAACCTGTTCCTTGTTTTTGTTCAGTTGTGCCTTGCCGTCCGCCCAATTCTTTTCTTGAAATGTCTTGATATCATTCCACTCTGATTGAGCCCAATCCTGCAATTTAAAATGTAAGGGTTTTGGTTCCGGAATCGTTTGGTTAGTAGTTGCATCTGCCTTGCTCGCAGTTACTAGACCAAAAAACAGTCCCGCTAATAGTATTGTTATTACTATAACTGCTTTCTTGAATTGTTTTTCTATCATTGTTGCCTTTTTGTTATTGTTATTGGCCTGCTTGGAAGGATTCGAACCTCCGGCCTTCAGTTCCGCAAACTGACGCTCTATCCAACTGAGCTACAAGCAGATACTTTTTATATTATAATAATCAAGTAATTAAGTCAAGTATTATTTTTCCAGTATTGCAGTTTTGAGCAATAATAAATCGTAAATATATTACAGGAATAGGAATTTTATATGACTCTAGAACAAATCGTTTTTGCCATTACTGGCTGGATAGTACTTACAAGTATAGTATACACGCACAGCGGATGGCGTAACATATTTAACTGTTATAAGATGTGGTTTACGAGAGAATATTGGACAGACTATAATATTATAGAAGCAGCAAGTTGGATAGCCAAAGCAATTATTATTATACCTGCATTAATCTTTGGTATTAATATTTGGCAACTCTATTTTATTAGTCTTGCAACTTCGATGACATTGATTTGGGCTAGTAACAAAAAACTGCTGCCAACCCTAGTGGGATTTAACACACTTTGGATTTGGTTGAGTTTGATGGTTATATCACAACACGTCATTAACTAGCCGATAAGCATAGTTAACTGAGTCTTCATTCACTCTATATGTAGTTGCACCATTGCGAAGATGGAAGCGTTCTGCTGTTCTTGTTTTAGGACTTAATGTTACAATATTTTTGATGTGTGGTTTTTCATCTTGAATATGAGCAGATGCTAGTTGTACAAGATCTCTACCTGATCCTTTTACATAACTCCAAAGAGTATAGAACACAGCAGTATCTGCAGAGCTTGTAGAACGTTCTTGCATATCGCTGATATCTTCAGGTATACCTTGTGTGTATCTAACACAACAGACTGCACCTAGAGATTGTTCACTCCACAGTGCAAAAATTTCTGCACTTTTGTTTATTCGGAACTCTGCGGATAGGTTAGGTCTAATAGGATCGTCGTTGATAATTTCTTGGATCCAGGTGTCGATTTGATTATAAACTTGAAGCATTTGTGTTACCACCTCTATAGTATTTATTTGCCTTCATCTAGACTAGACCACATCTCGTGATCTATTATTTTAGGATTCCATGATGAGAACGCACCTGGAACAGTTTCTTGCCATACAAAATTTTGCCAACACTTTTGAACATTGTGTGGACATGATTGAATATAACCATTTCCTTTTGTCCATGCATTATTACTTGCCTCATTCATATAGTGTACCCATACGTCCCAGAAACCTCTAGATTTCTTTTTACGATTCTGCATGGTCATTATATAAACATCGTAATTATTAATTTCTTTTAACTTGTCAACTAGTATACATGATACTGTGAAACCTTGTAGCATTTCAGAAGGTTTCATTCTAAACTCTGGAAAGGTATATATTCTATTAAAGTGACGTGCTACATTAGGAGGAAATCTTCCATCATTAAAAACTCCTCCCATTATGATCGGTTGGCCTGTGCTTTTTTTAAACAACACACCATAACCTGAATGGTCTTCTATTACTAGATTTTCTTTGGTATAATTTTCTTTAAGCCAGTTATCTTCTTTAAGACATTCGTGTCTGATCTCTTCGAATTCAGAATCAGATTCAAAAAATATTTTACATTCGATGTCGTTTAGATCATATTTCATAGCTGTTATATACAGCTATATTTATAGGCTAGTTTAGTACGGGAGCTTGTTCTAGGCTTAGTTCTTGGTCTTCAAGTTCTTTGATCTTTGAAGTTATCTTGTCGATAACACCTACATTTCTTAATAGTTTAAATGTAACATTTTCCGTAGACCATTCGCCTGCACGTTCTAATCCTGCTTTACGCATCTTTGTAATTTTTTCTTTTACTAATCTTAACTTAGTAACATCGTTAGAAAGTAAAGCAATTTCTATATCGTGCATAATACTATTTTTCTTTGCTCTAATAGCAGCGTCATCAATTGACGGTTTAACTTTTTTTGGTTTCTCTAACCATTGATCTGCTACTATAGAATATACTCCTGTTGAATGATGTTCTTCATCTTCTCCTTGAACATAACACTCTACAGGAAGTCCTTTGATTGTGATATTGTGTTCTTCTGCCCATAATGCTTTCTTAGCGTTGAATAGTTCACGCTCTTTGTCATCTGGAATACCTTTAACAATAATATGAAGATCTAAATCAGAGTATTCAGTCCATGTGTAGTTTGCATTAGATCCTGTGATAGTATAATCTACTACATCAAGTTCGATACCTATGAACTCTTCAAACTTTTCTGCTATCTTAATTAGAGATGCTTTTATTTCAGGTTTGAGAGCATCGTCTTTCCACAGTTTAGGATTTAATCTGCGATTGATAGAGACGAATTTTGATCTTTCTGTGACTTGTTTAATGCGCATACTATATTTATGCTATCTATTAGCAATATGCGAAAGTGTTAGATTAAGTGCAATACTGTATCTATCTTGTGGTGTAGGCACCTGATCAATCCAGTGTAGTATCCAACTAGGAAATGCAATAAGTAAACCTGTTTTAGGATTAACAACCATGCGGTGCGAATTTAATATTGTATCGTGTGCAATTAAGTTAGAAGGAATTGCATATTCGATTATGCTGTTTGGATTCAACAAAACCAACGGAGCAGAATCTTCATCTGCTTCGGGATAGAACACAAAACTAATCCAGTGATTAGCATGAAAGTGTGGTTCTGTGTTAAAAGCATTTTGTGGACCTTGACTATTTCTATTAATCCACATATCAGAAACAATAGGATCAGCATTTGTTTTTAAACCGTATGCTTCAGCAAAGTGAGGAATTTTGTTTCTAATATGATTAACTAATTCAGATAGTTCAGGTGTATTTAAATCTACACTCCCACTTTGCCATCCATTACTATGATATGACGGCCTTTGCTTTTCTAATTCTTTACAGTAGTCTACAATTTTTTTACAGTCTATGTCTACTATTTCTTCTGCTAAAAAATTAGGAAAAATAAATTGTATGTTCATACTACGACCACATCATTGCATATTTCTGTGCTATTCTACTATCATAGAATTCTGCAACTAAACTTTTGTTTCCTTTTGTATCAATTTCTAAACACAACTGACCTTGTTCTCTAGGAAGTTCCCATAGCCATTGTATTTGATCTTTTCCTATAGTGCGTTGCACTTTAGGCCAATCTATATCTAAAAATTCAAAAACGTCTGAGTCTTTATCAAACTTGTAGAGTGTTACTTTAGTATTCTTCATCGTTACCCATGTTATGCAAAATTTCTCTTAATTTTGTCGATTCGACTTTTCCTGCAACTTTTCCTACAGAAACTCCGTCAGTCGGATCATCACTGGGTTCACGTTGTACTTCAGTTTTTCTTTTGATAGAATCAATAATAGAACTAGATCCTCTATTAGATCCATTTGTTGATTCTTGTTCGTCTTCTGGTAAGTCTGTAATTCTTAAAGAATCTATATTAAATTCTAAATCTACTTTTTGTCCTACACCGCTCGAACTTCTTGTCTTCATTAACTGTATTTGATAACGTCCACGTTCACGCATAGCACGACTTGTAAAAATACCAAACACATTATCTGCTGTTTGAATTTTACTTAATCCCCCTGAAATGTGTGAATGATCAAACTCGACTTCTTCAACCGCACCTCTGTTTAACTGTGATGCAGTTACAAAAACACATTGTAATTCCATTGCAAGGTTTCTTAGTTCTTCAGAAACATATTTGTCTTTAATAAACAAATCACTAGGAGCAATACGTCTACTAATTGGCATTAAAAGATCTAGATAGTCTACTAACAATACATCAACTCGACGTCCTGTTTTAACTTCATACTCTTTTAGATATGCTCTAATGTCGTTAGCAGTCTTACCACTTGGCATATACTTGACCTGCATAGCACCAGACTTTTTACCAATCATTCTAACTTTCATTTCTACATCATCGATAGATTTGAAAATATCTCTAGTTGGCATTCCAGTTACCATACTATCTATACGCATACTAACCAATGCTTCTGAAAGTTCAAGTGTTAAGTAAACTACATTCAATCCTTCTAATGCCCAGTTTACACCTAGGTTAGCAAGGAACAAAGATTTACCTGCACCTGATCCACCTGCAAAAATATTAAGTTCGCCTCTGTTCATGCCTCCAAATAGTTTTCTATCTAGCGTTGACCAGCCTGTGCTAATTTGTCCGTTGTTATCTTTTAATAATGTTAATCTGCCTCTTGGATCAGCAAAATAATCTGTACCCATATCTTTTGCTAATCCTATTTGTACTGCTTCTTTAACTAGTCTTTCAACTTGTCCATATTCGTTCTTTTCAAGTAAGTCTGCTGAATTAATAATTGCTCTTTCTAATGCTTTATGTCTAGTAAAACTTTCAAATTCGTCCATTAACCATTCTAAGTGTCCATCTTTAAGTTCACCTGCAGGTTTTAAATCTGTTTTACAGTTTGCATTCACAGTATCAAAATCAGGAAGTACAGTATATTTTTTTGCATACTCGTTTACAAATTGAGCTGCGTCTTGCAACTTTCTGTCAAACAACGAATAGTCAAAAATACCTTGACATCTAACAAATGTCTCAGCATCACTTAGCATCATTTCTAGATACAGTTTTTGTACTTCATAATCATAATTTTTAGACGACATTAATTCTTTCCTTTAATACTATTAGTATACACTCACACCATACTTCCGAGCAAACTTTTCTGCATCCTTTTTGTCATTTACCATAGGTTTTCCTTTAATGTTCAAACTAGTGTTTAATAACATAGGACACCCTGTCTTTACATACCATCTTTCCAAAAGTTCTCTTAAACCTGAATTATCACTTTTACTTACTGTTTGTACACGAGAAGTCTTGTCAACGTGACTAATAGCAGGATATTCTTCGTGTCTTCTACAAATAGATGTATATTGCATATATGGTCCAACTGGTCCATAGAAAAACTCTTCTGCGTGTTCAGCAAGTATTACAGGAGCAAAAGGTCTATATCGTTGTCTCTTTTTAATCTTATTAACCTTGTCTTTCATATCCTTTCCTCTAGGATCTGCAAGTAAACTTCTGTTTCCTAATGCTCTAGGTCCAAATTCTGCTTTGCCATTTGCTACACCTACTATCTTATTTGTTTTTAATTCTTTAAATAATTTGTCTACTGGATATTCTTGCTCTATGTCATATCCAAGATACGGCGTGTTCCAATCTATATGTGTTCTTTGTTTAGCAAGAACAGCACCAATGCTTGACCCTGCATCTCCTGGATTAGGCATAATCCAAACTTTTTCGTAATGATTAAATGCACGACTATTTGCTTTGCAATTAAGAGCACACCCACCCATTACAACTAAATTCTTACTCTTATATTTTTTATTACAATAATCAAGTATACCAGAAAACAATTCTTCGTATATTGTTTGAGTTGCGGCAGCGATATGTATTTTGTCAGTCCATTTATTATGAGATTCTCTCCACCATTTACAACCTCTATGTAAATTGTGTTTGAATTTTATTTCAGGAAAAATCCAGTGACTATGAGGACCTAATTCAAAAAATTCTTCTCTCATTGAATCATAAAACTTTCTATAATCTCCATACGCTGACATACCCATTAAAATATATTCATCTTCGTTAGGAGTTAGTCCTATACGTTGTGTCATTGCACTATACCAAAGTCCTATGCTGTTAGGATACCCTTGAGAATATACTTTTGTAATTTCGTTTCCTTTACCTTCCCAAACAGTAAATGTTTCAAACTCTCCTATACTGTCGATACAAACTATAGTTGCATCTGAAAATCCGCTTGTGTAGTATCCTGCGGCTGCATGACTTTCATGATGGCTACTGTAACTAATGGGTGCATTAATGCCATATTGCTTTAAGTAGGTTTTAATATTATTAATATTCCAATTCCAACCTTGTCCAGCATATAATTGTCTTAGTGTTTTCTTAAAAGGTTTTTCATACCAAACTACTTCGTCAGGTTCTCCCCATTGCCTTGCATAATCTAACAAAGATTTATTTAGGTGAGGATCATTTTTCAATCCGCTGAATCTCTCAGAATGACTTGCAAACAGTAATTCTAGTTTTGAAAAAATACTGTCCTTTTGAAACACTGCCAAAGAAGCATCGTGGCTGTTGGCACTAATTCCCCAAATTATCATATACTAAACTCTATTATAATTTTTCCATGTTGTATGCAATAAGTAAAACCAAACGCCGTTTATTATAGGTTCTACAACTGCATCTATTGCGGCAAGATCCAAGTCAGCACCAGTTATTAATCTATTGCATAACATTGCAATTACAATATGACCTAGTGTATATATAACCGCTAAGGTTAGACTCGAACCACCTATAATTCTTTTTAATAAATTATAGATGCCGATTTTAAATTCACTCATTATTCTTCCTACTTGTATATGAACGGATCTTGTTTTCTCATTTTCTTAAGCCTTCTTTTAGTTAAGAAAGCATAGTACTTTCTTTTAATCCATCCTATTAAACTACTCATTCTCAAGTACCTTCTTTTCAAAATTCTTTTTAGCAACGCTGAGCTTAATGCTACCCGACATTGCTGTTTTAATTGCATCAACTGTTACAAAGAGCCTGCCGTATCTTTGAACAGCATCTGACACGTCTTTTATATCGCTTTCCCAATTAGGAAATGCAACACTCCAACCAAACTCTTCTGCTTTTTTAATCAAGTTAACGCCTGCTATATCTTGATCAGGAATAACAATAACTTCATGTCCCAACGATTGTATAATTCTATACTGTTGTTCTGCTATATTGTTGGTCAAAAGTGCAACACCGTTGATTGCTAGTGCATCGAACGGTCCTTCTGTTACAAATATATATCTCTGATTTTCTTCCTGTTGATCAACGTTGAACACAAAATGTGAGTGATGATCTGATATATATTTTGGTCTTCCTTCTGTTACTTTTCTTGCAGTATTACCTACAATTCTACCTTTGTAATAAAAAGGAATAATAACTCTTTCAGCATAACCGTCACTAGGAGACCAAAAGAAGTTTTTAGATAATGGATCGTAGCCTCTAGTATAAATGTATTCTACTACTTGTGCTAACTTTTGTTCTAATGGCTTATTATCGTTAAAATCAACATCTAACCATTCTGATATAGGTAAACTATGTTCCGGAAGTTTTTTATCTGTAAAAGATATTCTAACACTAGATTCTCTTGGTTTGTATTCTGGCGATTCAGTTTTTAATGCTTCAAAAATCATAGCATTAATTTCGTCTTCACTTCCACCTAACCATTTACATAAAGATTTAAATTTTTCGGAAAGTGGTCTACCAGGTTGCCAACTAGCTGTAAATTTACAGTTGAAGCAGTTATATATTACACCTGTATCAAAACGAATACCTGCACGTTTTCTTTTATCTTGATTATGACCTCGATGATGACAGCAAGGAGCATTAAATGAAGTCCAACCGCTAGGACTTGTTTTTGCTCGTGGCGGCAGTAGATTACGAAATTTATCTAGAACTAAAGTCATACTAGCATTATACTATCTGTATAATACTTTGTCAACTGTTCCTGTGTTATCTGTATCCGGAGTATGCTTGAATCTAAACCAATTAAATTTACCAATTTGATTGTAAAAGAAATCGGAATCAGAAGTTGAAAGTGTCCAAGATTGTAAGTCAGTCCAATTTTCTTCAATTGGAGCAGCGCCTTTATCTAAACTTCCTTGCAACACCAACTCTCCTGCATAACTGTTTAAATAGATTTGGAATGTATGTAAACTGTTTGGTGTTGTTAAATTTGGTCTACCATCAAACAATGAGCTTACATAAAACTCTTCATATCCTGTAGTAGGTGTGTGTCTTGCATAGTTTGGTCGAGGTGTATCAAATGGTGGTTCTGTGTTTGTATCAGTTCCACTATTAAAATTAATTACTTTGTTAAAACTTGTTACTTCAACAGTATCGTATGCTTCGCCTTGTACATCGCCAAACACTTCAATAGTTCCTAAACTATCATATTGGCTATCTAAGTATGTGGTTGATGATGCTGTTACAGTATATCCACCTGCTGCATCATTAGTTCTAGTTTCTTTGGTAATAGAGTAATCATATAACCCAGGCTCGAGATCAATAAGCTCTGATGCGGTAATTGTTACAAATGCTCTTCCAACTGTAGCGTCATCATAACTACAATCTTTCTGTAAAACAAGGTCTTTGTTTTCTCTAACTATTAAACGAAAAACTAAAACAGTTCCTGTTGTATTAATGGGTTTTTGATCTCCGTTTCTTACCTGGAAATCTATTCTATTATCTACACCCCTGTAGATTTTAACATTACGAGCATATACCATTCTTGATCTCTCCTCGGTCCAAGATGATACCACATTTGGGTACACCGTGACCATATTTGGATATAAATATATTGAGTTAATTTGCATGACTACAATTACCTTTATAATATTTATCATATGAGAATAACAGAGAATCTACAGCAGAACTTTCCATTTATAAGCATAATAGTGCATGGAGATAAAGAGTACGTGGGCATCATTATAAACCAAGATGCAAACGTTACCAGTTTCTATGATTATGAGCTTATACCTTCAGAAAAGGAAAGAAAACGCTTCTTAGATCTAGGCGATGTATGGTGGTGGGAAAGCAATAGACAAATACCTATTAATATTTTCCTAAAACCTGAGATTAATGACTTTAGATACGCTATACGTAACTATACCACAAAAGACGTTAAAGTAACAATGGGTCCTGTGACCAGTCTTAACAATATCATTATGAAAAGAATCAAGCGTAAATCAATTACGCTTGTTAGAAAGCCGTCTAGTTAGTAGACAAACCAGCCTGTCGCGATATATTTTTCGTGTGTAGGGCTTATCACACCCCTGTGTACCCAAGCAAAGTCCGCTGGCCAAATAACACTTAATCCTTTCTTTGCTTCAAGTGTAACTTCTTGATATTTCCATTCAGTGCCACCGTGCGGAACATCGTTAAGATATGTCATATAAACTAATTGTCTATTATCGTTTCCTCGATCACGTTCCCAATGCCAAACTTTAAATCCGCCGCCTGGTGGATAGTATTGGATCATGTTTACTTCATAAGTATTCAAAGGAAGATGACTAATCTGATACCGTTCACAGTAGTCGTTGTAGCCTTTCTGCAAACAATCAAAATAATTTCGAATACGTGGATCTCTACTGCTGTTGAAAAAGTTAACATCAACTGACTGTTTAACGTTGTGGTCTACAGATCCACCATAACCTGCTGCGCCTTCAAACTTATATTCTTTTTCTTCTTTGTGATATTCGATAAGTGCGTCACACACATTATCAGGCACAGTAAATGTATGAATAAAAGTTTCCATGTTATCTCATTAACCTATACTGTCTATATACAACATAATCTATCAACAGAAAATTAAGAAGTAATCCTAATGCTGTAAGTTTAAATCCTAAAACCGCAGGAATTAATAAAAGAAAAATTCCTAACTTAATTATATAATCAAGAATCAAAAAATTAGGAACAGTCCAGAAAGGAAAACCATAAACTAATGGAGGTCTGGGTTGTCTATAATCGTTAAACTCATGCACCATTGCTTAGTTCCTCACATATCAAATTCATATGAACAACAACACCAATAGCATATGCAGTTGCGTGTGATTTTTTAAAATAATATGATCCGTCTTCAGGTTTCGTCCACACTTGTGTCATCACCGTGTCCCATGACTGACCAATCAAATGTCTCTTCGCGGGTCTTATCATTGCTAGTACGGCTGCTAGTTGTTCTATGCTCTGAGGCTTCATCGTTTCTAGGACGGTAGAGTGACCTGCGACGTGAAATAATTTGTCGCTGAAGTCGCTGTGCGTGAGTAATTCCCATAGTGGCTCCTTTGTCATGAGTTGTTGTAGATGTTTTTCGTCTCTTACCCCTTGATACAGGGATACATTTAAGAAATCTATTTTAAAATACTTTTCAATATCTTCTGCTTCTTCGTAAGGTACCGCACATAAGTTTTCCTCAGCATTAAGAGGTACTTCGTGCATATACACACCTGTATTATGTTTAACAAGTTTATCGTCATCTATACGACTTGCTGTCACGTGCTTAAACAAATTTAATGCACGTTCTCTATCTGCAAAGTCTATATCTATATCAGGCATTGACTACTAGTTTCCATTGTTTATAAAGTTCAAACGTTCCTGTTGAAACATATTCTTGACCTGTTTCCATATCTACTATTTTCCATTTCTCTGGACATTTAGTAATAATACTTAAATTTACAGGTTTGTCAAGTTCTTTTACAACCTTACCGTCTTTTAAAGTTCTCGTTTTCATGTTAGTCTATCTTCGCTTCTTTAATTACTTCTTTTACAAGCTCAACATCTGCTGGATGAGTCTTGAAATGTTTAATCCAAAATGTAGGATTAATAATCGGACTAACAATTTCTAATTGCTCATCATTCATATTTTTGAGCATATCTTTACCTGTAATACTGTTTAGTAAAACCCAAGGTGATATATGCCCTTCTTTTATATCGTGTGTTGCTCTATTTAAATTTACATATCTAAAATAGTGATTAAATTCTGCTTCTTTATCTTGAGCCCAATCCATCATTGTTTTTACTGTTCGTTGTATTGCACCATCAGCAGGTTCTATTTTGATCAATTCTTGCAGATATGTATCGTACAATTCATCTCTACACCAGTGATCTAATTTAACTCCGCTCTTAATAACAAAGTCAATAAATTTTTCTGGATATAACGGATTAGCATTTGACATGAAACTACCAAATTTAACAAATGCATTGTAGTAAGGGCTTGCCGCAAAGTCGTCAAATGTTTTTTTAGATTTATTTCCTTTTTGTTGGATATCATAAAAACGTTGATAGGTCATGAGAGCAAGTTGAACGTGCTTCTCAGTCTTTGACATATGTCTACGCTTTTGCTCGCATACGTGAACAATCAAAGTCTTTTCTTTAGCAAAAGACTTGTTGCAGTATTCACATTTATAATTTAATTCCATCGATCTGCTTTTTATCCCAACCTAGGTTTTTGCAATATTCTTTGACTTCTTTGTCTGTAGTAATATTTGCTAGTGTTTCAAGATCTGCTTTTTTCATATCAGGAAACAACTCGCCTAAAAATTCTTCTTTTTTGTTTTTGCTTTTATTAAGTTTTAACCACTCATGAAAATAAATCTTTTTAGATTCATGTCCGCAACTACAAGCAAGTTGCCATAGTAGTTTTGGGTGTTTGTTTAGTAACAAAAACAAATTCTTATTAAAACGTTCATTTCCATTTAGTAGGAAATGTTCTTTATCTTCTCTAGTTCCGCCTTTGATATTACTAATATATCTATTCAGTGTAAAGAAAACAACACTCTTCCTTTGCTCTTCGGTCAGTTCGTCCCATACCTGTTTTGCATTAAGATCGACTGCTCCTAGAATATCTTTAAGTGCCAATTTACTCATTATCAGTTCCTTTACTCAGATGATATATTAGTTTAAGGCCTTTTAGTGATTTTTGCAAGCCTTTATTTCCCCGATTGGCTAAATGTTGTATTTCGGAAAAGTCATGATCGTCAATCCACCAATCTGGATATTCTTTCTTTAAAACAATAGTACGCTCACCAGTTTCCGTGTCTCTTTCAAAAACTGTTTCTCCTCCATCTGGTGACTCGTAAATCTTAACCATTCCTCTCCGCTAGTATTATAAGCTCTTTAACTGGCATTTCTTTTTTCAATTGTTTTGACCATTTTGTAAAATCCTTATAGTGATCAAATGTAATTTTAAATCCTGCTTTAGTGAATCTCTGTTTCCACCAATCTGGACTTTCTTGTATTAAATGAGCATTACGGCCGTCTGCCAATACTAGTTTTGCAGGCGCACAAGAAATTAAATGATACGTGTATCTACAGTGTTCGTATATTTCTTTTAGTGTTTCGTCAATGCAAGAAGGTTCAACGTGTTCTAGTACATCTGTAGAAAAGATTAGATCAACGTTTGGTAATGCAGTATTGAATTCGGGTACACATGGATCGTAACCGTGATATTTAATTTTTGGAAATACCTGTTGGAAAGTTTCTCGTAGACGTCCTTTTCCACAACCAAAATCTAAAACTGAAGTTGCTGATTTCTCTGCAATGTATTTGACCAGTTGCTTAGGTATCTTATTACGCTTACCGTAGTCGTCTACAGAATGAGCCAGGCTCATTATTTTTCTGTAGTTTTCGGTAATCATTACTTTTCATCCTTGGCCTTCGGATAAGGGCTTTTATCCTGAGACACAAGATAACAGTCTGCTTGTATCTGTGCTATGAGGTTATCTATTTCTGCAAGAGAGCCTTTAGTATCGCCATATTTTATTTCACGAAGTTTATCAGCATCTTTTTTAATAGAATCGATCTTGTCACAGAACTGACTAATTTTATGTAACATATATTTCTCCTCTTTACTTCATAACTACTTTATTGTAAAGTAAAACTCAAGTAAAGTCAAGTATTATTTAAAAAACTTTTTGACAAAGTTTTGAATAATATTTGATACAGCCCACTCAGCAACGTGACGTGAATCGGTTAACTTATTTCCCTTCTTATCGGGTTTTGGATCACCACCAAAAGACTTCACATCCATATGTGCTGGAACCCATTTTGCAAGTTCAAAACTTGGCCAATAATACCAATTGTTAAAGTTTAATTGATTGATCTGTTCTATAGCAACTCTTAAAATACTTTTAGACACACAGTCACTAACTACACAAGGTCTACCGACAAATGTAGCATTAAGTGGCACTGGACTTAGAGTAAAGATAATTGGTTTATCTCCACAATGTTCTCTAATTAATTCAATAATTCTTTTCATGTTGTCATAGTTTTCTTCTACAGTACTAATAACACACTCATGTTTTTCTACATCAAACATTCCGTCTGGGACGCCTCTCCAAAATACACCTTTAGTATTTTTATCTCTCCAAACTTCTGATAGTCCAAAAGTTATAACAAACCCGTCATATTGTTTAAATTTTTCTTTAATCTGTGATTGTTCTTCTTCGCTTTCCCACTTAAAAATTCCTTTGTCAGCAGCCTGATCGTACCAGTATGCATCACTACTTCTGTTACCAGTTAATGCCCATTCAATAAATTGCCTAACAGCAAAACTATTGTTTAATCCTTCCGGAACAAATACAGTATCACTAACTTGTTGGTTTCGTTGCATCCACTCTCTAATTCTCATAGCGAAGCATGAACCCATTGTCATAATTCTTGATTGTTTTGTAAAGATAGGCTCTTTAGGACCAGATTGTTCGAATAGTTGTGTTACTACTCCATTCAAATTATTTTGACTCATAGCAGCCGTTGGCCAAAAATCTAATGATTCGCCTGTGTGCCATTTCAAGTTTTTAAAGTTGCTGTTCGCAATACTTTCTTCTACGTGTTTGACAGTTTGTATTTCTATATTCTTTAGTTTAGCCATTGTTATCTCACAAATATAATATCTATTTTTGTTGCTTGTTCTACCTTTTTATAACCTATAGATTCTAAAAATTCTACAGCGTCAGGCATATCTGTATTTTGCCTTTTTATGGTTTTTAGTTTATGTTCCATAACAATTACAGGATTGTTAGTTTCAAAGAACTTTTTAGATCCTTGTAACAAGTAACCTTCGTGGCTGTCGACGTCGATCTTGATAAAGTCAATATCTTGTAAATTAAAACTATCTAGTGTACGTGCTTCAACTTCTGCTTTAAAATGATGTTTAGGTTCATCATCTCTAGTATTGATCCACCCTGAAAAAGTTGACGGCCCGTTAAGTAAAATCTTTTTACCATCTGTATTGCTAAGTGCATAATTTTCTAATTTTACATTAGTAATATTCTGTCGTTGTAGGTTATTAACACAACAATTGTATACATCGCTTCTAGCTTCAAACGCATATACATTTTTAAATTTTTCAGCAATAACTTTAACGCTATCGCCAATCCATGTTCCTATATCGATAGCATTGTCATATTTCTTAACATACTTAAGAGCTTTTTCAATAGGCTCAATACAAGACCAAGATTCGTTTTCTACACGGGTAATCACTTCTGGAAAAGTTTCATAGTCCGGCAAAACCCAGTTACCAACAAGTTTCATTAGTGTTCCTTTTCTCCATTAACACTCATATTTATGTGTTAAATACTAGGTCATGAAAAAATATGCAATCTGCCCACAAGTAATAGAAAATAAGTCATCTAATTGGATACTGCAACCGTTTATCAGAGCCGGTGCTAAAACATTTAATACAGTACAAGAAATACCAAATGATTATATTCTAATATCTGTACATCATCCTCCCTGGAGATCTCCATATAAAGAATGGATAGAAAAAGGTAATAAGCATATAGAAATTGATTATGGCTATTGGGGTCTAAATATTCCAAGACGCAATACTCGACGTGTAACGTTTGGTGGTTCTCATAATTTAAATATGAGAGATGTGCCATATTCTAGATTAAAAACACTTGATCCAAAAGTTGAAGATTGGAAACAAAAAAGAGGTAATCAAATACTAGTAATTGAACCTCAACAAGGTATTATCCTAGAAAGAACAGGAGTTCCATTAGAAACATGGAAGAAGAATATGCTAGATACTATTCAAGAATTTTGGGATGGTCCTGTAAAATTTAGAAGGAAAGCAGGTGGAAAGAATCCTGCTCGTTGGCCTACTTTTTTAGAAGATCTACAAGCATCGACAGGAGTTATCGGTGAAAGAACAATGGCCTGTGTTGAAGCAGTTATACTAGGATACCCTGCATATACTGTAGACTATAGTGCTGTAAGTTTAATTATGGGAACTGATATAAAGAAGATTTTAAATCCTGAGTTTCCTGATCGTACTAAGTGGCTAGAGCATATTGCGTGGAGTCAGTTTACGCCTGAAGAGTTTGCTAACGGAACCTTTGTAGTTGACTGTTTAGAACAATATCAAATTATTTAAGAGATTGTTTTGTCTTAAACTTATTAATCTTATAAGTTTTATCTTTACCCTTTGAATGATTAATATACGGTCCTACTAACGAAGCATGGATAGGATGTTTGCCTGATTGTCTAACATTTAAATCATAAAAAGATTTAGGATCATTAAATTCGTTACGCATAAAATCAAATGTGTAACTATCATGAGTTTGCTTAAGATCAATAAACCTTCCGCTTACAAAAAGATCTTCCCATGCTTTTAAAAATTCATGTGTTTTAGGATTATTTAAGTTAAAAGCCATAAAGCCACACTCACTATACTTGTGAGGTCTTCCTACATAGGCTGCAATAATATTAGGTTTAAAAACAGTATCAGAAAAGTTTTGATCAAACTGTTTGTAAAAAATCGAATCGGCATCAAGCCATATCAACCAATCTGTTTTTGTTTTCTTCCAGGCTTGCCATATAGCAAATGTTTTATGAGAAAACTTAATAGCGTCCCATTTAAATCCTTCTGCTCCGTTTGCTCGAGGATTATCCTTCCAACGCTCTTTGAATTGTATAATTGCCGGACAGTCTTTGTAAAGATCTATCCATTCAACTCTAGAAGAAAACTGTTTCTTTGCATTCTCTAGAGTTGTATCGGATAACTCGTGATAGAACAGAAGTTTACTATTAGGATGCCAATTAGTATCTAATTCTTTAGTTGTTGTCGAAGTAATGTCAGTCCAATACTTCTCGTTAAAACTTGTAACGGCAGTATACATTATTTTTTAACTTTAGTACCAACAGTTCTTCTTACAATATCATCGTGGTTAAATTCAGCCCAGTATAGTTCAAATGCTACACCGTCTTCTACACCTTCGAACTGATGAATCTTTCCTGGTTTCACTTGTGTGAATTCGCCTGGACCGAGAATAGTTTCATCTACTAGTCCTTCTTGAGCACCATCTTGCCACACACGTACAATCATTTTTCCTGACTCTACGAAGAAGCCATTCCATTTATATTGATGTTCGTGTTCGCTGCATTTGAATCCTGCTTTGAATTCAATGCGGTGAAATTCTAACACACCATTGGCATGAATCAGTTCTGTTTGTCCCCAGATCTTACCTGCTTTCATTGTCATTCCTTTCTTTCCTCTTTGTCTTAATATACATAATTATCACATCAGCTTGGCTAATTCCAATACTTCTGATTGCCTACTAATTTCTTTTACAAAAAACGCACACGGTGGATTTTCCTCATCGTGTAACGGTATTGATAGTAGTTGTCCATTCTTCATTTTAGGAAAATACCATCTTACATCTTGATATATGTTTATAATTTCTACAGGAGCCCAATCGTATCGATATCCTTTAATTGGATTCATAATAAATGCTTCAAATCCTCTTTCATTGATACTAGTTAATGGTAATACTTCTGGATCAGATAAACATTCACTATCCCCTACTAGCATCGACCAATCTAACGGCATCTTTACTTCGTGTTCTCCTATTCTCATTAATATTGCTGGACTATTAAATGATTCTAAGAATATAAGCGGCATGAAGAAAAAGTCAGGTTCTTTAGGGTCACTGTTATCAAGTACACTGAATCTAGCATCCTCTTCTACTTCTTCCGGTAATTCATTTAAATCAAATGAATAGTTGTTTAGTGTTAAAATTTTTGTCATACAATCTTCCTCATTACTACGTTACGTTGTAGATTATCCCACGCAGCAATTTCGTAGTTAAGTTCGTCTCGCAAGAAACTGATACCTGTTTCATCTCCGTTTTCAGCTTCTATGACTACTAGAGGAGAATATTTTCTAATTGTTTCTACACTACCTTCTAGTACTCTTCTTTCGAACCCGTCCACATCAATTTTAATATAATCTATATTAGGTAGATTAAAGGAATCTAATGTATAGATAGTTTCCTCATACCAATCTTCCTTTTTACGTTTTCCTTCAGAGAACATACTTCCGCCACCACTAACTCTAATGACTTCGTGTTTGCTACCTAATCCACATCTAAAATGAGTCACTCTTTTTAAATCAACATTTCTAGTAAAAAGTTTTCTGAATCTATAATCAAAACAGAATGTTCTAATAAAATGTTTGTGTAGATATCTAGTATATTCTCCGTCTCTACAACCAATGTCAATAGCATTTCTAAAACTATTAATATAAGGTTTACTTGCTACCCATGTGATCTTACAATGATGATCGGGGAATTCTTTTCTGCCGTCTTTGGAAATGAAATAATCTCTATCATACCATTCCCATTGAAATCCTGTTGCAGGATTCACATTAAACTCAGTTGGATTAACTGGATATTTTTTCATTATATGTCTACCTTTGTTACTGTGAAAGGATATCTTGCTTCCTTATAATACTTCTTACGCTCTGTCAGATGACGTTTAGCGTATTTGCAGGTAGATGTAATATCCCATATTTGTACGAAGTCTTTATCTTCAGCCTTACGAATGCCTCTACCAATTGATTGAATTACTCTTACAAATGACTTGCCAGGCTCGATAAGGACGAGATTAAAAATCCTAGGAATATTGATACCAACAGCAGCCACCCCATATGTTGCGATAATAATTTTTCCATCTGATGTTTTAATTTCATCGTACTGTTCTTTTCTTTCATCAAGTTTCACATCTCCCTTGATAAATGTAGCGTCTGGTAAGTTATCTAATAATTTCTTACCTGTGTCTATTCTGTTAACTAGTACAAGTGTATTTCCGTTTTTTGCAACTGTCTTAATATGATTACTGATGTAATTTAATCTATTAGAATTAGTTACTAACCAGGAATATTCTTCTTGATAATTTCTAAATTCTTCAACATCTTTGGTTTGTAAGATCTGTATATCTAATTTTGCTAATACGTTTTTTTCTTGTAAGTCATGTGCCGACACTTGATTAATTACTGGTCCTATACCAGCCAGGATACCTTGAAATTCCCATTTTTCTTTTGGAACTGTTCCTGTTAATCCCCAACGTATTGGTGCGTTGCGGAAATTCTGTGTAAGTAATTTTTTAAGTACTTCTGCTTTTGCTTGATGTACTTCGTCAATAATAACAGCATTTACACCTTCTGTAAATTCTGCAAGTGTTAATGTATCTCCATCATATTTTTTCTTATCTAATACATTTAAACTTTGCCAAGTGCATACTGTATGTGTGTGATTTAATTCTTTACGATCACCAAAATAAACACCAACATCTAGTCCTAAATTTTTGTAATCTTCTTCAGTTTGTACAACAAGACTTTTGTTTGGAACAATGACCATTGTGCGGCCATAAGGCTCACATAAATGTGAAAGGGTAGCAGTTGTAATAGTTTTTCCTGCACCTGTTGCAACTTCCTGTAATGATTGTGGATGTTCTAAAAATTTGTTTACTACGTCATATTGATAATCACGTAGTACAATTGGCTGTCCTTCTAGTTGATGTCCCTTAGGCCAAGTCTTTCCTTTATCCGCCCAATAATTTTCTGTAATTTGTTCAAAATTAAATCTATGATGTAGTCTTTGATCTTGTACTTCAATGTCGTAACCATCGTTTTCAATAATAGGTAAAATTGTTTCTAAATGTGCTAAAAAGCCAGTACCTCCAATACCAAAAAAACTAACAGTTCCATCCCATCTTCCTAATTTAAATGCCGGCATATGTCTTGCATACGGAAGATCAAATTTTAATTTGTTAGCGATCTTTCTTCTGGTTTCAACCGCAAGTCCTTCTACTTTAATATTGACTTCGTCTTTTATAACTAATTTACAATTCGACAATTTTTTCACCTTTATTCACTGTTCTAGTCAACTCTGTAGGTCTTATATTACCCACATACAACACACAAGGATGATGATTAATCATGTTACGTGTCATTGTCGTAGCAACAGGAGTTACGTAATTTGTAACTAACATTGTAACATCGTTTTCTTTTTTTAGCAACCACTTATGAGGTTTATGTTGGAAAATCAAAAACTTAGCACTGTCAATTTTACCACCAAACCCATTTTCGCTAACCCATTCATTAAATTCTGGGTCGTCTTTGTTAGATGCTCTAAAACAAACCCGCCATAATGATTTGTCTTTTTTCATAATTTCTAATGTTTGATTAAGTTCTTGCACCCATTCAAAAACATCAGATGCTCTGTCTAATATTATAACAACTTTCTTAGGAGATTTTTCAACAAGAGAAACCATTTCGTGCATCTCTTTTACCCAAAATCTATTTGTTGTTTCTCTACATATCTTTTGTATACTGTTAGTAGGGTCGCCTGAATAGATATAGCCCATGTTCTTAGCCAGTATCAAGTTAGCATCATTATCATCTACAGCATTATTACTAAAATATTCTAAAGCACTATCCGATGCATTCTTTAATTTTACTTTGTTATCTTCGATAAACGAATACGGAATATATCTGTGTGCCTGATGCCATATTAATTCAATTTCATCTTTTGTTTCGATAAATGATTTATCGATTTCAAAATTATGTGTTTTACAGAACTCGTAAATGTTCATGACATTCTGTTCGTGTAATGCCATGTACCTTACCTTTTTCTCTCTATCCCAATAGGTAAATTTACCATACTGACCGCTGAACGCTTCATCGTATGTGTCTTTGAAAGAATATGGAAATCTAAAACCAATCGCTATTATTCCGTCTAGGATCTTTTCAATCCAAACTTGTTTCGATTGATCTAAAACTCTAAAAGGTTGTTTCCAAACAGGTAATTCGATAAGTGCTTCATAGTCAATATGAGGTTTACAAACGTTTCTATACTTGTTCAAAAGTTTTAGAACATAGGCACCTTGCTTTTCTGTAAAAGACCTGCCATCTAATATATTTTGATAGAAACTATAGGCAGCACTCCTATCTTGATACTGCATACCAAGGTGGTTACTCTCTATGGTATCAACCATAGCAATGAAAATATCTTCGATGTATCTTGACGTAAGCATAACTGTATTATATTTTCTCTAGACAATAAAATCAAGAATTAATTTGCTTTAATATAATATTTTCTAACCTTTTGATAGGAATACCTTGAGCTATTTCTTCGACAGTCCATTCGCAATGAGTTATTCTAGCAAACCATTCTTCCCTATCTGGAAGTTCAGGAGATTCAACTTTTTCAATTGTTGTCGATACAGGGTAAGCAAGACTTGATGCATCTGTAATGACAGGAGTACCTTCAATTGCTGCCAATATTGGAGGTCCACTGTTATGATTAACTACACAATGATAGTTGTATGATATATTAAAATCGTCATAGGTGTTTAATACCCTTTGAGGATCCTGGCGTGTTACATTTTTAAATTCATGCTCTATACCTGGCATTGGTGATCTTGGATGAGGTCTTATATGAATAGGCCTGTCAGTATATTTTCGTATTTCTTCAATCATCGATATGGTCCACGCCGACATAGATGGCATTCCTTCCCACTGTAAACTTTTTTGATGTTGGGTTGCAATTAAAATACTTTTATTTCTGTTATGATTAACTGGCTTTAGTTCAAGACCTAGTTTTTTAGGCCTATCATAATCTAAATCAACATCATTACCGAACTCACCTAATCCATTAATATGATTAAGACATATTCTCCATGTCGAGTTACGCAATAGATTTCCTACTTCAATGATTATAATAGGTTTATTCTTGATTTTACAGTTTTGATATATGGCTTTGTTTCCAGCCATACGTCCATTCCATAGCACTGACCATATCACTGCTACATCTTCGTTGTCATTGACTATTTCGTGTCCTAACGCTTTTAAGCCTTGTTCGAAATAGTTAAATATTGGTGGGCTGTTAAGAGCTCCGTTTTCACGATGTAATTTAAAACGCATATTCTACCATAAATATAGTAGTATTTAACGGTTTTCCATGAGTAAGATTAAAAAAAGAATTACCAAAATTTTAAGAAAAGAGCCCAAAGACGCTTTAGTGATCGGGAATGGCGATTACATCTTACCAGTGTTGCTTGATATGTTCAACACTGTATTCATATGGAGCAAAACAACTGTTGATATTAAAGCACCTAACATAGTTATTAAGAAAGAATTAGATACAACATTTCATATGCCTGATATAAATGCAGTCTTTATAGACAGAGATTATGTGAAGTCATTAGACTACATGAGTGCATTACTGGCCAAACCAAGTCCAGATGTTTTTATTGAAGGCAATGATGTAATTCCAAGGGAACAAACAACAAATCTATATAGACATAATTACAACTGTACTGCACAAGCAGGAAGTTTTCATATTTGGACGAGAGTAAAATGACAATTAGCGTAGTGACAACATTTCATAAAAAAGGTTATGAAGATTATGGCAAAAGAATGATAAAAACATTCTTAGAAAATTGGCCAAGTGAAATAAAGTTATATGTATATGCTGAAGATTGTGAAGTAACTGAAACAGCACCTAATCTTATTGTTAAAGATTTACATCAAGCCAGTCCAGATCTAGTAAAATTTAAAACAAAATGGAAAAATGTACCAAAAGCAAACGGCGACGTTAGTGACGATCCAATAAGAAGTAAAAGAAGAGATAGCGGAAAAGGTTTTAAATGGCACGCCATACGTTTTGCACACAAAGTTTATTCAATTTTTGCCTGTGCAAAAGAATGTAATACAGATTATTTAATGTGGATGGATGCTGACACAGTTTGTCATTCACCGATTAGCAAAAAAGCGTTTAATACCTTGTTTCCAGTAGATGCTGAATTAATGTATCTTGGAAGAAAAGGCAAATATTCAGAGTGTGGATTGTATTCTATGAAACTAGGTGCAGAAAATGTTCAAAAATTTCTAAGTGAGTTTCAACGTGTATACGATGAAGCAGAGAATGGAATATTTTTAATGGCTGAATGGCATGACAGTTTTGTTTTCGATGAAGTTAGACGTAAATTTCCTCATATGAGACAACATAACTGGGCTGGCCACTTAACTGACCTAAGACCGAGACCTGGATACTCATCTGGAGAGGGGCACCCTTTGATAAATTGTGAGTGGGGAGCATACCTTGATCACTTGAAAGGTGATAGAAAACGTGCAGGCGTTAGTAAGCGAGAAGATTTAAAGGTTATGAGAACCGAACCCTACTGGGTAAATCAACTAAAATCATAAAATTATATGACCAACGTCAAGTTTGTTAATAGCAGTTGGTCCTTTCCAGTCGTGTTTCCAATAAACAAAGTCACTATTTGATACTTCACGGTATTGATACCTAGTAGGACAATGATCTAACATAGGTAATCCGTTGTTAATGAACGCATCTCGAGTAATTGTTTGATGAACGAAGTTAGTTATAGGTCCATCATAGAACTGACACCACGGACCTGTGGCTAATTCTTCCATATCGATATTTGTTTTATCGGGCCATTGAATTAAGCGAAGTACTATGTTGCCCCAAGACACCATAATATGATAAGGATTGTCATCTCCCCATACTAATTCGGAATGAATTTTAATATCATCGCCTAAAATACTTTTTATTTTCTTAAATAACGCACTCAAGTAACTTCTATGCTTGTCTAAACTTCTACCAATGAAACTTCCGCAGCGTAATCTAAAATGATTTATGTGCTGGCTACTTAATCTTTGAATTTCTTCAAGAATAAATGGAACTTCATCTAAACTTTCCATTGTATATCCAACATATGCGATATAATAGTCTTGTTCTTTTAAATTTTGTATTGCATCTAGCTGTTTGTTATGAACAATTTCGCCTTGATAGTTAGGATGATTAAGTCCAACGCATAAATGTCGCAATCCTGCCTCATAAACGTTTTTTGTAAATTGTTTTGATGCAAATCTAAGCCCATTAGTAAGCAAACTTATATTAGGATGTTGTAGTTCGCTTAGTTTAGCACAAAATTCTACAAAATCAGGTCGCAGTGTTGGCTCAGCTCCAGCAATCATAGGAGTACAATCAGCGGGAAATTGTTTTACTCGTTGTAGAATCTCATCAATTGGTTTATCTTGAATTTTATTGTCTGGTAAATGGTAACAATGCGGACAATTCAACTGACATCTGTCAGATGCTTCAAACAATATATGTTTTAGTTCAGGAATGTATCTTCTATGTTCTAAAGAATAATAAAATTCAGGATCTATTTCAACAATACTGTGTTGTTCTCCGTGCTCATGGCATTTTTTATACATTTTAATCATGCCTTCGTGTTCATATACTATTGCAGGTATATGTCTATAACACTCATCGCAAAGACTAACTGTATCGTGAATATGCAGCATACTATTTTACCTTACCCGTGACGTTTTTTTGCAATTTCTTGTTTATCTTCTGGCAGTAAAGTGATATATGGTCCAGGTCCCAGTCTTCTGCCAAATGCTGATGATTTTTTAGGTGCATTTTTTCCTGATTTAGGAGCCATGATAAACATTCTTTTACTTTTAACATCTATCATATCATAATTTCTATCTTCTAAGAACTTAACTATAACATCTACGTCAGCACTTACTTCAAATGCTATCCAAGGACTTTGATTTTCAATAATATTTTTCGCACCTTGTATAACTTGCCATTCATATCCTTGTACATCAATTTTTATTAAACTACAATTAGTGATATCTTGATCATCTAGTTTAACAACGTCAACATTATACAAACCTGGAAGTTTTTCTTCACTCCATAACTTACTATTTCCACAATTTTTTATTTCGTCATGAAATTCAGAAGTTCCATTAAAGTCACTACACGCATAAGGTCTAATTTCACCTCTACCATTTAGGTTTTTTTCTAAACATTCTCTATTTCTAATACTAGGTTCAAAAGATAAAACATTTTTAAAGTGAGGTAACATAGGAATGCTCCAAACTCCTACATTTGCACCAACGTCAACAAATGTTTCTTTAGATGACATTTCTGATAGACATACATCTCTTTGTTTATTTTCGTATTGAGGATTTTCAGGTGACTTATCAACTTCGATATGCCTAGTCATTTTAGTATCACCTTCTGGTATGTACCATCCGTTATCTAGTTTTCTCATATGTATCTCCTAATGAACTGCCAAGCTTCTCCCGACCTTAATTCATCGAAGTTCCAGTGGCTCATAGATATTTTTTCGACCCAATGCTGTCTTTCAAACATCTTCGGATCTTCTATTCTTTTTAAATTTGTATTGCATACACCATTTACTTGACTATATGAAGGATCAGGATCAGTTACAAAAACAGGTACGCCTTCAATTAGACTTGCCACACTAGGAGAACTATTAAAAACTACTGTAGCCCATGCTGTTGCTAAATCTATTTTAATATTTGGTGCATTAGATAGACTTACATTTTTATGATTTATTCTTAGATATTGTCTAACTTTTTTATCACCGGGATGCGCTCTAACTACTATAGGACGGTCGGTAAAATTTTTAATAGTTAAAATAGTTTTATCTAACCACTCTTGTACAGGCATTCCCTTCATACTCCAACCGCCATTACGCTGTAAACATAATAAAATATGTCGACCTGTTTTACGATAATCTTTTAAACTTAAATTTAAATTTTTACTAATTTTTTGCCAGCGTATTGGATCTATATCAGTATCAAAATAGAATCCTGTATTAGGAAACACTCCGTCAAAACTATATCTTAAATATCTTTTTGTGTTTCCTGGATCTGCATAAAGGAACAAATTACTATCTACAATAAGACTACGTTTGCCGACAGCTTTTTGCTTTTCCACAGCATTCTTCCTCAACATTAAATGAGGCGCAGACTTTCCGTGTTCATGAACAAAACCTTGTATAAATGCAACATCGCAATCAAGCAACGACATTTCTTTATGAGCAATGCCTGTATCTCCAGAAGCATTTACACCTGCAATAAAGTTATCAAGAATTAGTGGTTTTTCTGGATTATTATTACTAGGCGGAATTCCCCTGTAGTATGCAACTGCTGTTAGATTAGACATGATATTTCTTCACTAATTTAATTGCAGTTCCGCTAAGTAATTCTTCTTTTGTAAACTGAGAATAACTTAACATACATAACCAGCTTCCTAAGTTTCCGTAGAACAAGTCATTAACTTCAGAAAGTTTACTTTTTGTTACAGGATTAGTTATATGTCTATCTAAAGTAATAGCAGGTATACCAGCCCATATTGATTCAGTTGCTGCATTAGAATTAATACTTACTACACAGTAATAATTGTCATCAAGCAATTCTTGATGTAAATTAGTTCTTTCACGTTTAGGTGCTTTTTCTCTAAATTTAATTTTTTTATCTGTATATTGTCTTAATTCTTTTTCAACATCGTACTTCCATGTTTTAAGGTCACAATGAAATATACTTGCTGCAAAAGGACCGGGTTCGATAACATAAATTATGTCGCCATCTTTTCTCCATGGCTTAGGAAATTCTTTAAAATTTCCTAATCTATCTGCAGGTGCATCAAAAAACTTGCCGTAGTGTAAATGATTTCTAACTATTCTATGCCATTTTTTATTTGGTTCTGTAAAGTTTGTATAACCACTATCAATGAACCACATAGGATAGTTTTTATCGATCTTAGTAACTAGTAATTCTTCATTACCTACAGTATTTCTAATTAAACAATCTTCTTCATAGTTATTGAATTCTTTTCTGCGAACCATTTGTGCAGAACGATCAATAGTTAGTCCGGTACCTTTTACAAAGTTTTTATATTTAGATTTTTTATATAAAGAAAGCAATTCATCTTTGCCTATCTTTTTTATAAAATATTCAATGTTTTTATGAATCTTATCAAAATATGCTGCATATACATTATGCTTCTCTGCATTAATGATACTGATCCATTCATCTAAATCTCTTCTTACGGCTTTAAACAGTTTATCCTTAAATTTTTTCTTTTCTTCATCTTTAAGTTCTCTGTCAGGATCAGACCATTTAGATTTTTTACTTAACCAGTCGTTGACATACATCGCGAGCCACTTTTCATTAAAAGGAATTTCGTGTAGCTCTTTCGGAACAGGCATACAGGATAATAAAAAATTTGCAAGTTCCTTGTCATTGATTAATAATTTCATTGGTACCTCTCTACTAGTTTATATGCCTTGCCATCTAGTATTTCAGGAACTGTAAATTGACTATATGCAAGTGAATGACAATGTGTAAGTATTGTATCTAAATTAGGTTTGTATGGATTAGAAAGTTGGCTTAAATCACTACTGGATAACGGGCCGCCTGCACTAGGAACTGATACAAATGCGGGAACACCGTACAATACAGATTCTAATGCTGCCATACTATTCATTGCCACCGTAGCATAAACACCACTATCAAATGCATCATATATAGAATATTCTTTGTTTCGATATTGTCTACTACCTTTAATTCTAACTTCAATAGGTAAATCGCAATATTTTTTAATTTGTTTTTTAGTTTTTTGTACCCATCCATTATAATCAATATTATACCAAATACACGCTTTAGGATTAGGCATTACTAATAGTATTTTTTTATCGTAGTTTTTCCAACCCTTCCATTCTAAGCGAGGATCATCTTTGACCATTTGATTCCATCTATCTGAAGGTACACCTGGAATAAGTTTTGAAAGTTGGTTTTCGTTTTTAACAACTCTATGCCATTTCTTTTGTCCTTTGCCATTGCCAGGACTAGGAAAGTTTCCAAAGTATCCTGTATCGATATACCAATAATCTCTACCTATAGCGATACAGCGATTAGCGTGATCTTTTTTGATTACTCCTCTAATAACTTGAGGCTTAGTTGTATCTTGGCTATCGAGAGTAAGCCTGCCTTTGCTTCCTCTAACAAGACACTCTTCTAATGAGATGTTTTCATCCATTCATCATTTCCTGTAATTCAGTTTTCCATAAATCTGAAAATTCACAATATCTATAGTTTTCAAACCAAGGACCGCCTTCTGTGTAGTGTATTAGTTTAGGAGTTTCAATATCATTGTATACGCCAACAAGATAATTCCATGTATGATTTAGTTCACCAATTTCTTCATCTTTTAACCAACTAAATCTATGAAGATATTTTCCTGTTGTTTTTTCATCATTTACTAAATCTGTTGTTACTATCTTATTGCTTGGATGTCCGCAGTTCCATAATACAACACTCGACCAGTTCTTTCGTGGATACACAGTTTGTTTTTGTCCATCCATCTTAAATCCTTCTTCAACTTTGTAATCGTGTTGTACACACATAACTGCATATTTGTCATCTGCTTGATCAAACAATTCTTTAATGTCTGTTGTAAGAATCATATCACAATCCATAAACAATGCCCACCCATTAAAGTTAGCAAGTTCTGGAATAAGAAATCTAGTGAATGTAAATTCTGTTGATGCTAGTTTATCAACAGGGCGGGTATACCATCCTGCTTCTCTTAATTCGTTTTGTTTTAGCGGGTGTACTTCCGCATTAGGTTGTCTGCTTACAATACTGTGTTTGCATACCTGGTACGCAATATCTTCTCTAGTATCGTAGCCGACATATACTTTTAGTTCCATTGTTCCTCCAACATCCTTTTGGCTTTGCCGGTTCTTAGTTCGCTTACATGGTATTGACCATATGATAGATGGCAACCCCATTTAAATACTTCATCCGTGTCCGGATAATATGGTGTTTCTATTTTAGTTATGTCATTACAACCGATCGCAGCAGCAGCACTAGTAGGTGCTAAAGGAAACACCGGTATACCATGAAATACAGCTTCGACTGCTGCATTACTGTTATACGTAACTAAAGCAAATACATCCTTGTTTAATGCTTCTTCTAACGTATCAGTTAAACGATTAATTCTTAACTTATCTCTTTGCCTAACTTCGATTGGTCTGTCTGTATAACTCTTTAATGTGTTAACAGTTTTTGAAATCCAATCATCTAAATCCTGTCCGTAAAATTTCATAGGCTTTTCGTCAGGTGCAGCAATTAAAATTTTTCTGCCTCCCTTTTTCATTTTATTAATCTTTTTGTTAAACTGTTTAAATCTATCACTCGGCCTATCAATAATTTTTGAATGTTGAAGATCATTCTTTACAATTCTGTGCCAGTATTTCCATCCGTTAGGATTAGTAACCGAAGGTTCATTTCCAAAATATCCTGTGTCCATAAAGTAAAAGTTTCGATTGTCTTCCCAGCATCGATGTATAACTTTTTTCTTTAAAATTCCTCTTAAAACAATAGGATCTTCAGAAGCATCGTAATCAAAATCTGCACTGTCGATAGGATCTACTTTACATCCTCTGGCAAATTCGTTAATGTACGGGTCTTCTAATCCTTTGCTTAAAAAAATCCAATTACTCATTTTCTCTCAATATCTTCCTCGACACAATCTTCCCCGTATTGTATTTCAACAATACGTAATGGTGTATCGTGTTCGTTTGATAGTTGATGCCATTCGTTTACTGGAATATGTAAACTTTGGTGTTGTTCAAAAACACCTCTTAATTCATAATCGGTTGCTCGATTAATTGTGTAAACTGTTGCCGTTCCTTCCGCTACAAACCAGTGTTCACTACGCTTTTGATGTCTTTGCATAGATAACCTTTTACCTGGTTCTACAGTTAATTCTTTTACTTTGGTATGACTACCGTACTCATGAATCACTCTATAGTAACCCCATTCTCTTTTTGTTTTTGGTGCTTTCCATTCTTCAAGTATCCAACTACTCGAATTCATTTTGTTCTCACCACCAACACCAAATTTAAATCTTACATTTGGCTGGTCTTTGTAAAACTCCATTTCTGGAATATTTTCTGATGTTCGATCTCCACCGTTTGCAAAAATAATTTGGGTATTTGAAGATGTTGTTGCCATTGTTTTGTATATAGCGCCAGTAGCACTACCGTCACTGTCGTCAAATGAAATAACTTTGTCTACTACACTTAATTCTTTTATAATAGCGACTCTTTCTGCCATAGGCATAAAAGGACGACCTTTTTTATTAGTAAGCCATTCATCAGAATTTAAACCTACCCAAAGTTCGTCACCTAGTTTCTTCGCTGCTTTAAAATATTCGATATGCCCTGAATGTAATGGATCAAAACCTCCAGTAACTAATACAATTGTTTTCATGTTATAACCTTTGAAATGCTAGTAATATTTATGTGCGTAGTTAATGCGATAAATATTAAAATGGCAGGAAATTTCAAATGAAAATATTAATATGCGGGTTACCCGGAAGTGGAAAAACAACTTTGGCAAAACCATTTGCTGAATTAATAGGCGGAATACACATTAATGCTGATCAAGTTAGAGAGCATTATAAAGATTGGGATTTTAGTTTGGAAGGTAGAATTAGGCAAGCACAACGTATGCGTCATTTAGCAGATGGCATTGTTATGGCAGGTAAAATTGCTGTTGCAGATTTTGTTTGTCCTACGAAAGATGCAAGATCAGAGTTTGATGCAGATTATACAATCTGGATGGATACTATCAAAGAAGGTCGATATGATGATACTAATAAAATGTTTGTTCCATTAGAGAAAGGTGAATACAACTATCATGTTTCTCAATGGTTCGATGATACTCATCAACAACTATTAAAAGTAGTAACTAACTACATTAATAACAAAAATGGAAAACATACAGAGAGGTTATAATGTTTGATTTAAAAAAGCCTACAGTGCAGTTATTAGGAAGATGGCAGCCTTGGCATAAAGGACACACTGAATTATTTAGAAAGGCTCTAGCAAAAACAGGCCAAGTTTGTGTAATGGTCAGAGATGTACACGGTGTTGATGCTGGTATGGGAAATGATGACAATCCGTTCGAACATACCGAAGTTGTAATTAATATTCAAGCCGCATTACTTGCAGAAGGATATACACACGGTGTAGAATATATTCTAGTTCAAGTACCAAATATAGTTGATATTAGTTATGGAAGAGGAGTAGGTTATACATTTACTCAACACGATTTAGGTGAAGACATACATAATATCAGCGCAACAGACATACGTGCAGAAATGAGGTCTCAAGGCAAACTTTAATGGCAATACTTGTTAAAGAACCTAAAAGATTCACATACATACACATTCCTAAAACTGCTGGTACAAGTGTTACAAATGCGTTATTATCTATAGGTGGTGAACTAATTGGACGTAAACATTCTCCTAGATCTGTATTAAAAGAAGATTTAGGTTTTGTATTCACTATAGTTAGAAACCCGTGGGAAAGAATTGTTAGTGGTTGGACGCACGATAAAAAAGCATCATGGCGTAGCAAATATCCAATGCTAGAAAAAGAGTTTAACGATGGTATATATGAATATTTGGAAGTAAGAAAAACTTTAAAACATTCACAATTAAATTATATCAATAAAGATGATATGATTTTAAGATACGAAAATCTAAATGAAGATTGGCATCATCTACGAAATATCTTATTTGTTGAGATGCCAGACCTTCCTAGATTAGAAGTAGGATCACATAATCATTATAGAGATTATTATAATCAAAAAACTAAAGATTATGTTTACCAAAAATATAAAATTGAAATTGATACTTTAGGGTATGAATTTTAAAGTGTTGCATCATCAAGGCCTGCTGTTCTTAACTTAACAATGTTTGATAACTGCCATTGTTTAATGTCTAAGCCTTTAATAATACCTAACCACTTATTTCTTAACAAAGCAAATTCGTTGATAATTTTTTCAAAATCAACAACATCGGCTTCGCCGTCTACGAACTTCTCAGCATCTCTAGAACTTAATGCACGTTGATAGTTTTCAACATACTTTCTAAAGTGAGTAGAACGTAGTCGACGTAGCTCAATATTTAAATATTCAAGAATTGCTTCTATTTCTTGTAGTTGATTAAAACGAGTTTCAACAATAGCAGGCATTGTTGCAGAAGCTGTTTCAATTCTGCCTTTGATGCCTGTTTCTTTTTTTGCTTCTAATAGTTCCGATTCGTAATAAGCTACTGCGTCAGGAATATTAGAAATGTTCTTAGATACTTTATCGTACCAATTCATTAGTCCCACTCGTCATTATCATCAGGTTCATCATATGAGTCTTCATCGATAACATATTCAACTGCTTCGTCGAGATATGTGTCAATGCCAAATAACCCCTCAATAACTTGTTCGCTCACACCATAGTCTAACAGTGTATTAATATACTCTTTTGCTAAATCACGTTTTTTGTTTTCAGCAATATGTTCAGACATCATGTTCCAAATATCAGCGATTAAATCTTGATTCATATTCATTTATTCTCCACTAGTTGCTACTTCAGCCTCCTTGCTAGTTTCCTCAACAACTTCTTCTTGATCAATGAGTTCTGGTTTAGCATTAAGGTCTGAGATTATCATATCTAATTTATCTCCAACCCACGCTTTACGATACTCAATATGGTCATTGCCTGCAAGGTCAGTGTATTTAAGTCTATTGCCTTCTTTTTTCAAAATACCTTTACCTTCGAATAAATCAACCAGTCCTGAATAAGGATCCATTCCTGTTTCATATGGAATCTTAACCTGTACTGCTTCAAACGGTTTTGCGTAACGAGTTTTCATTACTTTACAAGCCGCTCTAATACCACGTACATCAGTTACTTTGTTACCGTCTTCATCTTCTTTCAGTTTCAATTTACGCATTGCTACTACAATTGAACTTGCATAGATAAAGCCTTGACCACCTGAGATTTTATCATCTGGATCAAACATATCTTGTGATGCATAAGTGTGATTAGTTGCTACAAGTCCTACATTATGTGAACCAAACATATTAACCGAATTACGAACAAGTGCTGTTAGTGCTTTAGGCTTACGACCCATATCACCTTTTAAATCACCCTTGTCAAACTGATCAACATCTGTTGGAGTCAGTAGCATACCTAGTGAATCAATTACAAACAATACTTTCGGACGATCTTCTTCTGCCATTTCTCTATACTCTTTCATAAATTCTGAAATAGTTTTAGCGACATCGTCGATCATACTCATGTTAAGTTTAAGTAATTTTTCTTCACTTGTATCAACATTAAGTGCCTGCAACCATTGTTCGTCAAGTGCGTTCTCTGAGTCAATAAGAACTACAAAGATACCTTGATCTTGTGCTGCTTTAACAATATTTGCTGAACAGAAGTATGATTTACCACTACCTGATTCACCTGCAAATACAGTTACCTTTCCTAACGGAACACCTTTGTGAAAATCTCCACTGATCAAATAATTGAGTGCATAGTTACCTGTGCTAACCCAATCAGTGGGATCATTAAAACCAATACCAAGTCCGTCAATACTTTTAGTAAGGCTTTTTCTAAATTTACTAATATCAAATGGTTTTGCCATGTTTATCTCCTTCCATATACTATAGGGAGTGACTAGCACTCCCTATGTATTTTTTATTAGCCTTGTTGTCTGTTACGAATCATTGCAAGAATATCTTGCGCTCTATTTGCGCTGTCATTACCTGCTGTAGATTCTTCAGCCGCTGGTGCTGCTGTTTCAGTTACTGGCTCTGCCGCTGGAGTTGGAGTTGCTGCTGCCGGTGCAGATGGTGCTGCCTTACTTGTTACATTCGGATCACCTGTCTGCTGTGACATACCTGCTGGACGGAAGTATTGTCCCCAACGTTCCATATCATATGCTTCACCGTCTACTGACGCTTCAAACATTTCTTTCATTACTTTAAGTTCAACTTCAGTTGGCTTCTTAGGTAAGAAGTCTGATAAGTTAAACAATCCATGACTATCAACTGCTGCTTGTTCTTCATCAGTTAATGATCTTTCTCTACGTGACCATTGTGATGTTGAGTAATCAGCATAGCCGCCTTTAGAAGTTTTCTTAATTCTAAAGTCTACGCCTTTTAGATAATCTGTTGGAAGTTCTTCCAACTCAGGATCCATTAAAGCACTTTTAATAATTTGGAAAATTTGTGGTCCAATAATAAAACGTCTAATTGGATTATCTGGGGTAGTTTCTTCGTTTAGTGGATCATCTGAAACAAAGCCTTGGAAAATGTATGAACGCTTTTTCCAATACTTACGGCCCATATCTTCTAGTGACTTGTCTTTAAACCAGCCACGTACTTCAGATAGGATCGGACAAGTAGTACCGTCATTGTACATTTCCACGCATGGAACCTGAACAATTGTTTGACGATTGTCTGACTCGCCTTTAACTCCCGCAAATGGAAGTTTGATCATTGCACGTTCAACCCAAAAGAATGTGTTGGCTGAGTTACCATCTGGTAAGAACCTTACCACGGCTTCTTTGCCTTCTTGCATATTCCAATGTGGGTAAACTGCGTTATCGCCGCCACCTGTGTTTCCAGATGTACGTGTTTGAGCTTCTTGAAGTTTAGCTCGGATTTCTGCTAATGTTGCCATTTTTGTAGCCTCCTTTGTTGCCTAATGTAAAAATGTCATTTATGCCTAATGCACAATATGTATTATGTGCTCTTTTATTTATCTTGTCAACAAGATTCTTAAATTTTTTTATTCCAAAGTTTTTAAGCGCAGCCGTTTTCTTCCATACAAGGCCAATCTGTGTCATCTGTGTCGACCTTACACGCTGCTAAAACTACAGGATCGTATGTTTCGCCTCTTTGCCATTCTATGTCATAACCTGCACAGCCTGACATAAGTGCAGCAATAAACATCATTCTACCTGTCATAGTCTGATCCTTTATTAAATGATTGTATGTCTATGCAGATTTCTAATTGTATGTTTGATAGTGTTTTAGGATCTTGATCGCAATGAATAGTACCGTGCTGTACACTTTCATGCATATCAGGTTCTTTACTTATAGGTCCATACCAAATTAAAAATGCAAATAAACCAATGATTAACAATAAACCCCAACCGCTTGGGTTTGGTGCTTTATCCATTTTTACTTCCTAAACGCAGTCGCCTATATCTAATAGTCTTAGATAGACTCCGCGATCATATTCATCTTTAGATAACCAATTTCCTTTACTAAAGACAGCAAGGTTACCATTTTGATCTAGTGCTTGTTGTCCTTCGAAAGGTTCAGGTATCTCCCTTACAACAACTTTCATAATAATTCCTTTTGAGAATGTTAACTAAAAATGCTCCGCTTTGTGAGCGGAGCATAGTTTTTACGCAAATAAAATTACTTGTTCATGATGTACATAGTAACTTCAAATCCAAAGCGCATTTCTTCTGCTACTGGCTTAGTCCACATAATGTGTCTCCTTTTCAGATTAAATTATGTAAACAGTTCATCGGAGATGCTGACCCAAAGTCCGATTTGAGTTCACCTAGAAAATAAAAGTGTAGTATTGCTACTACACTTCTATTTAACTCTATTATAAATGATTAATTAAAAAAATCAATAAAGAAAATCATTAAAACTGTATAAGTGATTTAATACGTTCTAATTCTTCTAGTTCTTCTGCGCCTTGTTCTTGGTGTGGAGCCATTCTTTCTACCATTTTACGAGCAATTGTTCCAGCCTGTTCACCAAACTTTTTGTCTACCATTACTGCAACGCCTTCTGGTCCTTTAGGGAATGTGCCTGAATTTGTATCATAAAACGAATGTACAAATTTTGCAACATCTTCTAGTGTATGTTCTTCACCGTCTGAAGTCTTAAACTTAGTGCCTTTCTTAGCACCCTGTGATTTTAGGTCCTGAACTTTTTTGCTAAATTCATTACCTTCGGGCATATCATCCTGTCCTACATACTTGTAGTTGCCTTTGTCATCAAAGTCGTTTTCAATTGTATCGATGGCAAATTTGATCTCCATCGGATCCGCTTTCTCGCCCTTGATTGCATTAATGACTTCTTGCTTGGACATCTTAAGTCCACTTTCCTTGTCACCGTCGTTGGTATAGTCTGAAATTAATTCATCAACACCAATCATTATGTCTGACATTCCGCCTTCTTTAGTAACGCCTTCTTCTGCATATGATTCTGCTTGATAACCTGCTTGTTCTAGAGCATCTAAAATTTTCTCTCTAGGAGTCATTGTATGAATTATAACGCCGCCTTGTTTGGCTTCGTCTGGTTCACAAGCAGCCTTAATACCTTTGCTTTGTAATTCTTTTTCCATTGATGCACAAGCCTTTTCATCAATGCCTCTATCTTCGTCATAGTCTCCGTCAACATAAATTGCATGAGCATATGGCTCTGATTGCCCTTCATATCCTGATGCTTCTTGTTGTGGTTCAACTTCATCTGCACCAACTGCTGGTTCATCAGTCATATCACCGAAATCTAATTCTTCAGCAACTTCAGGTGCATTTTCATCAATCCATGCTTTAACTAAAGATCTAATATCTGCGTTAGCATCTTCTGAAGCTTTCTTTTTAATGTCTTGCTCTAATTTTGGATCTTCAATAATGCCTTCTAAACTTTGAATAGCATTAGTACCATCTACGCCTGCTTGGAATTCTTGACCCACTAGTTCATTTAATTTTTTAATCATGTCAGCCTTTTCTTCATCGTCTGCCATTACTAATGGTGATTCTTCGCCTAGTGCAGTTGCCCAGTTTTCAAATTTATCAAAAATATCTGATTTTAATTGTTCTTCTGTTTGAGGTGCTTCAACATCCTTTGTCATTTCGACTATGTCGTCGTAGCCTACTGTTTCTTCTTCTTTCATCAATCTATATAAAACTGGAAAGACTTCTGCAATATCCTCTTTGAAATTTTTAACTGTAAATTTTTCTTTAAATTGTTCCATTACATCATCAGGTACTTCATAACCTTGTTGTGCTGCAAAGGATTCTCTATATGATTCGTAATGTGCCTGTTTCGCTAATTTAGCAACTGTTTCTCTTAGATTATCAAGTTGCATTTTACTACGCTCAACGATTGAATTTGTGTCGGAGTTCATTAAATCGTTTCTTACTACGTAATTTGTAAAACTTTTTAGTTGAGCAATTTCTTCACTCATCTTGATAATACTTTCACCAATTTCATCGTATGGTAATCCACCATTAGCAACGTGACGTTGCATAGCACGAGCTCCTGCTAAATGGATAAATGGATATTTAAATCTTTCACCTGATGAATTTTCTACAAACAACGCAGCGATATTTCTTGATCTATCTCCTGGTCTTTGTTCATGATCATCAGCTAATGTTTTGCTGTGTTTAATAATTAATCTTGTATCTTCTAGTTTTTGGAAACTTTGCTTCTTCGTTCCATAAAGTGAGCTCTCATTCATTACGTTTTCTCCGACAGGCTTAGTAATTGTATCATTGTCTGCTTTAGGTGTTGCATACTGACTTAGGAAACTGTAGTCTCTTTTGTCTAGATTGTCTTTTGTAATATCTCTAGTATCAAATGCTAGTAATCTAAGTTTTGCAAATTGACGAAGTTCTCTTAAAAATTTATACCACCCTGTTTTTTGTTTATCGTCCATACCTTCAGTAATACCACTTGAAAAGTATACTTTCATTGAATTAGGCTCAGCTAGGCTAATGCTAACATGACCTAATCTTTTGTCATTTTCTACATAATCAAAGTCAAAAAATCTAGCGTCTTCAGGGTTAATTGTAATCGCGCCAGCTGCTTCACCTAACTTTAAGCCAGTGAATCTACTTCTAATTTTGTAGAACAAGTCTGTTGATATATTACCGGTTGCATCCATAGTAATGTATTTATCAATATCCTCCGCTAACGAAGATCGGCATTGGGAACTGATCTTCAGTCAATCTTTCAGTCAATCTTTCGTATATTTTTGGATCCCAATCTGCTAATAGATTAGCCATTCGTACAATTAACAATACAGCTGACACTAAATCGTCGTGTTCACCGCTTTTGGCAGCATACCCTGTACCGTGCGATACAAATGTTTTAAGTTCTGATATAAGCGGTTTGCTGTATATTGTAAGTTTATTCTTTTCAAGTAGATTTTTAAATGAACTACACGCTGTAATTTTTGTTTTATGTGTGGTGTTAAACCCTTTTCTATAACGTCTTACGTGTCCTTTTCTAATAGGCTCACTTAAAAACAATCCTGCGAAGTTTTCTTCACCAATATCTTTAATTACAACAAGTGCTGCTTCGCCTAGTGTATTGTTTTCAACACTATAGTAAATAACAGGATTGTCGTTGCCTTTTTCTCTCATTTGTTCAGAGATATATTGACAAAGATCTTTTAAAATTCTAATTTGTCCTTGTACAGGAGTTGTATTATGACGCCATTCTGCTACTTGAGTTAGACTAGGCATTTCAAATACTTGAATAGCAGCATAGTCACCACCTGTGCCTAAACTAGGATCTAAACTAATAAGATATGTTGCTCTTGGATTAATATCTTTATACCAACGTGTTTGACCCATCGACATTACAGGTTCAACACCTTCAAGCTCTGCTAGTTTAACTGAATTAATAAGTGTTTCATCAAAGATCAAGAACTCACAATCAAATTCTCGGCGGAATCTTTCTTCACCAATCTTGGCTTTTTCTTCTGCCGCCCATGCGTCATCTCTATCTGGATGTTCTTCCCAATGTGCAAAGTAAGGAAAGAAACCGTTAGTTCCTACCTTTTGATCGTTGCCATACTCGTCGAATTTTTTATTTGCTTCTGTCCATATCATAGCAAATTGATCTTCATCTGAGTTTGGTGTTGAAGTTACAATTGCCTTACCGCCTGTTGATAGTGTAGGTGAAAGCGCAGTCCAAAACTCTCGAGCTTTTTCAGGAGGTTGCACAAACGCAAACTCGTCACAGTATATTAATGAAAGTGATTTACCACGTCCAGTATCTTCTGTTGTAGTAGTTGCTTGTATTCTACTACCGTTATCAAATTCAATAGTGTTTCTGTTATAGGTATAGATACCTGCACGAATAAAGTCAGGTAAGTTTTCATAACCGAATCTATATCTGTTCATGATATCCTGCGCACCTGTATATTTGTGTGCAGCAATTAGTACTTGTGCTTCTGGTGTAAACATACAATACCATAATAGATATGCCGCAGCACAAGTTGTTTTACCCATCTGTCTAGGTAACATTGCTACAGTATATCTGTAATCGTGATATGCTCTTAATAATTCTTCTTGATAACCGTAAGGAGCAAATTTCATTGAACCTTTAGTTGGGTGCTGGATCTTAATAAAGTTTTTAGCAAAGTATAATGGACCGTCAACAGGATCCATACACTTTTCTAAGTGATTTAATTCATCAATTGTGTATTTTATCTTACTATGGGCCTTCTTAATTTGAACGCCGTCTAAACTCTTTGCCATACTAGTATTTACTCAAAAAAATAGGGCCTTGCGGCCCTATTGAATAACATAATGAAGCGTTATTATGCTAATTGGAAAGTTGTTTTAACAGTACAAGTAACAGCAGTCATATCAAAGTTGTTGTTACCGTATGTAGCACCTAATGCTTGAATCTCGTCTTCAATTTGTTCAACAAGTGTTTCAGCGCCTGCTCCGTCCCAATCTAATGAATCGTTTGGAGTTTCAACTGCGAAACACATTTGAGTGTTTGTGTCAAATAAAGCACCACGAATAACAATAGTAGCATACTTGCCGATAATTTCAACCACTGCTTGAATTGCTTCGTTAGCACCTGTTTCAGCATTTGCTGCTGCAACGAAGTCAACGGTAAACATTGTTAAATCTTTGTTACCCATGTAATCAACTGTTGTTACATCTTCAACACTATTACGATTTGCAGCAACTAGTACTGAGCTACCGCCACCGATTGTTGCTGTTAATAAGTCTGCCATTATTTCGCTCCTTTAGTTTCTGCTAATGCTTTTTGTAATTCTGATCTAATTTGATCAACTAGACTAACTTCTTCTTTTACTTTTTGCATTGGATTGTCAGCACCAGCGACTTTAGGATGTGTATCTTTACGTCTGTTCATACCGCCTGACATTTTGTTAACCATGTAGTCGATATCTTTTTCATCTTCATCTGGTTCGTTAGCCCATGCTTCGTCTTTTTCTTTTTCATCTTCATCATCTTTTTCCATGTCATGGTCATCCATGTCATGGTCACCGTCGTCATCTCTGTCAACAGTTTTATGAAGTTTTTCTTCTTCGTCGTGATCTTTTTCGTGAGCGTCTAACTTTCCGTCATCGTCGTAATCGTTATCATCTCCCTTATCACCAAGTGCTTTGATATCAATCATATCTTTTTCGCCACCTGGCATATCATCATTATCGCCATCGAAGTCTGGAATTAATTTATTAATTGGTTTAATAGCGATTGGCATTGGCGCTGATGGCATTGGTTCTGGAACCTTTGGCATCATGTCTGGATTTACTTTTTGAAAAAGTTTCATCGCATCTGCAATAGCATCACCTTCAGCAGAAATAGTTAAATTCATTCTTGGCTTTTCTTCTGGTTTAGGTGGCATAGTAGGTGCCATTGGTGCTGGCATTGGATCGCCGCAAGCCTCATCTGTTGGAACATCTACTCTTGCTGTGTCAAGTTCCTGCATTTTGGCCACTAATTCTTGAAAGTTCATATTAGTTACTCCCTACAGGACTTTTTACGCCTGCTTTATCTGCTTTAATCTTAGGAACATCTTGATAAACATCAGCTTTTAATTTGTCAGTCCCTAACTCTTTACGTCTTTCTTTTGATTCCTTAGAAAGACTCTTTAAAAAATCTTTGTTGAAGTCGTCACCGAAGTAATCTTTATGCTTAGGCTTTAATGCTTCTTTATATTGATTATCGTGTAAAAGAGCACCTGTCATTTTGCTATCACCAACTGCTTGATCTTCTTCGCTAGGACTTGCGCTATTACGTACTTTGTAATAACCTGAATCGCAACATCCCATTTCGAAGATTTCTTTTTCAATTTCAGTTGTTGTTAATGGATACTCAGTTACAACATTAAAAGTATGAACTTCCACATTTTTAAGCGTAGGAAATTCCATAGGTGATTCTGTAACTGGCGTTGTTTTCATTTTTTCAAAATTAACAACACTTCTGCTTTCCAGTCTTGCTTTTAATTCGTCAGCAAAACTTTCTGGCACGTCGCCAGCAATCTTCACATTAAAACTATATGTTTTCTTGCTTTCAGCTAGATATTCTTTAAACGTCTTCATATGTATATTTATTCCTTTTCGCTCAATTTCTTGATTAATTCATTGCGATCAAGCATAACATACCCTTTTCCGTCCAAAATATCGTCTTGATCACCGCTGTCTTTATCTATTTTAAGTTTTTTTAATTGTAAATCAACAGCTTTTAACTTCTTATCTACCTTAGCTGCTTTTGCTTCTATAGCATTTTTCATCATACTACTAGCAACTTCAAATATTCTACCACTGTATCTTACTTCTACGTTCATACCTAAATCCATTAAATCGTCATATGCTTTTTCTGCTTTTGTAGACAAATGATCTAGCTCTTCTTCTCCTAAAGAATCAAGTTCTTTAACTTGTGGTAAATCTCTTGTAATTTCTGCAACTTTGTTATAACTGTCTTCGGCGTTTTTAACAACTTTATGATTTTCTTCGACAGCCATAGGATCAACAACAATTTCAGTAGCTGTTTCTACTGCTTGTTCTTTATCTTCTAAATTAAACAGTTCTTCTAATTTCTTTGTCATAATACTACTTATCTACGTTTGGTACCTTGATAAAAAATATCTTCTTCACTAACAACTCTAAATCTAACACCTTGTTGTTTACACCATTTATTAGCAGCTTCCCACTTTGCCATATTTTTTACATATTGTTCTTGATTGTATCTGCTCTTTCCAACATTTTCTCTTAGTGTCTGATTCTTAGGTTTTACTTCAACTACTTCTGCGTGTTTCTTTCCATTTTTATCATTATACACTATAAAGAAATCAGGAACATAAATTGTATACTTTCCTGTTAGCGGATCTCTGTAAGGAATCTTAATACTTTCACTAGCCCATTGAGAAACGCCAGGGTGCTCGTCTAGTAATCTCATAAAAACAGTTTCCCAACTTGATCTTGCAAGAGGTCTTCTAGTCCCGACATACTTCTCGGGGTTCTTCATGGTAAATCTTCCTTGTGCAAACTTTGGCATTACGCCCTCACGTTTCTTTGTTTGCTCACATCAGATAAGGCTTCTCTGAATCCTAAAGTAGAAATACTAGATCTATTATTGTTTAAAATTTCTGCAACCAAAGCACTTAAATTTAAATTGTCAAATCCTTTAATCTCATCTAAGATTTTAAAGATAGGTACTTCTTCGTACTTTGCTTGTTTTAATAAAACTGATGCTGCTGTTGTTGCTGCTGCTCTTTGAAAACCATTCTTTTCAAAAAAGTTTACCGCTGCATCGACTTCAGTAGGATTATATGATATAGGATCTTCACCATATGTATCAAAAAATAATCTAGATCTTGCAGCACTGTCTTGTACTTGTTTAGCTGGAAGATTTGAAGTTGTGTTTACTGGCATATTTTATAATCCTTCTGGCACCATATTTTTCGGCGATGCATTTGTGCCTTCGTCGCCTGTATTATTCTTAGGAGTAATAATACCTGCAATGCCGCTTACTGTATTAGCAATTTTTTGTGTACCTGCTGGACTTGTTAGAATATTAATTGCTTCTTGTTTAAGACTTTCTTTCGATAGTCCTTTAATATTTCTTGCTGTATTAATTGCACCGATTGCTGTAGATAAAAATCCTGCTGGAGAATTAAATGCTGTTCCGTCACCAATTGCACCAAACACCTGTTCTAATCCATCAAGCACACCACCTTCTCCAACGAGGTTACTCACGCCGCCACCCGCAACACTTAATGGTGAAGGTGTATTGTCGTAGTGTAGTGTAGCAAACCCTTTAGGATTGCCTTCGCTTACTGTTCCTGCTGTGTATTGAACTGCTTCATATTGCAATGTCATTTGACTTTCTGCTGGCTCACTTGATGCAGTATAATCCATACTACCGTGAGACCAAGAAGTAATTTTAGGATTAACTAAAGTATAACCTATAAATCTTCTTCTACCCATAGTATAAATTGTTACGCTTTTAAACAACGGTGCAGTAACGTTATTGTCTAAGCCATATCTAAAATGTAAATTTTCTGTTGTTTGTCTGTATGCATTACTTTCCCATGCAGCATTAGGCAATGCTCTATCTTTAATATAGTATCCATAATATATTGCCCATAACGCTGACACTACACCTTGATTATCATCGTGGAATGTTAAGTTAACAGGATCATAGCTAATCATTTTATAAAGAATACGTTTTCTGTTATACTGATTTAAAGTTTCAGTTTCAAATGTAAACTTAGGTAAGTCTGCGGTTTTAACTAGCAGGCCAAATTCTTCACTATGTTTTTGTGAAAAGTTTGCAGCACCGTGTGCTGACTTATCTATTTCAAATCTAACATAATAGTTAAATTTAGTTTTAGGGGCTAATCTATATCCGTCGTCAAGGAATAGTCTTGTAGCGTGTTGATAGTTCCCTACAAGTCCTTTAGGATTTGTTAACCCTGAAAAAACATCTGTTAAAAATCTTGTAAATTTGTTGGCCATACTATTATTTAGCCATAAAAAAAGCCCGGAAAAAATCCGGGCTTTTTAATTCTATTACTAGTACTAGTATTAGCCTTGAGCAGCAGTAGCACCAGTTGTTGCTTCGCCGAGTGTTCTTTCGACAGCAGCACCAATACCAACTCCAACTCCTTGCTCTCCAGCACCCCATTGTACCATGTTATCAAAGCGGATTGTTAGTGCAACCTGCATTGGTTCATTAGTACCATAGTTTGCATCTCCGTAATCAACGTTAGTTAGGAAACAACCGTACATTACTTGAGTTTCAAGTACGTTTACACCTGATGGGTTGTTACCATTACCACCGTCTAATACTTCGATCTTAGTAGTAAATTTGTAGTCAATACCTGATCTTGCAGAAGCCTGTTCAACAAAGTCAAATTGTTTCTGTACCTGTTGACCTACAAGTTTCTGTACTTCTCCACTTGCATCGTCACGTAAGTTTAGAGCTAATGTCTCAAATGTATACTTACCTGCAAGGTATACACGTGAGTTGTAAATCTCTAACGGCATTTCTTCAAAACCAACTTTTGGTCTTGAAACATCAACAACTTGTTTTGTTAACTCAGTTGCAGCAGTAACTCCAAATCCTAATAAAGTAACGCGGAAGCGATACTTTAATTTAGGCATCAAGAGCACTTGGTTGCCTGCGTCTGTTGGTACTGAGAAGTTATTAAGTGATGTAATAGGCATGATTAAATTTCTCCTGTGTTCTTGACACGCAATGGAATGTAGATGAATTCAATCGCCTTAACTGGTTCAATCGCAATATCAACATATAGTTCGTTGCGGTCGATTCTAGCAGGAGTATTATTTGTTTCATCACACACTACCGCGAAATCATACAGAGCTCTCAAACCAACCAACTCAAGTAGTAATGATTCTACCGCTTGTTTGATTTCGTCTCTTGTGATTTTATCATTTGGTTCAAAAATGTAAGGACGAGCCAATTTATTAAGCTGACTACGTAAGTACACTACCAAACGTGCTACGTTAATTCTATCTAGTGCAGAAGCATTTCTACCTCTAGTTTTCTGACCGTAGTTAACTAAACCAACACCATTAAAGAATGTAATTGGATTAATCTTTAGGTCATATAACGTATCTCTTTGTCCTTCATTAAGTGCAACAGTTTGGAATTCGCCAGTTGCAGCATCAATGTATCCTACTGCTGTAGCGTTTGAAATTCCACCACGTCTTGTACCTGCTGGTGCAAACCATGGATAAGCAACTTGGTCACTTAGTGCAACTGTTCTCATCATCATGTGTGTAGCAGGAACAACTGCGTTTGCTCCACCTAAATCAGTTGTAAATCCGTTTGGATAAAACACTGCCAAGTATTCGTCGAATGTAACAAGACCATCGTCACTGTTATCTACAACAAGGTTAGCATTTGAACCGTAGTTGGTCAATGAAGTAGCATTTGCTGGAAGTCTTAAAGGTGTGTCACCTAATACAAATGCTGTTAAACCTCTGTCAATGTTTAGGTTAACAAGGTTTGACATTACTTCAGTGTATCCTGGAGCAGCAATAATGTTGAAGTTTCTACGTTCTTCATCTCTAATCTGCTCACTTGTATCAATTACAGATTTCATAGCCTGTACTACAACCATACGCTGTGCTTTACGTCCGAAGCTACCTGAACCATCTTCTTGGTTGCCTGACTGTGTTACCCAACGATCAGTTGCATAACCACTCATTGCTTCGTCGCCGTTGCGTGGGTTGTCTGCTGTTACATCAATGTAGTTGTTAGCATAACGTTTAACGTTACCGCCACTTCTACGTAAGTTCCATAACAACATTCCTTTCGGATATAGTGCTGGATCTGGAGCATCTGGGTCTAGGTAATTGTTTGTAAGCAAGTCTTTGATAGTTGCCTCTGTATTACCTGTTGCACCTGATAAACCATAACGTGCATCAGCAAAAAGAACGCCTTCTTCTGTTGTTTGATCAGTTTTATCTAACTGTACCCATTCTAGTAATAAACCATTCCAACGATAAATTGTTGGGAAGTTTTCTAGATCAGCTGTTGAAATCCAAAGATCTCCATCAACTAGTGCAGTACCGTCGCTTTGTCCTGTTGTAGCACTTGGTGCTGTTGCAGAAACAATTGGACCTGCTGGACTTGCACTTGCGTAAACATTATGATATCCAACCCAATCACTGCCATTATGTACCATAATGTCAACTTCACTAAATTCTGGGTTGTACCATAATTGTCCATCAGCTGGTTCATTTTCTGGATTATTTGAACTTGCTTTAAAGTCTGCTGCTGCAAGTGGTTGCCAGTTAGAAGCAACATAATCTTCATCTGCACCTGATGGAGCAGTGTAGAAGTTAGATGTTCCAATTAAAGTATTAATACTAAATGGTGTAAACACTCCACCGATTGGTGTGTTTGTACCGTCAGTAATTCTAAAGTCGCCGCCTAAGTTGTGTGAAATAACAACTTCGTTGTCAGCTGTAATAGAAGCTTGAATGTTTGTAAATCCTGCGGAGTTAACAGCATTTGCCATTAATTCAGCATCATCTGCATTACCAGCAGCAGTAAAGGATACTTCAACACCTGCGTTTAGTGTTGCTGAAGTTTTTACTGATTCAGCAATTGTAAAAGTGTTTGATCCTACTGTAAATGAGCTACTTGTAATTTCATCTGAAGTAATTGATGTTGCTTCAGTTGCATTACGTCTCCACACTCTAAACGTTGCTGTTGCAGGAGTTGTATCATTGTTGCTGTTTTCGTTTGCATTTGATTGTACAAACAATGTATCAGCTGCAATGTTAACACCGCCACCGCTTCTATCTAATGTGTAAGTTGCTGTGCTACCGTTAGCATAAATCGGAGCATCAACTGCGCCCCATGATTTAGTAGCACTTGACCACTGATATGCTCTCCATCTTGCACCATTGTTAGGTTCTGTAGTTTTAATCCATACAGAGCCTGTTGGGCGTGGTTCGCTATCATCTACTTTCCATTCTGGAACAGATGTGTGTGCTGACTGTTGCAATGCTGGACCATAGTATGTTGCTTTTGCAATACCTAGTGCATCAAAGTCCATGTTTGGTAAAGTATTACCGTCACCAATAACAATTGCATTAGCAAGTGAACTATCACCTACTGCATCGTCTAATGTGCCATCGCTGTAAAGATAAAGTTTACCGCTAACGTTTCTAGCAACAACACCTTGTGTTGCTGTAATAGCACCGTTAATTGCTGTAACTAAGTCATCTAATGTACCTGTTACTTCAAAGTCTGTTCCGTTAATTGTAAAGTGGCCTGATGTTGCTGTAAATGTTGAGCCTTGTACTGTTGGATTACTAGCAGTCCAATCGTTACTACCTACTAATACCCAACTTCCTGAAGTTACTGTTGAACCGTTACCAGATGATTTATAGTAAATTCTAGCTGTTTCTTTTGAAGCAGTAAATGATCCACTTCCGTCAACAGTTTCAAAAACTACTGCATATTCGCCGATTGCACCAACTGACCCTTTTGGCACTCCGTTGTCAATTTTGGTTGTATCGTCATCTGTTAAAACTATTGGTGTTTTTGCAGCAAACTTTTGTCCACCGCTTGTTGTTACTGCTGCACCGTTCCATTCTTGAATACCGAATGTAGTGCCTCTAGTATCAATCCACCAAGTTCCATTGTCAGGATCCGCTCCCGGAGCCTCTGATGTACCTGCTAGTTGTGATAAGTCTACATCGGCTCTAGTTACAAACGCTGCGTTAGAAACACCTAGCAAACTATATGCTGCTAGAAGTCCGTATTCATTTAATTCGCTACCGTGAATCGGTGTATTACTTGCTGTCTTTTCAAAGTTTGGTACTCCAAAAAGATCTACTAATTCTTTCTGTGAAGTTACTTTAAATGCTGATCCAGCATTTGCTTTAGTTGTTGCCGCTGCTGTGCCTGTGCCTGCGGCGTTTTGTTTATCTTGTGCAGTTGCTACAATAATAAGTGGAGTTGTCCCTGGTTCTGCCGGGGTATAAAAACTCTCATCAATTACCGTAACTTCTACTCCTGGTGATTGTAGTGCCATTCTAATCTCTCCTGGTAATGTTAAAAGTTCATTACGTAACTTATGCTAATGTATTTAGCGTAATCTTTTAAAAATGGTGCTTTAAGGTGCATATATAAAGGGATTGAAAAGGTGTAAATAACATTATGAGACCACTATGTAAAGGGTGCAATAAACGCCCACGTGCAGTTAATTATAAGAAAGGTACTAAAACGTACTATCGCAAACTATGCGAAGGATGTTTAAAGTACGGCACTAACTATGGTATCACTATGTGGGAACAGTCAGGGTACAAGAAGAAGAAATCTTGCGACAAGTGCGGTTTTAAATCAACACACGATGACATATTCAAGGTATTCCATGTAGATGGAAACTTGAACAATTGTAGACCAACTAATTTAAAAACAGTGTGCTCGAACTGTGCTGTAATAATATCAAAAGAAAATGTTACTTGGAAGCAAGGGGATCTTGTAGCAGATTTTTAACCTTATCGTACATCTCTTGAATAGTTCCGTCATTGTCTATTTCATGATCAAACTCAGTACCTACCCAAGCCCATTCTGAAGCATGGATTCCGAGTTGCTTCATAGCATTCATTGAAACATTAATACCAGCATTCGCTCTTTTAGCATCTTCGTACCAAGGAGGAAGATCACCTCTTTTAACCCAAATTATAGTGCCGCCGGCTTGTTTAATACTCTTAATTTCGTTAGGAAATCTACAGTCGGAGATTACAATGTTATCTTCGCTTTTTCGTAATTTGTTTTCTAAACTAGCAATCCAAATATCATCATGAAAGTTTTTACGTGCTACTTCTGTACCCCAATACTGCAATACCCATCTCGGTGTAAGTGTAGGCATATGTAATCTATCTGCCCACCATTTGTCTACCTTTTCACGCCAAGCTCTTGCTTCTTTTGAACGTCCTTCTAATAGATCTCTATCCCAACCAAATACAGCCGCCACTGCATCTTTAAGAGTATTGGCATAGCTCTCTCGTCTAAACTCGTGGAAATTAACAAGATAGTCCGCAACTGTATCTTTGCCAGAACCGATAAATCCACAAACACCGATAATCATAATAAAACTCTCCTTAGTATGAGTATTATTATAACTGCTTATTTGCTAAATGTCAAGTGTTAATAATAAGGTTTTGGCTGACCAGCTTTGCCCGTATTGAGTTTACGAGCCAATACACTTGCTGTATTGATTGCTTTTGTACGCTGTTGACGTCTTGCTTGTGTAGGTGCTGTTCTAGCACGAGTACGCTTCATACGTTGTGCTTTAGCAACATCGTATTGCTGTACACATTTGGAAGGATGACTTACTTGTCTACCTGCTCTTGGTCCTGTTGAACAACGAAAACGCAGTTTGGTTTGTCCGCCACGCTGATTGTGTTTACCAACACCCCAAACCATTTTAGCGACTTCGGTGTACATTTGTTCATGTTCTTCTGTGATGAAATCTGATGCTTTCATTATCCAATAATCCAACTGTATCCTTGGCCGCCTGGAACTTGTGTTACCAATTCGGCTGTTAATCTATCAATATCTGCAAATCCTTCTTGTTTCATAGAAGCACCATTAAGAGCTGTGCCTCCTTGTGGACCTGCAATACTTGCAAACTTTTCTCTTGCTTGTCCTAACATAACTTTACAGTTTGCAAGAGTATAATCTCTAACCCACTGACTTGCATATACATCTTGTAAAATAACAAAGTCGGGTTTATTGTTGTAGCACCAAAGCAATACATTTTCATCTGCTCTCGGTCTCTGCATAATTGTTAATTTTTTGCTTTGCGGATGCCATGTAAAGTTGATAAATGAACCAAACATCTTTCCAACAAGTTCTTGATATTGTGCAAACAATTCATATGTTGCTAGTCCGCCCATATTAGTGGAACTTAACAAATAGGTATTTGTGTAAGCGAGGTTAAATGGTTCAAACACTGTACCACCGGTTCCGCCGCCTGTGCGTGACCCTACAGATCTTCTATAAATCTGTCTAACTTGCTGTATTTCGTCTGGTAAGATATATTCGTTTTTGTCTACTTCTAATGCAAGAGTAATATAACTTTCTTCGACAGCATTGTCGGATCTTTGCTTAAAAACTCCAAGTGCTTTAGATAATGCAGTTTCGTAGTGTATAGGATCGAGCTCAACGTCGATCATGCCATCGCCGAGAAACGCTTTACAATAATCAAAAACTTTCTGTTTTTCTTGTTCAATTTGGCTCATATAACTATTTATGCCTTAAGCTAGAAACGGTAAATAAGTATACTATGCCAAGATTAAGTTTATATCGTCCAGAAAAGGGCAAAGATTACAGTTTCATTGACAAAACTATTTGGGAAATGTTCCAGGTGGGTGGTACTGATATCTACCTACACAAATACCTAGGGTCAGGTGCTGCAATACAGGGTGATACACCTAGTACACCTGCATATTCTACTTTAGATCCTACGAATATACAAGATATGCTATTTCTGGAAAACAGAGACAGAAAATATGACTCTGATGTCCATGTTATGCGTGGTGTTTACAATGTTCAAGATATAGATTTCAATCTTAGTCAATTTGGTTTATTTCTACAAAACGATGTATTGTTTATTACCTTTCATATTAACGATACTATTGAGCGTTTAGGAAGAAGAATTATATCAGGCGATGTTATAGAATTGCCTCACTTAAAAGATTACAATGCAACAAACAATTTACAATTTGCTTTAAAAAGATTTTATGTTGTAGAAGATGTTAACAGAGCAGCAGAAGGTTTTTCAGTAACTTGGTATCCTCATTTATATCGTGCAAAATGTAAACCACTAGTTGATTCACAAGAATTCAAAGATATACTTGATCAAATTGCTAATCAAGAAGGTTTCAAAGGCGAGTTCAATCAAGGCAACACATACTATCCGGGAGATGTTGTTTCATATAACAATGAGAAGTACGAAGCAACTTGCGAGACAACAGATGCTCCTCCAGGAGAATGTTGGAAACTTGCTGACACACTTAAAGACATCATGTCTACATACGAAAAAGAAATGCAAATTACACAGGCAGTTCTTGATCAAGCAGAAGCCGATACACCTCAAAGTGGATATGATACAACTAAACTGTTTACGCTACAAAGAACAGAAGATGGCAAACCTGAATTAGTATCAGCAGATGATACTATTAATGATGCAGATATTGATACAATCACTGCTGATACGGTATATGCTAATGCTGAAGCTAATGGATATGCAGGTTACATACTAGGCGACGGACTTCCACCTAATGGTGCTCCGTTTACACAAGGCATAGCGTTCCCATTGGGAGCATCAGAAGGGCAGTATCATCTTAGAACTGATTATAAACCAACAAGATTGTTTATCTATAGAAAAAATAGATGGGCTAAAGTAGAGGATGATGTGAGAACAAATATTACAAATCTAAGTGACAACGATGTTGCAGTAGGTGCTGACTTCGCAGGAAAAGTTACTAGAGAAACACAAAAAACTTCGTTTATTAATAACAACAACGAACAGGTCATCGACGGACAAACTGTTAAAGAAAAACAAAGTCTATCTAAAGCACTTAGACCGGAGGCAGATAATTAATGCGTATTGAAGAAATATTTGGTTTTACAACTAGTCGTCCAAAAAAAGTTTCGATAAAAAGACGTCCACAAAAAGACGATGACGAACCTCTTGCAATTAAATTACAGCAAAGAAGAGCCGCTGCGGCAAAAGGTGATAAAACAGCGTTTACACACGATTTCAAAAAGGCAAGTAAGTAATGGATTTTTTCTACGACGGACAGCTTAGAAGATACGTAACACAGTTTATGAGAATATTCATAGGCTTTAAGTATCAAGCCGGTAATGGTGATCAACAGACTATTCCTGTTATGTATGGTGATCTAACAAGACAGGTAGCAAATATTATCCGTGAAAATTCAGAAAACAAAATGCCTACAGTTCCAAGAATGGCTTGTTATATTACAGGCCTAACTATGGACACAACAAGATTAACTGATCCCACTTTTGTTAGTAAGGTAAACATACGTGAAAGAAAATATACAGTAGACGAAAGTGGAAATAGAACTTATACAGGTGCACCAGGTAAAAACGTAACAGTTGAAAGATTGATGCCAACACCATATAAGCTCACAGTAAGAGCTGATTTATGGACATCTAATACAGATCAAAAATTACAAATACTAGAACAAATTATGGTGTTGTTTAATCCTGCCTTTGAAATACAAACAAATGACAACTATATAGACTGGACTAGTTTGAGTGTTGTTTACCTAACAGGAACAAACTTTACATCTAGATCTATTCCAGCAGGAGCAGATTCAGATATTGATATTTGTAGTTTAGACTTTGAAATACCAGTATGGATTTCGCCTCCAGCTAAAGTTAAAAAATTAGGAATTGTAAGAAGTATTATTGCTAATATCTTTACTGAAGAAGGCAATGTAAAAGATCTTTCGCAATTAGTATTCAACAGTTCAAATCCAAATGCTGTTGCATACGTAAATGCAAGATATCCTGTGTTATTGTTCAAAGCAAATAATGGTCAAGATTATGATTATGAATTAACAATATTAGATCAAACTGCTGCTATACAATCATTAGGATTAGATGTTAAAGAATTTTCAGACGGTAAAAAACTTGACTGGAACGGTGTAACAGCTATGCTTGGCGGATTTACAACAGGCACAAGTATGGTACATTTCAGACAACCTAACGGAAATGAAATTTCAGGAACGTGTGCAATACACCCAACAGATCCTTTCATAATGTTAGTAAGTATGGACCAAGATTCATTACCTGCAAACACAGCAATAGCTTCATCGAATAGATCAGCAAGTAGTCTAACTACAATAGATGCTGTTATTGATCCTACTACATTTAATCCTATCGAAGCATGGGGAGGTTTAAGTAGTATTCCATTAGGAACTCGTTATCTATTACTAGAAGAAATTGGATACGAAGGAAATGTTGACGGAGCGGAAGCATGGAAGGGCAGTGATGGTTCTAGTCAAACATCTTATAAATTAAAACAAAACAGCATTGTTGAATGGGACGGATCTTCGTGGGAAACTGTAATGGATCCTGATACTTCTGTTTCGATCATCTACATAACCAATCTTAAAACTGGCATCCAATATAAATGGGATGGCATCCAATGGCTCAAATCATTCGAAGGAGAGTATGCCCCAGGTTTTTGGAGATTTGATCCAGAAGGCGCATAAGTAGTTTTATGCAAAAACGTGCAGGTTTGTTATATCTATCAGCTGATACTCGACGAGTCCTTCTTATTTTAGAAAATGAGAAATGGACTGTTCCTACATTTGTCAGATCAGAAAATGTATTAGAAGATTCAAAAAATTTACAAGAATCTTTTGCAAAAGGTAAAATTCTTCCTATTGAATTATATCTATCCAAAGATCAAGGATTTGAATATAGCACCTATATTTGCTTAGTACACGAAGAATTTCTACCTACAGATGTTTATACATTTTGTTGGGCTACATTAGAATATCTACCCAAGAATATTCATGTAGGTTTAAAGAACACATTAAATAATAATCTAATAAGAACAAAGATAGAAACAGTTTTGGAGTTAGAAAATGCATCGTTTACTTGATCAACCAAGAGTTAAAGAAGAACTTGCTAGTTTTAGAGAAAGAATCGAAAACGTTAAGAGCGAGTCGTTAAAACAAGAATGTGGATCTTTATTAACACAATTAGTCGGCGAGATTAAAAACCTCGATATGTATCATGATCAACTATTTGTAAATCCACAAAAAAAATTATCAGGAATGTCTAACGACAGTAGAGAAAACGTTTCTATTTTACGTAGAAAATTAGAAAGTAAACTTAAAGATATTAAAAGAGCTAAACTATAAAGTTTGGAAACTTTTTACAGTTATACTGCCAACCATTGCGGCATGACTTGAACATTGATATCTGTAACCGCCTGATATAGACTCAGGAACCTTCCAGTATAAAACACCACCATAAGCAGCATTAGCAGAAGCACCTGTTGTTACAGTACCATTATCTAATACATGATACAAACCTTCATCATAGTTCGAACCTGCTGCTGTTTGTATCTGGAAAGGATGCGAAGCACTGACTCCAGATAAATCAAAGGCTATAGTTGTTCCTGAAATACAGTAAACTGTAGGATTGTCATTTGCTGCACCATATTGATCGAATCTATATGCTACTGTTCCATTTACACTAACGCTTAACATTGTAATTGCAGGTAGATAAACTTTGTCAATGGTTAAAGATGCATTGCCAGCATCTTGTAGTGTAGAAAAGTTTGCTGCGCCGCCGCTTTGTGTATTAGTGATTGTAACGGTATCAGTTCCAGGAGTAGTTGTAATTTGTATTCCTGTTCCTGCTGCAAGAGTTAAAGTATCAGTTGCAGAATCAGCAGTAACATCAGTTTGTCCGCTTACCGCTATAGTAGAAAAAGCATTCTGATTTGCTTCGCCACCACCTGCACCTACAGAGCTAATTGTAACTGTATCTGTTGTTGCATCTGTAGTGAGTGTTACATTAGAACCAGCAACTAATGTTAATGTGCCAGTTGGACTATCTGCAACTACATTGTCTTGTGTTGCTACAGCAATTACTCCAAAACTACTAGCTTGTCCAGCACCTCCGCTGGTAAGAACGTTCCACACTCCGGCAGTGGCATCATATTGCCATGTGGTTCCGCTCTGTGAAAACTGTTGTCCGTTTGTTGGACTGTCTGGATAATTAATTGCCATTTATGTACCTCAGTAGTATTTAGTATTTCTTAACTCTTATATTTAAACCGTTTCTAGTGTTTAAATTTGACATAACTTTTCTAGGCCCGATCTTAAATCTCGCATCAACAGCACCCTGATATAGAACTCTTGGAGATCCACCTTCTAAACTTCGATAGTCAGTCCAATTCGCATCGTTAGGAGTGGTTGATTCAGTACCATAATAAAAGTCCGAACTGTCTTGGGCTGTAAGTCCAAGGCACCATTCTTTTAATTCTTTCCATGTCCAGTCTCTGTTGTGTTCCATAATTGTTGCTAAAAATCCACAAGCAACAGGACAAGCAGCACTTGTTCCACTGAAAGCACAATCATATGCAGTTCCACCGTTATATGTAAATCCACTGTATGTAGCAGGATACTGTCCTTGATTGGTATAAGCCTTGTTTGCTGCTAGTGTGCCATCAGCAGCAGCATACACATCTATACCTTCACCTCTATCGCTATAACTTACTTTAGTTTCAAGACTACCATTATAATCATCATCTAATGCTCCGATGTTTATAGTTTTATAGTCAGTGGTTCCATCTTCTTTAATGTATCTTCCACCTTGTTGTGGAAATCCTGTTCTATTTGTTGTTCCGTATACAGCAACACCAAATTCAAACATTACTGAACCTTCTAAACTTCCGCCGTCGGTTGTTGTAATGTAATTGTTGTAATCAGGATGACCTTCTTTAACTACCTTTTGGTTAGAATTTCCAGCTGCACCTATGAATATCACACCTTCTTCTATCATCTCGTCCTCAGCAGTAGTCAGTGAATTATCAATCATTTGACTTTTCCAACGTCCGCCGTCCCCCTGTGTTCCCATATGACTTAACCAAGCAATTCCAGTTTCTGTTGTATAGGATACATTGGCAGTTGCACGGTGAGTATAATATAAGGTTGATGCATTAGAAACATTGGCATTGGATCCGCTTGGAGCCTTGTTTGATCGAAACCCCCAACTGTTAGAACTTAGTGTTGGATCTTTTGCACCAAAGAGAGGATTAACAGGTTTTAGTCTATGAAATAGTTTTTGTATATCAAATCCTTCTTCAATACCTGAACCATAAGCTCCATAAAGATCAAGCATCCATTTATTAGCATTGTACGCCCAGCCCTGTGTTCTTCCGAATGTTAATGCACCACAAGGTGTGCCGTGTTCTCCATCAGTGCCTGATGGTCTAATAGTATTATCGCCACTTGTATTTAATCTGGTATAAGTTGCGCTAACTGTTACTGTTCCTTCGTTCGCAAACTTTGCGCTTCGCGCACCGGCATTCCCCCACCAATCTCTTGCCACACTCTCCACAGGAACAGTTGTACCGTCCCAGCGTGTGGTTAATCTTGTACCTGGATCAGCATCAAACCATTCTGGATCAATATAATAAGGTGCATCAAGAACAAGATCCAATACATCACAAGTACCGTTTCCTGGAAGTAAATTTCCGCCTGTATATCCTGTTGGCTTTTCAACTTCTGTTACTCCATCTGAAAGTAATACACAATTGTTTTGGAATTCGGGATGTCCTATCCACATTCCTTCGTCACATACAATAACATCAATATTTTTTCCTGTTCCGTACTGAGTAGGATTTATTTCAGGGATAGCATTATCTGCTAGTGAATTATCTACCCAAGGATCTAAAAACTGTTGATGTCTATAAAGTGAATAACTTGCACGATTAGAATCTGCTGCTGTAGGTATTCCACCTGGCAATGTATTAGAAACTGAAAACTCTCTATAGTTTTTAATTGTTCCGGAATAACGAGCTACTAATTCTGGACGGACTGCTTGTAGTTCATCCTGTGGTGGTTTAAATTCTTCTGGATATTTAGAATAATCGATATTAATAAATCTTATTCTAGGATCATTTTTAAGTTGATCTGCTTCTTCTTGTGTAAGTAGGTATGTACCGCGAGTTGAACTATGTAATTTATCATCATCACATTCAATACAACGTTCCGGTACTTCGTCACAATTATGGCCATCGTGTACAAGTTCGTGATGTAGTTCGTCCCATTGTTCTTCGGTATACGTACCAAGTTGGTAATATTTTTCCTCAGCCATAGATCACCTTATACTAAGTTTACCCAAGAACCGTTTTCATAACCTTGAAATTTATTAGTTGTTGTATTGTAAATTAAATCACCGTTTTGTGCAGTTAATAGATCTCGTTGAGCGGTTGTAAATGAAGCCATCTTAATAGGAGATGATGTTACTTCTACTCTGGTTCCTGCTGTTAATTGTATTTCATTATCTGAAAATAGTTCAGGTACACCCGAACCTTGTGATATAACACTTCCTTGAACAGTAAGGTTATTGCTTACTGTTAAATCGTTGTTAACTGTTACATTGTTTTCAACAGTTAAATCACTGTTCATTATTACTGCTGGAGTAAAGGATATTGCCGAACTATCACCTGTATCGATTATGTTTCCTGTAAATGTAAAGTTACCTACAGAAGCAGCGGATGCTCCGCCAGTAAATACACCACCAGTTGTAAATGCAGTAAAGCCTGTTCCGTTTACAGGTGTAGTTAATGTTGAATCTGAATAAAGTGCAAATGTTCCACTTGTTAAAACATCTGCAAAATAATCATTACCGTTAAGTTCTGTCATACCACCGACAGATGAAAATGTTACCGGTTGTCCTTCATATAATCCATGATCACCAAAGGAAGTAATTACTACCGGGTTGGCCTGTGTTGCACCATTGACCACTCCTGATACGCCTGCTACTGAATCGTCTCCTGCAGACCATTGTGATCCATTCCATTTTAAAACTTGATTAAGTGCCGGCGACATTGCTGAATCAACATCTGATAAACTCTTAATGCTTTGAGAAGTTATAGCAGTTAAGTATCCTGACAACGCATGATTACCCCAACTGTATGCTGAATCCCATTGAGAAGAATTTGCTGTTGCAGTTGTTAGTGCTGTTGTTGTTGCGTAATCTGCTAGTGTAGTTGTTAGTGCTGTTGATGTAACGCCATCAGTAATTCCATATCCGCCTAGTGTTGTTGGTGTTCCTGTTAGTGATGAAAATGCACCATCAAATGTACTTGCATCAGTAATTCCATAACCTGCTAGTGTAGTCGGAGTGTTTGATAATGAACTCCATTCGCCATCAAATCCTTGTGGTGCGTCTTCAAATGTAAATGTTCCAGAACCGTTTGTAGTGAGTATCTGCCCATTTGTGCCATCACTGATACCTAAATCTAAAATCGAAGTAACTAAAGATTCTAATCCACTTACTGGCTGAACCCATTGATTAGAACTTCCATCACTAGTATAAACATACAGTCTGGCGTTAGATGTGTTAAACCAAATTGTACCTGTTTCAGGAGCACTTGGTGATGTATCACCTAATTCTATACTACCACTGCCGCCACCAACTCCTGCTAATTCTGCTTTTGCAAGAAATGCAGCATTTGAAACGTTCGATAAATCCACTTTAACAAGCGGCATTCCTCCAACATCTTCGGCGTTAAAAACTCTTAGTGTATTATTTGTTTGATCGTAAAAAATCTCGCCTTTGGCGCCGGTTTTTCTGTCAAGAAAATCAGCATCTCTAGGCGATATTCGTAAGTTATTAATAATCGGTAATCTAGCCATTCTGTATTTGCACCATATTTGTTACATAGTATTTATCTAATGCCATATCTTTCACTATCACGCTTACAGCGCCTATAAATATGCATATGAAACTCTTAAAAGACATTGGAATATTCGAGAGCGCAGTAACTGACGAAACCTGTGATAAATTGATTGAATATTATGATCAACTAACAGATTTAGGTATGTCACATACTAGAATTAGCACTAACGATTCTCCCGGGCACCTAAAAAAGGACTCTGCTGCATTTTTATTCGAACCTCCAGCACTTAATCTTTCCACAGAAAACCCTGCGGTTAGGGACAGTGTCCAGCAAATTATTTATTGTTGGGAACAATATATAGATCATTACAGTGTATTATCATCTGTCGATCCACACAGAATTTACTATATGAAACTGCAAAAAACCCTACCAGGAGAAGGTTATCATGTATGGCATTACGAATCTGATAACCGAGAACGTTCAGGTAGAGTTGCTGCGTGGGGGTTATATCTTAACACTGTCGATGAGGGAGGAGAAACCGAATGGCTTTATCAGTCTGTAAGGGTTCCTGCTACAAAAGGTACATTAGCAATTTGGCCAGCCGGTTATACTCATACACATAGAGGTAATCCACCTCTAAGTGGTGAAAAGTATTTGTTAACAGGTTGGATCGAATACTAATGAACAAAATTAAACTTTTTCCTATAGAATTATTCGAATTTAAAAAAGAATTTGATTTTGATCAAATTATAGTAGACTGCGAAAAATATGCTGATTTGATTAAACATTCTGATGTTATTTCATCAATGAGAAATCTACACGATAAGCCTGAATTGAAAGAATTATTTGATTGGTTTAGACAGTGTTTAGATGAAATTAGATTGAAGCAAAAATATGACTGCGATAGTTTTGAAATAACAAGTAGTTGGTTTAACAGATCATTACCTCAATCTCAAATGTCATTGAATTTGCATAGACATAGTATGAGTTTCTTTAGTGCAGTTTTTTATCTTACTGAAGGATCTCCTACAGTGTTTGAAGATCCGGTAATACATCGTACACAAGCACAACTTGAAGTTTTAAGAGAACTAGATAAAGATTCAAGCCCGCATCAAAGTATAGAAGCAGAACCAGGAAAGTTAATTATTTTTCCTAGTTGGCTTTTTCACTTTAGTGCTCCACACATAGGCGATAAAGATCGTTACGTTATTAGTTTTAATACTATGCCGCAGGGGCTTGTAAATTATAAATTAGCAACAGATAGCGTTGCCTCTATTAAAATATTGAATAAGGATAAAGGATGGTAAAAGACCTAATTGTGTTAGGCGGCGGCAATGCTGGTCTTATGACAGCATTATACCTTAAAGAAAGTATTCCTAATCTTAACCTAACTGTAATTAAATCATCCAAGATTGGAACTATCGGTGTTGGCGAAGGATCTACTGAACATTGGAAAATGTTTGCTTCTGCAACTAGAATTTCAATCGTAGATATGATAAGAGAGTGCGGTGCTACATTTAAGATAGGAATTAAGTTTGAAAATTGGCATGGTGATGGAACTAGTTACTATCATAGTTTGCCTGAAGCTCTAGTAGACACAGATAGTTATACAGGTATTCCGTATGCTATGCTTAAACTTATTGCAGATGGTACAGGCACAGAAAATCTGCACTGGCAATTGCCTATGGACGGATATATTAGAGAACCGTTAGATCAATACTATCAGTTTCATTTTGACAGCGAAAAATTAAACACGTATCTTCTAAAAAAGTGTGATGAAAGAGATATTAAAGTTGTTGATGCTGAGATCAATAATTGTGTATTAGATAACGAAGGGTTTATTTCCTCTATAGTCGATGACAATGGGCTATCATATTCAGCAGATTTCTTTATAGACAGCAGTGGATTTAAAAGAGTACTTGCATCAAGACTTGGAGCAGAATGGGTTGATTGGTCAGAGTACTTACCTACAAACAGTGCGTTGGCTTTTCAAACACCATACGAAGAAAATATTCCTCCATATACACTATCTCGTTCTATGAATGCTGGATGGATGTGGAGAGCTCCTGTACAGGATAGATTCGGTAACGGATATGTTTATGATGATAGATTTATTTCAGAAGAAAATGCATTAAAAGAAGTACAACAATACTTTGATTTTCCTTTAAACATAGGACGTAGAATCAAATACACTTCAGGAAAAGTAAACAAAGCATGGATTAAAAATTGTGTTTGTATTGGATTAAGCAGTAACTTTGTTGAACCGTTAGAAGCAAGTAGCATATCAACTACTATACAACAGAGTAGACTACTAGCAAGTTCTCTTTGGAATTGGAATAGATCAGATCAAGGAACAATTAACAAATATAATGAAATTGTTGATGACATGATGTTTAATATTTTAGACTTTATACAATTACATTATTATACTCAAAGACAAGACACTAAGTTTTGGAAATGGTGTAAGAATGAAATGAAGATTACAGATTTTAATAAAGAGAATTTATCAAACTTTAAAAATAATTTTATTAGTCAAACATTATTACCAGAAGACGGAACGTTCGGAACCTATAGAATTTATGATTGTTTAAATTGGATTCAAGTAATGCACGGGTTGCGTATGTTTAATATAGAAAATATCAAGAAGATATATAATAGTCATACCCATTTAAAAAATATAGAATTAGAATTTTTGCAATTGCCAAGTCAACCAGATGAAACATGGATTACTTGTCGTGATGCTGTAAATTTAGTCAAGAACAGTGTAACGGAAATTAAGTTATGATTAGATCATTATGTGTACTAGGTGGAGGAACTGCTGGATTAATTTCTGCATTAATGATGCGTAAAGCATATCCTACTTTAAAAATTACAATATTAGAATCGTCTAAGATAGGTATTATTGGTGTAGGTGAAGGCAGTACAGAACACTGGAAACCTTTTATGGAATATATCGATGTTGATGTTCCTACAATTGTAAGAGAGTGCGGAAGTACATTTAAAATAGGTATTAAATTTACAAACTGGAACGGCGACGGAAAATCTTATTGGCATAGTTTAACAGAACAGTATAACACTTTACATCAAGATAACGATGCCCCATTAAGTTGGTTTAGATACACAGGCGAGAATTGGGATCCTGAAGAAACTGCTTGGGATTTATCAAGAAATAGCAAACATCCTGAGCCTTTCCATGAAATTATTTCTCAATATCATTTTGATACATTTAAATTAAACAAATTTTTTCATAAGTTATGTGCAGAAAGAAACATAGAAGTTATTGACACAGATATATCTGATGTAATCGTTGATAAAGATGGCTATGCTGATTACTTAATAGATGAACACGGTAAACAATATAAAGCAGACTTTTACATTGATAGTAGCGGCTTCAGAAGAATTATAAGCAGTAAATTAGGTGCTAAATGGGTTGATAAACAAAAACAATTACCAATGAATAGTGCTATTGCATTTCCAACAGGTTACACTGAAAACATTCCTTCCTATACTGAAGCAACAGCATTAAGTAGTGGATGGGTATGGAGAATTCCAACACAAGAACGATATGGAAATGGTTATGTTTTTTGTGACAACTTTATCAATGAAACACAAGCATACGATGAAGTTTCAAAGCATTATAAAGAAAATTTAAAAATTACTCAAGAATTAGAAATAGGTAGAAAAGTAAAATTTAGTGCAGGATATTTAGATAAATTCTGGATTAAAAACTGTTTAACAGTTGGGCTATCAGGTATGTTTGTTGAACCATTAGAAGCAAGTAGTATAGGTTCTACAATACAAGAAATTAGATTAGCTATTCCTAGTTTCCATTACTGGACTCGAGGAGAAACAATAACAGAAAATGTTTTTAATGATAGAATGATTAGAATAGCTGAAAATATTGTAGACTTTATTCAATTACACTATATTACTAAACGCAATGATACTGAATTCTGGAAATGGGTCAACAAAGAAATTGTTTATACAGATTTTATTAGAGAAAATTTAGAATACTTTAAAAAGAATGGTGTTAATTCACAAATGTTCGGAATAGAACCATTGTATATGTTTTCTTATCTAAATTGGAGTCAAGTAATGCACGGTCTATCATTATTTGATTATGATGCTCGCAAGAAGTATTGGGAAGAATTTTGGAGTAAAGAACATTCAGAAAATTTGGATAATTTATTTAAACACGGCAATGCAGTAGATATGAGTACTGTTCGAACACATAGAGAAGCATTAAATATTTTAAAAGAAAGATATTTGGAAGTACGTTATGAATTATAATGCAGTGATTTTAGGTGGCGGTTCCGCTGGCTGGTTAACAGCACTATGGGTTAAGAAATTTTGGCCTAATCTCAAAATTGCTATCGTTGAAAATCCTAAGAAACCTCCTATTATTGCAGGAGAAAGTGGAACGACTACGTTTGTAGATCTATTAAGAAAGATTGACATAGACAAAGATGATTTTGTTACAAAGGTGTTTGCTACACCTAAGTTAGGTGGAAAATTTACAGACTGGAACGGTGTAGGGACAGAGTTCATACATTGTTTACAAACAGATTATGCACCTTGGTTAGATGGATGGAGCGATTATTACGATACTCCGGAGTCTCAGCCTTTACTGTTTGGTAATATGCTAAACATCATGCAACGAGAAAGAGAAAAAGATACATATCTAAAAACATTAATAGCAAATAATGTTCCTTTGTCAGATGCATTCTATGCAAATCAATTTATAAAAAATAATAAAGTTCCTTTCGGTTCTAGTACACACAACCTGCCTGTTATTCCTATGTGGCATTTTGAAAGTAGATCAGCTGCTGCTTATTTTAAAGAAATAGGACTATCAAGAGGAATAGAACTTATCGAAGGAGAGTTTCAAAGTGCAAAATTAAAAACTGACGGAAACTGTGAATCAATCTTACTAGATGAAAATAGAGAAATAACAGCAGATTGGTTTTTTGATTGTAGTGGTTTTGCTAGATTACTTTTAGAAAAAACCATGAAGGAACCTATTTTAGATTATACAGATTACTTTCCAGCTAGAGCAGTAGTTGCCTGGTGGGACGATCCTTGTTACTGTGTTACAACAAATGCTATTGCAATGAAGTATGGCTGGAGTTGGAACATTAATCTAAGACATAGAAGCGGAAACGGTTATCTATATGATCCAGATCATTTAACATTAGATCAAGCAATACAAGAAGCGGAAAAACGATTTGATAAAAAAATAGAACCTATAGCAAACTTTAGTTTTCAACCTGGAATGATGAGAAACACTTGGAAAAACAACGTCATAGCTATTGGTTTGAGCAACGGATTTTTAGAGCCGTTAGAAGCAAACGGGGTTGCTGTTATTATAGAAAGCCTATATGCACTACAAGATCATTGGCACCCTGAAAGAAAAGGATATGTATCTAACAGATTTAATGACAGAGTTTGGTCAGTGAGTGAAGATATTAAAGATTTCTTAGCGTTACATTATAGAGGAAAACGCAAAGACACTGAGTTTTGGCAAAGTCATCAAAACGATGAATTTAGAATTCCGGAAACTTTAAGATTAAAATTAGAGGACTGGAAACAATGGTATTTGCACGGAGGTGCAGAACCACTTTATAACGGGTATAGTCCAACAGCATGGCTGATGGTATTACAAGCACTACAGGTATATGATCATAGCATACTTTCAGCTAGATACGAAAAACTGCTAACAATATCCTCAAATGTGCTAAATAATAATATACAACGTTACAAACAGCTTGTTGCTCCATTTTTAACCATTGAGCAATGGGTGGATAATTATGCTAAATAGTATGCAAGGAGTTAATTGTAATGAAAACTTATAAGATTATTTTAAGAGTGGCACACGGAGTACTCGAAGTTAGAGAAGACACTTGTCAGGCAAGAAACGCTGAAGAAGCACAAAAAATCTTCGAAGAAAGACACGGTGTAGAACTAATTGTTGCTGGTCCTTTGCCAGTTAGCAATTAACGATCAAACCCCATTTCTTTTCTAGCAGATTCAAGCTCGTCTTTAATAGCTTGATTAACAAATTCCGAAGGTAAACCTAAACAAGGCCTAGTATCCCATTTTAAATGTGCATACGGGCCTTTTTCATCTACATACTGTAAAAATGCCTGTATTACTTTTTGTCCAGTATACGGCTCTCTCCAATGTTCGTGTCTACGACCACTGTAGATAACTATGTCTCCAACATCTAAGATTATTTCGTGAATGTTGCCTTCTTCATTTTTAATGTATAACGGCCAGTCTTGATCTTCTTTTGTAATAGAAACACTTACAGATATTTCAGAACTGCTACGATCAAAGTGCTTTCCTAGTTCAGATCCGTTGTAATATATGCGAGCATAACTGTAAACAGGTACTAATTTCTTTCCTACTTTTTCACTTACTAATGGTGTAAGTTTTAGCATTAATGCTTCAAACATTAAAGGAGCATATCTTGCAAATGTATTTTCACACATATCTGATAAGTTTGCACCAGGATATAATACTTGACATACATCGTTTTGCATTTCATATTCTAATGCCATAAACTCGCAAAGCTCTTTGCTTACGGCATTTTTAACAATAATATAATCTTCTTTCATCATACTAACGGAATCATACTCATGTTACCAAAAGGTCTTTCTACATAGTTTCTAATAAACTCATTATTAGGAATAGTATGTATATCAAAACCTAGTGTAGTTCTATAACCTTCGTAAGGTTCTAGTACTTCTACTTTGTGTTTTACAAATCCAGGACCAAAATATATTTGTCCGGGTTTATTTTCAATAGTCCAATTTTCAAACACTGTGTTTGTTTTTTTAGGATCTATTGATATATAGCCATGATAATCAAACTCATGTCCGTGCCAATCTAATACTTCATCGTGTTTATGATAGTTGATCCAAGATTGCAACCATAAAGGTCGATCATCGCCAAGTTCTTTTCTTACAAACTCTCTTAATTCAACATATAAAGAATACCATGCTGTACTAGGAGCAGTTAGTGTAAACACATTATACTTGTTATAGGACCATGTACTATCTTTGTCAGGAAAGACAGTTTCAAATACCTTATGTGCTTCATTAAGGCTGTGAACTATTTCGTCGTAGTTTTCTAAAATAGTTTTAGATGTTATGAGTTTGTATTCCATATGTTTCTCAAATTCATGTTAATCACCATTCTAAATTTAGAATTTCTTGCCCATGAAGAACTATGATAATACTTTCCAGGAAATATTAGTATTCTTCCTTTTTTAGGTGTTACTCTTTGCTTAACTGTAAAATTATTTTCTTTTATTCTAATAATATCATCTTGACCGCTACTGTATGTGTCGTTGGTTTCGTTAAAAATAACAGTGTCGCCATCGCTATCATTGACATAATATATTGCATTCCAGTGTTCAAAAAAACTATCTATATGCGGCATATGCCAGTCTAATTTACTTACTTTGTTAGGTAATGTTAAGTTTGCTCGCATTCTAATTAACTGATTAAAAGAAACATTGGCTTGACTTGTGATACTTAACACTAAAGGATACATTACATTGAAATGCATACTTTTAGGTTCATTATGTTCATAGAAAAAATGATTAAACCCTGCATGATTGTCTTCTTGTGTTTGAAAATCTTCATCGCCTGATACCATTGATTGATTGAATACCCAACCAAAATCCCAACCAGTCATTAAATTTAAAATGTGGTCTTGATAGTCTTTAGGTATAATATTATCAATTACAATTATATCATTAGTCATGTACTGCTACTCCATAGAAGTTTATAAACAAACTACTATCTTCTTTAGTTTCTCCGTAAAATTTTTCAATCTTATGAGGTTTTTCAGGTTCAAATATAACACATCTATTAAACACATTTTCTACTTTAATAGAAGGAACAATAGCATTTGATACTTTACTATAGAATGTTATTCCTGAATTTTCAGGAGGATTAGGATTTAAAAATATTGTTCCTGCTATATTGTACATTCCATTTAATTCAACTATTTCTGATGTATGTTTACTATCAACTAAATTAAAATCACAATGCACAAAATTAAATCTATATTTGTTAGGCACATGAACTATTAGTTTTGCAAGAATTGTATCAAACAAATTAAAGTTTATTTCGTCAAGAGTTTTTGAACGCAATCCGTAATACGCATCATTATCTTGTTCTAAATAATCTAATTTTAAAGCACTGTGTCTAACAAGTGTAGGTGCTTCAAAAAAATCATCTATAACTTTTACAGGTTGTTTAACGTCTTTGATCATATTGCTTTAACAAAAAACACTTGTGTTAATCGGTTAGTGTCTTTACTGTTCCCAAAAAATTCTTCTGCACTGTGCCATGCTCGTGTGTCAAACATTATACATCTATTGTAGACACTCTCCATAGTTACTGTTTTTTTAAAAAGTTTTGTTTGTTCTTCTCTGTATTTTTGATATGGTTTTCTTTCTTCTTCAGTATCAGATAATACATCTTTCATAAACTTGTCTGCATATTCATCTAAATTTAGATTATCTTTATCTTCATACACAACAGTTCCACTTCCTAGTGGAGCTTCTTTGTTAAGATAAATTACTCCTGCAATATTAAGTTTTGGATCATCGTCGTGTACCCAACCTCTTCCATATGTTTCATCTACCATGTGGAATGCTGTTTGAAATTCAGAGAAAGATCTATAACCATAATCTCTAATCCAGAAAAGTAATTTTTTTCCGAACATTTCAAACAACGGTAAATTATTTTCATGAAATAACTTAGTTCTAAGACCCGGCCAACTACCTCGCTTTCCTTTAAAAAATTCTTGATCTAGTGCAAATTCTCTCCATAGATCTGGCTCGTCGTAGAAGTTATCTATAATAGTTGTTGGAAAGTAAGGATACAGATTTCTATCTTTAATTTGATTATTAGAGATATACTGACTAGAAGCCTTATCGCTTTCTATCAAACTATTAATATAATCGTTATCCATTCTTTTGACCTGCTGTAAAATTCATAGTAAGTACAATTCTTTGGTTATGCATCTTAGGACAAGTACTTGCATGAAAGTGCCAACCATTGAATACAAGAACTTTTCCTTGAAGAGGCTCGCTTTTAAATTTACGATGATACTTTTGTCCTGTTAATAAAGGTTGATCTTTCTCGTGAAAAATTACAGTATCACCATCGCTTGAATTAACATAATAACACGCTGTAAAATGTTCCTGTTCATAATCTCTATGCGGAGTATTATATTCATAAGGTAAATGAGGGAAACTATACTTTGTGTTTAACAAAAATCCTAATCTCATTCTAAGTAATGTATGTAATTCTAATCCTGCTTTTTCACAAGTTGCATTTAACAATGGCATAAAAAAATCTAAGTGAGGATTATGTTGATTATTAGGATGATATATTAAATGAGCAAAACTAGGTGTTGAATGTCTTGGATCTTGATCTAAACGATCTTCATATGTAGTATCGTTCATAAAATGCCAGTCAAACTCAATATTAGTAACTTTATTTAAAATTTCCATAGAGTAATTGTAATCAATTACATCATATATTTCAATTGGTTCAAAATCAGTCATGTTGTATCCTATAAAAATTTCTATCAATACTTCCTGTTGCATCTTCAGTTGGAAGTTTCTGCCAACAAGGAATACTCATAGACAATCGCTTTCCTTTAGGATATGCACAATGATACATTCTTGAAGGAATATATAAAACGTCTCCTGGTTTAAGTGTAACGTCTATTGCTAGTTCTAAATCATCTTCTTTAAGTTTATTGTTTAGCAAACCAGTTCTATGCATATAAGTTATTCTATTATTAAAAATTTTCCAGTGTGTTTCGCCTTCAACTTGAATAATAAAATTAGCAGGATAGTCTTCATGTATATTAAAACTTTTTGCATCTTGTAAACCAAAGTAAACATGAATAGCTGAATTTACACTGTACATACTTTCAAACATTGCAAGAAGTTCCATAGTTTTTTTACTATAGAATGCATAATCTAAATTAATTAAACCGCAACCTTCGTGTAGTTTGTCAAATAAAAATTGTTTATCTTGAACAGGCCTATTCCATATCCACGATTTATTGTATGCTGGTACTTCTATTTTAGTACCTGTAGGATCAATAACTTCAAAATTATACTGTGCTGAATTATTCATAGTCCATTCAACATCGTCCCACGTACAATATATACTAGGATCAGAAATAAGATTTTCCCAATAATGCGGAGCATCATTGATCATTAAATCTGTTTCTTTAAGAATTCTTTGGGAAATATCTGTCATCATCTGTCCTAAAATATTTAACATTCCAAGAAATAGAAATTCTATCTTCGTCGGTACTATTTCTTTCTACACCGTGCGGTAAGTTTCCAGGGAATATTAAAATTTTTCCTGTTTCTGCTTCATATCTTATTGCACTTGCACTTATTGCTGTGTGTTGCTCAATCGGTGCTCTCGAAGCAACTATAAAATCTGCATTGTAATCTTTATAAAAAATTATTCCACCTTGGTCTGGAGTTGCTTTAACATAAAAGGCTCCACTAATAAAAGAATTATCGTGGATATGAACACTATTTGTATCGCCTTTTTTATTAATATTGGCCCAAAGATTTTCAATTACAATAAATCCTGCATCTTGATTATAACCATAATCAATTATGCATCGTTGCGCTTGTTCTAATATTAAATCTTCTAAAGGTTTCATTTCAGGATAAGTTCCTGGACGGAAATCCATTGACTGCCAGCCGCCTTGATTACTTAAATATCTACCTTTTGTATCTTGTTCGTATAATTTATAAACAAGTTTTTCAATACTATCAGTATCAATATTAGTTGTTGTCCACCATACTGGAGTAGGAAAGAAATGATCAAAGTGCCACATTATCTAATAACCTCCCCAAACGTTTTAGGTGGAGATAAATGTGAAAATGCAAATGCATGACTCCATCTAAAGTCTACGTTTTCAGAAATCACTGCACTGTGACAAATATTAGCATGATACATAGTCATTTTACCTTTAATACTTGGTGCTTGTCCTTTATATTCAAACCCCCATTCTGCTAATTCTTCGTCTTTCATATTAAACCAGCTCGGTGCTCTAAAAGGTTTTTCAGCCATTGCTCTCCATTTTTCAAACATAGGATGTGTTTGATCTGTTTGAAAATCATATACACTATCCTTTAATACTCCATTATACTTATAAAGTTTTGTACTGCTATCTTTAATATCGTGATCTGTAAACCAAAGGTTAGCAACTAATCCTTCAGGGTAATCAACGTGAGGTATTCTCCAACATGAAATAGGTCGTGCTCTATCTTTGTAATAAACATTCCCCCATTCATGTATCTGTGGTTCAAATATATCAGGATTAGAATGCTGAATATAGAAATCTCTAATTAACACACATATATCTTGATAAACCCAATTAGGAAGATGTACAGTGTCAAAAGGATTAGGATCAAAATTATCAGGATGATTATTATCTTTTACAATAGGAAAACATTTAATTAACTCTTGAAAAGTTTCAAAACCTTCTTCTGTTTTAAAAGGATGATCAGCAATCCAAAACCCTATTCCGTCACCTAGGTCTGTGTATTCAGCATTTAATTCGTAAGGTTTTTTAAATTTAAAAACTTTATGAAAGTTATTTGCGTCAGGATTACAAACTTTAAAATCTATCATTTTATATTAAACGTCATTACTATTCTTTCTTCGTTGGTATTATTAGGCTGTACTCTATGCTTTAACCAACCAGGAAATATTAATACATCATTAGTTTCAACAGGCAATTCGGTATAGTTCCTTTCTCCGATAATAGGAAAAGAGGTTTTATGATATTCCAGAGGATCTCTAAATTCGATATTACCGGAGTTAGGAGGACATTTAACATAACAACTTGCTACCCAAGTAGCAAAGTTATGTTGATGTTCTAGTGTATAACCTGTTTTAAAGTGTCTATTAAACCAAGAACCTTGCACCATAGACTGTCTTTCATAGAAGTTATGGTCGTCTTTTATTTGTGTTAACCTATCCCCGAGCCAGGCTTGAAAGTCGGAGAGTTCCATCCAAGTGTGAGGTTGCAACATTTCATCATTAGAAACAGTAGATATTGCATCTCCTGCTTCTAAACTAGAATTCTGATCAACGTGTGATATTGCTTCTTCTATTCTTGGACGTAGTGATTCGTAATTAAACTCGTAACTATACTTGTAAATGAATGGCAAGAATAAATGAACACCGCCATTATTCACTGCTTCCATCGTTTTGACCCTGTTCCTCAAGCAAATCGACAGCTAATTGTATACCCATCATTGTACCTTCCATCTTTAGTACATCTTGAGACAGTTCTTGTCTTTTGCTAAAGTCAATTGATGTAATGCCGTATGGATTCAATTTAACGTTTGCAAAATCTTCTTCTAGTTTTGCGAGTTCTGCTTCTGCTGCTGTTTTTTGAATTTTTACATTCTCAATAGCACCTAACAGTTTTCCTTTTACTTTTTCCATTGTTATTATCCTCTGTGTTTATACTTAGTTAGAATTTTAGAAGCTCTTTGCAGTCTTGAAGACAGTTGGTCCGTTTCTAAAAATATAGAATTGGCTGCAAAGTTATATGCTCTTTCTTTTTGGTAATCTAACTCATCTGCATTTTCAATACTAACATCAAACGAATTATATTGCAAGTCTTTTCTTTTGATTGGTATGTATTGGCAAAGTGGAGTTCCTGCTCGAATTAACGTTTCTCCATTTAGTTGTTTCCAAAATAATTGCACGTTAACAACGTGTGAATATCTTGGATCTAATATTCCAATAGCTGCTTGGAATCTGCTTTCATTGTTATATGTTACAGGTAATTGCATAAAAACAATGTCATCACTACATTCAACTCTCCACGGAGTTTCAACTTTAATTACTGTTCTTAGTGTATCTTCTGCACTGTCTAAAATAGGATCAGTTTGTGACGAATCGTGTGAAGCAATATAAGATTCAGTTCCAGGCATTCCTTTGTCAAATTGAATTGGTTCTCTCCAACTAAAACTTGCTCCGTCACCAGTAGTTTGAATTACAAAATCTGCTGGAGCCGTAATAATCCATCCTGTTGAAGCAATTTTTAAAATGCCCGGGCATTGCTTAACTGGTCTTACATTTGGCGGAGTTTCTGATTTGGTAAAAGGTCTCTTTAATTCTACACTTCTAATAGGAGGATATAAATCCATAACACCTGGAAATGTAGAATAAAATCTTATATAAGGCTTCTTATCAAAATTAAACCAATTTTTAATCTTGTTAAGCATACTACTCACTATCGTATTCGTCTTTTCCGCCATATATATTTTCTTTTAGGTACTCATAATGTGTTGGTAACTGAGCAATATAATCTGTTATGAATTGTTTATATTCTTCATGTCTGCGTCTAGTATAACCAATTTGTTCTTCGCGAAGTTCTTGGTCCATTCTATCGCCTGTATTATAAACTAGTTCTGGAGTTCCCATTGGTCTAATTCCCATACCTGCGGCAATAAACATATTACCGGTATAATCTAATACATAAGAACTATTACCCATAATTGCATCCATCATATGAGAATACTGTGTGTGTCGAAGTAAATACTCTCCTTGCATCTCAGGATCATAATCATTTATTTCTGTACACCAATTCCAGTAAGGTGTATCTTGACGCATACTCCATGCATAGTGTTGTGACACAAAATCTCTAAACTTAGTAACATCGTAATCACAAGCCATATTAAAGCCTTCTCTTTCCATACGTGTTACATAACCTTCTCTTCTGTTTAATGCTTCAACTAGTTTAACAATGTTTTCGTGTGTTGTCAATAACCCAGTAGACTCAAGAGGTTCTACAAAGCCATAACTTAATCCAACACCAACAACATTTCCTTTCCATGCTCTATGACGTTTACCGTGTTTAATTTTAATCATAAAAGGTTCAGCATTTTCAGCAACTTCAGGACTATGATATTTTGCAAGGTAATCTATAAATTCTTTTTTAGCATCTTCTTCTGTTGTGAATCTAGTAGAGAAAACATAACCAGTTCCTATTCTATTCCACAATGGTATTGTCCAAACCCAGCCATTATCTAATGCATGACAATCAGTAACATTATGCATTTGTGTTTTTCTGTCCGTATAAGGAATTCTAACTGCCCATGCTCTATCGTTTGCTAGATGTTTGTTGAAAGGAATAAAGTGAGATCCCATCCAATTTTCTAACATTATAGATCTAAATCCAGTACAGTCAATCCATAGATCTGATTCTAATATAGTTCCATCTTCGCAAAACACTTGTTGAATATATGTATGTGTGTTATCTTTTTTGTGAGAATGAATATCTGCTTTAATGTGTTTAACGCCATTTGGCAAAGCAATATTATCTCTTAGATATTGACCAAACAAACTAGCATCCATATGATATGCTGTGTCGTACTTAAAATCAAAATGTCTAATAATTTTATCTTCATTTCTAGTTTGTTTATTATACTTTGCTAGTAGTGTATTACCAGTAGCAAAGAATTCAGCGAAAGATTCAGGACCAAATTCTTTAGGATAAAGTGCAGAAAGATAAATCCAATCACTGATTCCATTAGGTTTATCTGTAAAGTCTAAGCCGTTACTAAAAGGATATTCAAAAAATGTACCGTCTTTTTCTCTAAAGTTTGTAAATCTAATAGAATTTTTGTATGTAGCATTACAAGCTGCCATCCAATCTTCATCTTTTAAATCTAATAAGCGTAAAAATTTATTAATGTGTCCAAGTGTGCTTTCTCCGACACCTACTGGCCCTACGAACGGAGATTCTACCAGTGTTATATCTAGATGTGGGCAAAGTTTTGAAAGTGCTGCCGCTGTCATCCAACCACTAGATCCGCCGCCTACAATGGTAACTGTTTTATATTTCATATTATATCCTTTATTAAGTACGTATATTATTTAGCTGAAGTTTTATGGTGTGATCAGTAAAAAAGGCACTTAAAGAAAGTGCCTTTTTACCGTAATAGGGAGTGAGTAATTACTGTTGGTTGCCCCACCAACCTCTGTAGCGTCTCCATGCTGGAATTTCCGGAGTACCTGGCATATTTGCTTTATCTACACTAGGTTCTTCGACAGCAGCTTTCGCTTGTAATTCTTCAAGTGTCATTGGTGGTTCTGGTGGTAGTGGTTTATCAATTAGAGCTTTTACATTTGTAATGTGTGTAGCCCAAGGACCATTAATCGAAATGGTTCCTGTTGCTTTTAGCTCGTCATAAATCATACCTAATTGAGCGCCAACTTCACCGTATGCAACTTTTCTTGCTACTTCGTTAGCATTTGGTGAATAAGGCATATCTCTTTCAACCCAAATCATCTCTTGTCTAGACGGAGACCATTCTAATGTCCAATCTAGTGTGATTTCATCAGGTGCATCAACCCATTGCATATTCGCATCTGGGCCGTTGTAAATCTCATACTCTTCGCCGGGGTTTCTAATTTCGGATACCCAGCCTTGATAACCGATAAGTGCTTTTTTCATAATGTTATTTATACTCCTCTATTACGCAAAGTCCTGGTCTTCCATTTGAACCGCGGTGTCCATGGAAGTATCCACCTGTTCCTCCTGTACCTGGAGCAGAGTGTCCTTGATGGTTGTGAGCAAAGTGTCCTCCCTGTGGGTGACCGGAAGGTGCTGCACCTCCAAAATATGTTGTTCCGCCTGGTCCAAAACTATCGTGATGGGCGCCGCCACCACCTTGGTGAATATTTAAATTTCCTCCACCGGCACTGCCGCTTACGCCGCCCGAGTGGTTGTTCTGTCTATTAGCACCGTGGCCGCCTTGAGCGGACATATATGGTCCAAAACTAGAACCGCCGCCATTGCCAGCTCTACCGTTATAGTAAGTTCCGCTGGATTCTCCTGAAATACTTACTGATACTGAACCGATGCTTGTTACATCCATAATTCTTTCTGAGTATCCACCAGCACCACCTGATTCTCCGTGACCTGATCCGCCACCTCCACCAGCAACTAGTTTAACTCTAATATATCTTACACCAGATGGTCTATTCCAAGTGCCACTACCTGTAAACACTTGCATTCCACTAAAACCAACTTGTGCATATTCTAGTGCATTGTTAGCAGAGTTAGTTCTTAAAACTGTGTTATTTCCGCCAACACTTGTAAGTCCTGTACCACCTTTTGTTACCGGAATAGTACCTGTTACAACAGATGAGCCTAAATTTACTGCATTATTTGCTAGTTTACCAGCTGTAACTGCTGTGCCTGCAACATCGTCAGCAACAATACTAGTATTTGCAATTTTTCCTGTCTGAATAGTACCGTCGACAAACGATACCCCAGTTAGTTGTTTTAGTGTTTGATAATTAAATGCCATCTTTATTTCCTACTCATATTTATTAATAGAACTCGGTAATAACTACCAAACCAGGACGTCCATTTGAACCTCTATGTCCACTAAAGTATCCTGATGTTCCACCAGTTCCTGGTGCTGAATGTCCTTGGTGATTGTGAGCAAAGTGTCCACCTTGTGGGTGTCCTGCTGGTGCTGGGCCTCCCCAAAAACTCGATCCGCCCATTCCTGACGAACGTTGTTCGTGACTACCACCTGCACCACAGTAAATATTTAAATTTCCACCTGATCCTACGCCAGGTAATCCACCATTATGCTGGTTGTGTCTATTGGCACCATGACCGCCACTTGCAGAGCAGTAAGGTCCAAAACTAGAACCTCCGCCATTTCCGCCTGCGTTAGAATAATATGTTCCGCCACTTTCTCCTGATACACCAACTGATACTGAACTTACACCAGTTACATCAACAATTTCTTCTGAGTATCCTCCAGCAGCGCCTGACTCTCCGTGGCCTGAACCACCTCCGCCACCGCCTTGTACTTGTACATAAACATAACGTACACCTGCTGGTTTGTTCCAAGTGCCGCTACCTGTAAAAACTGTCATTCCTCTAATACCAATTGGTTGGAATGTTAATCCGTTATTTGAACTGTTTACTGTTAAACCTCTATAAGCACCTGCAAAACTTGTAATTCCAGTACCACCTTTAGTTGTTCCTAGTGATCCTGATGTTGTTGAACTTCCTAGGTTAACAGCACCTGTTCCTAATTCTGTTCCTGTGATTGTATTATCAGCAAGTTGAGCAGTATCAATAGCACCAGTAGCAAAGTCACCGCTATTAACAGTTAAGTCTAATAACGATTCGTTTGTTAATTTTTTAAGTGTTTGATAATTAAATGCCATCTATTTCTTGCTCCTAATAATAATTTGTTACTACAACCATACCTGGTCTTCCGTCTGAACCTCTATGTCCGTGGAAGTGTGCGCCTGCACCACCTGTACCTTGTGTACAATGGTTTTGGTGATTGTGAGCAAAGTGTCCACCTTGTGGGTGATTTCCAGGTGCGCCTCCACCAAAGAACGTATTAGCACAACTCTGAGCACTTCTTGCGTGATGACTAAATCCGCCGCCTTGGTGAATATTTAAGTTACCGCCGCCTGCGCCACCACTAACACCACCTGAGTGTTGATTTTGTCTATTAGCACCATGTCCTCCTTGTGCAGAAAGATATGGTCCAAATGATGATGTATTACCATTACCGCCTCGGTTAGCGTAGTATGTTCCGCCACCTCCGCCGCCAATGCTAATACCTACTGAACTAATTCCAGTAACGTCTAAGAATCTTTCACCGTAGCCACCGGCTCCGCCACCTTCTCCGTGACCTGATCCACCACCACCGCCACCTTGTACTTGTACCTTAATGTATCGTACACCGGATGGTCTGCTCCATGTACCGTTACCTGTCCAAACTTGTATACTAGCAACACCATGATTATCTGTTGTTAAGCCACTTCCAGTACTTCTTACAATTCTGTAAGCACCGCTAGTACTAGTTAAACCAGTACCACCTTGTGCAACACCAGCTGTGCCTGTAACTTTTGCTCCGCCTAAATCAACAGAGCTAGGAGCCATCTTTGCAGCTGAAATTTCACCTGCACCGATTTTTCCTGCTGTAACTTGCAAGTTACCAATATCTTGAGAAGCTATTGTACCGTCAACAATTGCCTGGTTAGATATCTTCTTAAGTGACTGATAATCAAATGCCATCTAATAACTCCTTAAATGTTCTCTATTAACCAACCTTCTGTAGCAGTTGAATACACTAATTTAAATGCTGCGCCTTCTGTAGTAACTGTCATTGCATCAGAGGTTCTCATAATAGGATTACCATTGTTTGCAATTGTCAATGTATTTGTATCAAATGTTCCTTTTAAGTCAAAAATCTGAATAATTTCACCAGTTGAAGGAGAAGCAGGTAATGTTAATGTAATTGGACCACCACTGGTATCTACCCAATAAGCAGTTCCAGATACTGCTGCTGTACTGGAGGTAATAGCTACTCTATTCAATCCGCCGACTGGTAACCAAGCAGTTCCGTTATAGAACTCTAAATGATTACTATCGGTGTTATAATATTGAACACCAGCGTTAACTGTAGCGGGCCTTTCTGCTGTCGAGCCCATCAACATTCTTGGCTGTATTTCAATACCGTTATTAACTACTCTTCCCATAGTATTATCTCCCGTTACGCTGTAGCAGTTTCAATACCAAACACTACCGCTGAAACGTTAATCGCATTTGATCTGACCACAATTTTCTTACCAGCATCTAACACGATACCTGTTCTTTCTAGAACACCGTTTGCTGAAATCAGTGAATCATATTCAATGTATTCTGCATCAGTTGGTGTGTCCGCAGCCGCAGCAGCTACTCTAATTTCACTTGCCGTTCCGCCTCTGTTACACACCGATACTGTTACTACAGCAAATGTATCAGCAGGGACGGTATATAGAGTAGTGAGTGTGGCTGCACTTAAATCACCTGACCCTAATATTCCTGTTGCCATTTTATTATATCTCCATTTATTAGTTTAAGAAGTAACTCCAAGCCAACGGATAACCATCCACTGAGCCTTTGAAGTTCATATTAGCATTAATACTTATCGCCGCGCCTGTCGTTGTTGTAATTTGTGTTCCAGCAATGTAAATGAAACCTGCTGTAACACTGTTAACGTTCAACGATGCACCACCGCCACCAATTTGTGAACTAATGTATGCTTTAATAGCACGTTGAGTAGGTACAACGCTATCGCTATCCGCTGTAAAGAATGGGTCTGTACTAAACTCTTCAATACTTGCAGATCCTCCACCTAGTGTAACTTCACCAAGTGTAAGTTCTTGTAGTCCTGCAATGTTAAATGCATCAGCATTCAATGTTGCAACACCAGTACTCTGTTCAACGTTAAACAATCCGCCAACTCTAAAGTTACCGTCTTGGTCTGTTGAAGTAAAGAATACTCTACCACCGTTTCTTTCTCTAGTTTCTTGTGCAGGAATCGGATCTTGTGTTGGTGCATTAGGATAGTTTGTTTCTGCAAAACTACCTGTACCAATATCTAAGAAGTCATGTCCTGTCAATCTAACCTGTGAGTATCTAATTCTAGTTGTTACAGTTGTTCCGTGAGTTGGAACATTGTACAACTTCATTTCAGGTGAAACTTGGAAGAAACAAGTGTAAGATCCATTGTCATTACCTAGCAATGTGTAGATGTTAACTAGTTTGAATGTTTCGCCTGGTAGGTGTCCAAACACAACGTTTGATCCTGCTACCGGAACTTCTGTTAGTCTTCTAACAGCAATAAACGAACCACTCTGATAGTAATCTGCATAACCATCCCCTGTACCATTAATTAGATCAGCGGATGCAGAAACATATCCAGTTCCTCTACTTGTAAATGTTGGTGTAGCAAGTGTTCCTGCCGAAGCAATTCTAACATCTGCTGGTACAGCGTAGATTTCGCTTGGATCAGTAATTGTCATTGTTGGAGCACTTGTGTAACCACTGCCTGGTTCAACAATAGTAATCTTAAAGATCTTATTCTCTGCAACGTATGCTCTACCTTTAGCAGTAGCACCTGTGTAAATTGCAATTTGCTGATCACTACCTGCATCGCCAACAATTACACTAAACACACCGCGTCTAGTTTTGTTAACACCAAATGCAATTGCAATACCACCACTACTTGAGCTTATTTCACCGTCACCGTATCCTGTCCATGTCCAGTTAATACCGTCTTGTGAATGTGCAACATAGTCATATCCGTTAACAGCAGCGTTGTATGCTGTTGCCATAAACAGACCTTGACCATATTCAACTTTTTGTATGCCTGCAGGTGTAGTTGAGTCAGGTGAACCAATTGTCATTGCTGACCATGTAGCACCGTCTAAACTAAATGCTGCGTTATCGCTGTCTGTAGCTGTTGCAACAAACTTACCATTACCCCAAGCAACACTGCTCCAGTTTGAACTTGCTGGAAGTGAAACGTCTGTCCAATTTTCGCCACCATCAGATGACCATGCAGCAGTTGTACTACCGGCTTTAACAGCTACAAGTCTGCCACGTCTTGCTGTGATTGCAGTAAATCCTGTGCTGTTTAATGTACCTGTAACGTCCCAAACTATACCATCTAGTGAAATAGCAACTGTTGTGCTGTTACTTGCAATAGCAATAAAGCGTCCGTTGTCATAAGTAACTCCGCACCAATCAGCACTTGCTGGTAATGCTGAAGCTACCCAAGTAACACCGTTATCTGAGTATGCAGCACTTGTTCCACTGTCTGCAACTGCAACAAATCTTCCTTGTTTTGCAAGTGTTGATCCGTCTTCAATTAAGCCGTGTGCAACAGCAGTCCAGTTAGATGTTGAAGGCATTGTGTTTGCTACCCAGTTAGTGCCGTCCATTGAGTAAGCACCTGCATTTGCAGCGGTTTTAACTGCTACAAATACACCTGGTTGTCCGTAACCCTCTTCGTCATATACTAATACTGCACCATTACTATCTACTGATGTAATTGTTATTGTTAAATCGTGTGTTCCGTCAGTACCACCAAGTGCAGAACCTAGTACCGTAACGTTTTCAAGTCTTGCATAATTTGCACCGCCACTTACTAGTGTAGTTTTATATTTCCAACCATTCTTGGTTACAGTAATACTTAAACCACTTCCTGATCCGCCTGATGGACTTACAACATAAACTCCTGTTGTTTCACCAAATGCTGAATCTTTCCAAGTACCTGTAGTTGGAAGTGTTTGTAGTGAACTTCCAAAGCCTGGGCTTGTAAATTGAACTCTTGGTTGAACAACATATGTTGATGAAGCATCAGGTGAAGCAATAGTAGTTCCTGCAACTACGTGATCCCATCCTGACCCACCTGTTGATTCTTTTGTAACTGTAGCAATCTTAGTACCTGCGTTGTATGTTGCAATAACACCGTATTGTCCAACACCTGTACCACCGGTTACATAAACTACCATGCCTACATATGCTGAACTTGTTTCAGCATCAGTAGCTGCAAGTGTAATACTTGTTGAAGTACCACCCTGTGCAGTGTTAGCGTTTGAAACATAACCAAAGCCACCGAAGTTTCCTGCTGCTTCTGGAGCATCAGTACTATCGTCAACTAGATCTTTTAAGAATACTTGATGTACAGCACCGTTTCTAAATTCATCATTGTATGATGATGCACCAGTACCTGCGCCTGAAATTAATGTATCAACTTCAGTGTATTCTTGACCTGCGTTTTCATATTCAAAGTTGTAAACTTGTTGAGCACCGTCGGTGTTTACTTCGGAGATAATAGCTTCGAACTGGAACTTATTATCAACAATCGCAGTGTTTGGAGTTTCAGTTGAATCAAATCCTTCTGCTACTGAACCAAAGTCACCGTATGAGTTGTTACCGTTTGTACCTCTAATTCTACCACCGTCTGTTGACAAGTAACCAATGTGTGAGTAGTAAGTAAACACAGAAACAAGTTCTGCTCTACCATTGTTTGCTACCCAAGCACCGATACCGTCTGATATAACCTGTGTAAAGTCGTTACTAACAATCGAATCGTTACCACCTGCGTGTAATGCACCGTCAATTTTCTGACCAATTGCAGCATAACCAAATGTTGTAACACCTTGTACATATGGTGAACGTGAAGTGATCCATACTCTGTAATCTTCTGGACCCCAACCTGGATCAAGTGAACAATATGCTCCTGCTGTAACTCTTGAAGTTCCATATGAGTTTGGAGGAGTTAAATCACCACTTAGTCCATCAAGTGTTTGGTTTCTAATACCTGTTCCGTTTCTTAGATAGTACATATCTTCTTCTAAGGAACCTTTTACTGAGTTACCATACCATCTTGCTGCTAATAGTGTTTTGTAATTTCCTTTGTAGTCAATGTCATATTTTAGAGCATTGATAACTTCACCCACATCACGTAAGCAGAATGTTTTATCGTATGCAAGTTCAACTCCCATCGAACCTGTGTCTGTATCTAATGACATTGCGTCTGCTACATTACGCATTTTTGCAACTGTAAATGTTGTGCTACTTAAAATTGAATGTACATAATAAGTATTGCCTGCAACAATTCCGTCTCCGCCTGTTGTTACTGGTGGACTTAAAACAGTTCCATTAAATTTAATTGCTAAGCCGCGTTGTAACCAGCTAGTATCACTAATTGTAATTGCATCTGTACCAGCATCTGTTGCTGTTGCAGTGTCGTTCCATGTGTTAGCAATATAAGCTTCAGCTTCAGCAACAATAAATGCTCTGTTTCTTTCTAGTTGCTCTCTTGCATGATGTGCGTTTCTGTATTCTGTAGAACATCTTGAACCTTCAGTTGTTCCACTGTAAATAATTGTATCAATATTATCAAACAATGTTGCAAATCTTGATGCTGCTGTTGTGTCACCGTTTAAGTAGGTAGCAGTATCGCCAGCAACTGTTTCTGCAACAAATTGATATGCTGCTCTAGTTGCTGCTTTCTGTCCTAAATCATAAACATCACTAGCAGTAGATCTTAGATATGCGTAAGCATTTTTAATTGTTTGCCAGTTGCTGTTAAACATAAAGTCAAACATTGCACCTTCTAACAACAATCTCATATCTCTCTTACATTTGTCTGCATTGTAAGTTAAGTTTGGATAATTGTCTGCTAGATAGTTAGACATTGCGCTTACAAGGGCCTCTTGCTGCGCATCTAAGGTCTCTGCAGCGGTGATCAATGCGGTTGTACTAGTTACACCATTCGTTGCAATAGGATAGTCAATTTTATCAACTACAAGTCCTAAACCAGTACCGTTTGATAATGACAGTGTTGAACCGCCGTATGTTTGTGAAACAGTAAATGTATTAGAAGCTGCTGTATTATTAACCCAGAATGTAGTATCAGCAGTTAAGCCATTACCGCTTGTTCTCGGAATAATTTTATCACCAACTTGTAAACCGTGTGCTCCACTTGTTGTAATAACATTTGAAGAAATACTATCAATTGTTAAATTAGGTCTAGTACTTACATCAGTGATTGTATTAATGATAACATCTAGTGCTGCTTCAATATGTGCAATAGCAGCAGCAGAACCAGCTGTAGCTGATCTATACTGAAGTGTGTTTCCTAATTTAGTTAATACTGAATTGCCTGCAATTGCTGAAAGTTGAGTTTTCATCTCTCCGTATGCAGCAATTGTTGCTGTTTTTTCTGTACTATCAATAGCAAGTGAGCCAGCAATACCATCATAGTATGCTGTAGCAGCATCAACAGTTGCTTTATAACCGCCATATGTTAAATCATATGCAATAGCATCTACAATGTAACCAATGTCTTGTTTACATTTTGTTTTGCTGTACTTGATATTAGGATAGTTAACACCAATCCAAAGAGTAATTTCTTCTTGTAAGAACGCTTTGTTTTCTTCGATTAAATGTCTAGCATCGCCATAACCAACTAGATATGATGAATTATATCCTGTTGGATCAGTACGTGTCATAAGATCTAAACCTCCAACACGGAAGTCGATGTTATGAATCATTGTTTCAATTAATTTATCTACTTCTGCAGATTCAACTGTGTCTGCAAAAGGAACTGCAATATCTTGTACTTCTGTATTTCCTGTTGTAGCTGTTACAGTAGCACCTGTGATTACATCTTTAATAACACCTTTCAAATGCTGATAAGTGTTTAAAGTGTAATATGTATCTGTATGGTGAGTTGTGCCAACAGCAGGACCTGCATTAGTTGCACGAATTTCATCACCGATTACACAAGTATGTTCTGGTACTAAGATCGGAAGTACTTCTCTATAACGTCCAGTTTTAACTTTAATAATGTTGTTTGGCTGTACACGCTCAGGAATTCTAGTTGTGTCGCCATCTTCAAGTGCGTTGTTAATGATTGTAACTAAACTAGATACAACAGCATCAACTCCTGATTCAGCAATAATATCACTATCTTTCCATTGTGCAACAACAGCAGTTGAAAGGTCACCGTTTGTTGTTTGATAGTTAACTGTAGGATCTGTTTGTGCTAATACATTGCTTACAACTGTTAACATATAGTTGTTTGCAGCAATATCGTTTGCAGATTCTGTAGAAAGTCTTGTGTATTCTTTAACACCTGCGTTTTCACTTTCTTCAAGACCGCCGACATATGCATTAGCAGCACCTCTAACTTTAACGTTACCGCCGTGTCTTAAGTCAAAGATAACAGCATCGACAATCCAACCAATGTCTCTGTAACATTTGTTGTCGTCATATGTAAAGTTATACCAAATACTTGTAGCATCTGGTACTGTAACTGTGTTGTATTCAATTTGATAATTAATCCATTCAGTTACTTCTTTCTGAATGAATGTTCTGTTTAATTCAAGAAGTTTTGTTGCATTAGGAAGTCTTGGTCCGTGTTCAACTTGTTGACAAGCATATCTAATGCTGCTCCAAGGTTTATCTAATGTTCCACCAAATACTGGGTACGGATTGTTTGTACCGTGTGGTGCAACAAAGTAAACGTGATCTGAGGAACCTAATGATCTCCATTGAGGATACTCAGCACCTGCCATAAGTACTTGACCTTCTACACCGATTGGTAATCTAGTTACACCAGCACCGCCATAGTAAACAAGGTCACCTTTAGTAGTTAGAATATCTGTTTCTGAACCTGTAATTAACTGGTTCCAATAAGTACCTGTTAAGTCTTGATCTGGACGAGAGTTATCTGCTCCGCCACCTTCGGCTCCAATTGTTGAACCGTCATCGCCTTCTGATCTGTGTCTTGATACACAAACATATGCGTTTGCACCAAATTTAACAACATCGCCAATTTCATAATCTGTATCGTCAGTCCAGTCACCTTGCCAACTAAATCCTTCGTTTAGTCTTCCCCAGTAGTTAGGTTCTGTAGGATGAGCAGCAACTCTTGCTGTCATCGAACCTGTAGCTGTGTCAGGTTCAAATACTGTTCCACCGTGTACTGTTGAAATTGTAAATTGTGTACCGCTGTCTACAGTTTTAACAAAGTAAAGTGCATCTGAATTAACATTACCAAATGTTGTTCCACTAAATTGTACTGACTGACCAACAGTCATTCCAGTTGTGTCAGCAGTTGTGAAAAGATTTGTTCCGTTAGTAGATGCTGTTACTGTAAAGTCATTACTTGGTGAATCAGCAATTGCAACATAGCTGTAACCGTTGTTTCTTACAACCTGACCAACTTTATAGTCTGTTGTGTTGACCCAAGCACTTTGGAAATCAAATCCTTCGCTGAATAATCCCCAGTCTGAACCGTTGTCTGGTGGAGTTTTTGCAGTGTTGTGTGTTTTTGCAACGTAACTGTTACCACCGTACTTAACAACATCACCAATTTTATAGTTTGCACTGTTGTTCCAATCGTTGGAAAATTCAAAACCTTCAACAAAGGAAGCCCAGTTAGCAGTGTCGTTGGTAAACGATGTAACATCTGATGTGTGGTATGTTGTACAAATATAAAGATTTGCACCATACTTAACAATATCGTTAATTTTATATCTTGTTGCGGCTACCCATGAGCCTTTGTACTCGATGCCTTGGTTAAAATAATCCCACTTGGCTTGATCATTTTCAAGACCTAGTGCATTTGTTGCAGCTGATGTGTGTCCAGTGTTACAAACATATGTTACACCACCATACTTAATTAAATCATTAAGTTTATATCTAGTCGCTGCGACCCAAGCGCCTTTCCAATCAAATCCTTCAGCATATACATCCCACTTGGCAGTATCTAACTCTAACCCATCGGAAGTAGTAGCGGCAGAAGTGTGGGCAGTGTTACAGATGTATAAGTTGCCACCGTATTTGACAACATCGTTTAATACATAATAAGTTGCTGTTGACCAATCACCTTTCCATGATTGACCATCAGTCATTGTGTTCCATTTACTAGGAACATCGTTGAAATTTACATAAAAATCTGGGTCTGAAGTATGTCCTACAGCACATATAAATGTTTTACCGCCGTATCGGACAACGTCATCTTTATAGTATGTCGTGGAACCTGCCCAGTCCCCTTTCCATACAAATCTAATTCTACCAAGTTTAAATTCTGCCATTTAATTAACTCCGTTGTACTTATTTACCTTAATTACCTCGAATTGTTTTTATCGAAGGATCTGTGGAACATTGCTTGTGCCAATATAGATCCTTGGACACCTGCTTCGTCACCAACAAATTTTGTTTTAACAGGAATTGTAACTCTAAGTCCTGCTGAGTTTCCAATTTCTCCTGGTCCTACTTTAACAGTACCAGCAATAAAGCTGGCTGTAAGCAAGTCAGCACCACCAACGTTCAATCTATTTTGTAGGTATGCTTTAATTGCTCTCTGTGTAGGAACAATATTATTTGAGTCTGCTGTGAATAGTGGGTCTGTCGAGAATTCTCTAATAACAGTTCCAGTACCACCAACTCTAATACCACCTAGTGCAAGTTCTGTCAGTCCGTTTAGATCGAAGAAGTCTGCACTAATTGTAACAATACCAGTGGCCTGTTCAACAGCAAACAACTCACCAACTCTAAAGTTTCCTGATTGGTCAGTTGATGTATAGAACACTCTACCACCGTTCTGTTCAATAACTTCGTTTTCTGGATAACTTACATAGTTTCCTGAATATAATTCAGGATAGTTACTTTGTAAGAAGTTTCCAGTTCCAACATCTAAGAAATCGTGTCCTGTAATTCTACAGTTTGAATATCTTAATCTAATTTCTACTGCGTTACCGTGGAAGTTACTTGGATCGTCCTCAATTTTTAACTCAGGTGTGACTCTAAGTCTAAGTGTAAACGTTCCGTTGGACTCTTCACTTTCTTTTTCAATTAACACAACTGTGTATAATTCAGGATTACCACTTAATCTTAACTGGGCACCTGGACCAATAACTGTATTAATGTCACTAATTGTTAAGAATTTACCAACAGCAACAATATCAGCAAAACCATCACCTGTTACAGTAACTTGGGTGGTACTTGTTTTGTAAGCATTTCCTCTGTTTATCCAGCTAGGTTGTGCTAACACTCTATCACCCATTCTATTTAAATCTAATTCTAAATCACCTGTGTTGTTAGGATCAACAATTGTAAATGTCGGAGGTGCAGCATAACCACTACCTGGCTCCCACAATCTTACTTCACTAATTCTACCACCACCAACTACAACTCTACCTAATGCTCTAGCACCTGTGTAGAAACGTTTGTGTGTAAATGTGATATCTCTACTAATTAATATCCATTGACCTTTTCTGTTATCGCCGCCATCGTCTGTTGTAACATCTGGATTACCAAATGCAACTGGTCCCCAGTAGCCGTTGTCAACAACAGATTTAAGTTCCCAATTAATTCCATCATATGATTGATAGATATAATTTACAGGTCCTGCTGTTGGATCATCTCCTGAAATATCAACGCCGCCTGTATCCATAGTAGCTATAAACATACCGCCACCAAATTTTAGATCACGCCATGTCATTCTAGTTGATCCATCCGGTGTAGGCATTGTGCCTGGATACCAAAAATCTCCATCAAAGCTGTAAGCAATATCACCAAATTCTGAAATAGCAACAAATCTATTGTTACCATATGCGATCTTAATCCAGTCTTTCTGTGAACTGTCTGCAATAACATCCATGATCACAGGAGTTTCCCATGTAAATGTATCTGTTACTGAATCATATGCACCTGAAACTGCAAAGTTATTACTTTGAGCAACTGCAACAAATTTTCCTTTACCATAAGCAACTGATTTCCATTGGTTAATTGTAGAATCACCAAATGCTGGAATGTTTGCAGCGGTATAATTAATACCGTCTGTACTGTAACAAGCATTGTTTCCATCACTTGCTACAGCAACATAAACTCCGCCGCCACTAGTGATTGATTCCCAATTAGCACTTGCTGGTAATGCTTTGATTCCCCATGTATTTCCGTCTAATGTATATGCAAGATTATTACTTCCATATTTTACAGTAGCAAGTACATAGTTTCCGCTTAATGCGTGACCGCCTGTTATACTAATCCAATTACCTGTTGAAGGTAAATTATTTGTTGTCCAAGTAGTACCGTCTTTAGATATGTTAGCGGTATTACCAATTGCCGACACTACACAGAATATTCCGCTTGTAGCAGTTCCTGCATATTCAAATGTTACAATTTCGTTGATACTATCGTCACTTGTTGATAATACAGTAATTACAAGATCGTTATCAGGTGAAACACCTCCTAGATCTGTACCAGGAATAGTAATTGTATCGCCTGTTGTATAACCTGCGCCTCTTCCTCTAATGGTTACAGTATAGTATTTTCCGCTTCTCTTAACATCCCAAGATGCAGTTGCAGGTAAAACATCAATTGTTGAACCATTTTGATCACCTGTTCCTGTAATACTTGTGTATGTAAATGTAGTTTCGTTATATGCTATTGAAGACCATTGTGTACCAGCGTCAAGTGTAATATTTTCCTGTGAAAATTCTGGTGCTGAAAATGTAAGTCTTGGTTCAATCAAGTATCTAGCACTAGTGGTTAAACTAGTTTTAATAGGATAACCTGGAATTACATGATCCCATCCTGGTTCACCTGTTGATTCTTTTACAACATTTAATACTTTAGTTGTTGTATTGTAAGAAGCAACTTTTCCGTACTGTCCTGTACCGTCACCTGATGTAATAATAATTCTACAACCTAACAAATATGCTTCTTCATTATCATCGTTAGTTGCAAGAGTTATTGATGTTTCATCGCCAGACTGTGCTTGGTTACCAACTTGAATATAACCGCCACCGCCAGCTGCTCCTGAACTTGCGCCTGTTACAATTCTTGCTTCGAATAATGAATCATCTCTAAATTCTTCTTGAATGACTTCAGCGTTTGTACCAGAACCAATTACAGTATACTCAGCAGTTGTATAATTTTGTCCACAGTTTGTATATTCGAATAATAAAATTTCATCATTTACTTCACCTGCAAATGCTGAAGCAATTTTAGCGTGTTCTGTTCTTCCGTTAACTGTTGCAGTAAGTGGTGTTTCTGAAGGATCATTACCATCAGCTAATGCACCAATATAACCATAAGAGTTGTTACCGTTTGTTGCACGAATTGTTCCACCAGTTTCTGCTAGATATCCAACCTGTGAGTAATATGTAAACACAGAAACAAGTTCTGCTCTACCATTATTTAAAACATGGGCACCAATACCGTCACTGATAACCTGTGTAAAGTCGTTGGACACCATTGACTTGTAGCCACCGTTGTGTAATGAACCGTCAATTTTTTGACCTGTACAGTTATCGCCAAACGTTGTTACGTTTTGAATATATGGTGAGCGTGTTGCAATCCAACATTTTTCATCAGCTGGTCCCCAGCCTGGATCAAGTGAACAATATGCAGGCCCTGTTGGTCTTTGATATAAATCAAATACGTTAGGTGGATTTAGTGTACCTGTTAAATTTTTAACTGTTAAATTTCTAACGCCTGTTGCATCTCTGCAATAGAACATATCTTCTCTTTGAGATCCATTAATTTGATTAGCATAGTATCTTGATTCAAGAATAGTTCTATAATTTCCTGTATATCTTAAATCATAAACAAAAGCATCTACATAACGTTGTACGTCTTCAACATAAAGTGCTTCTGGATATCCAGTATAATCTGGATAATTTACCTTCATGTATGCGTTAACTTCGTGTGCCAAGAACTTAGCATTTGCACCAATTGCTCTAGCACCATTAATTCTAGCACTATCGCTACTTAGATCATTAGTTCCTGTTACGTCTACATCTGTTCCTACAGAATTAATATGGAAGTTAACGTAATCAATAAAGTCTGTTACTCTATTATCTATTTGATTTGCTGTTGCATCATCGCCATAGATCGGAACATCATCATAAATTGGTTGTCCAGGCTGAATAATTTCTCCGCCTTCGCCAACAACTGCTGCTGTGTATTCTCCTGAAAATACAGAGTCGATAACATACACTTGTTCTTCTTCGTTGCCTGCTGTTCTTGTAACTGAATTGTTTAGAATAATTGTTCTGGCGACGTTCTTCAAATGATTTAATGCTGCAAATCTATATACTGTATCACCTGATAAAGCAGTATTAGCTTCATTTGGTCTAACAGTAGTTGAACGTAATTCGTCACCTAACAATGAAGTTTTTGCTGGAATAATAAGTGGAAGAATTTCTGTATAATCACCAGTGCTTAATTTAACTGTAGTAGTTCCAGTGTATTCATCATTTGCACGTTCTAGTGCATATCTAATAGTTTTTAAAGGTTTAAATGGATCAATACCTGCATTTGGATTGTCTCTATCGTCAACACCATTATAAGGATCTACATAGAAAAATCTAGACGATAAACCAAATTTATCATATCCAAGTGTTTGTTCTGATTGTACTGTTAATAATTCGTCTTGGTTACCAATTGGCACGTTTGCTGCACCAAGTGTACTTTGGTCACCGGCTAATGTTCTTGTTAAACCATAAGTTAACAAGTCTCCAGGGTTGATCATACCAATTTGATCATCACCTAAGAGTAATACATCCCAATATACAAATCCTGACCCGTTGTCTCCAGGAAAATTTTCGGCTGTAGCTTCGTGTTCATAGTTACATGAATATGCAGTACCTCTGTAAATAATAACATCATTTACAGCATAAACTGTACCTTGTACCCAAGAACCTTTCCATGCCTGGCTTTCTACAACAACTTCCCAGTTACCTGCATCTAAATAATCTAAACTCGAACCGTCATCTGTTGAATCAAGTAACGCAATATAAAGATTGCCGCCTCGTTGCACAACATCACCTGTTTTATAATTACCAGATGCTGCCCAAGGGCCTCTTAAATTAAATCCTTTTTCAATAATAGCCCAGTAAGTACCACCATCTGGTTGATAAATTGAGTCACCTGGTGTTCTACCATAGCTATTTGCCGACGCTCTATAAACATATCCGCCGTGCTGTACAACATCACCAATTGCATAGTAAGTTGTTGAATCCCATGTTCCTTTAAGTTTATGTCCAGCGATATAAACTGTAAAGTTTGAATCTGTAATTGACGATCCAGAGACGTGTCCAATCAACACTCTCATTAAAGTGCCGCCGTATTCTACGATATCGTTGGCTTTATATTTTGTATCTGAAGCCCATTCGCCTGCATAGTGAATATTTGTGTATGCAGTACCCCATTTTACTTGATCTAATTCTAAACCTTCTGCTGTTGTAGCAGCTGATGTATGACCTGTAATACATCTATAAACAATACCATTGTATCTAACTTGATCGCCAACACCGTATCTTGTTGATGTAGCCCAATCACCTTTCCACCCTACTGCCTGAGCAATAACTGTCCAGTCAGAAAGGTTATCGTCAAAATAAGTTCCGCTAGTATGTGCAGTTCCGACAAGCCAAACGTTACCACCATAGGATACTACTTCGCCTGGGAAGTAATCGGTAGCTGTTGCCCAACTTCCTCTATAATAAACACCGTCGGTGTGCTTTTTCCATGCTGGTTGTGATACAGTGTCACCTGGTGGAACAAATGTAAAATCTGCATTGAAATTACTTGAAGTATGCTGTCTAATACAAATCCAAGAACTACCTGCGTATAATACAACATCATCTTTGTTATATGATGTAGAGGTAGCCCAGTTGCTTCTCCAGGTATACCTAATTCTGCTTATCTTAAACTCTGCCATATCTTATATCCTAACCGTTTGATGAATGTCCTGTTGGATATTCATAGTTTTGATTAATTCTTTGTACTAACATACCTTCGTTGTCTACATAATAAAGTATACTTCTTTCATCCCAACGATATTGTGTATAATACATATTTGTATAATTTTGTTCATGATCTGCTGCAATTCCGTCAAAGAAATCAACACCTGGTTCAAAATCTTCAAATGTGTCTTCTGGTGCTCCTGGAAGGTTAATATCAATAGTATCTTTGTCTTTTAAATTATCAACACGTCTTAGATATAATTCACCATCTGCATTTCTGCGAATAGCATAGAAATATCTAGGACTGTCTCCTAATCCTCTTTCAGGATCTTGACCAAAGTAATAAGGACTCGCCATTATGAAATCTCCACGTAACTGACAGTAGCATCAACACTGTCGTCTGTATCAGATGCAATTCTTAAACCGGCAGTAGCAGGCAAAACTAATCTTTCACCTTGTGTAATAACCTTAGCACTCGACCCCGGAGGAATCGGTACCTGTCTAACATAATTTCCTTGAGTAGAGTTTTCATCAACTACATAAACATCTACAAGAACTGTGTCATAATCTGACGTGTTAGCAAGGTTACAACCAATTATTGTAGCTCTAACACCTTCTGGAATCTGTACGATATCAACCGGTGTTGTTCCTACTTGTGTTACCACTGACTGTTTAAATACTGTTGGCATCTTTCTTTATCCTAACATTAATGCAAATGATGCTGCAATGTCATTTGCTGTAATTTCAGAAACAGCACCTGAAGCACCTGCTGGTGAACTCCATGCAGCGCCGTCCCAAGTTTCCAACGCCTTAGACGTTGTGTTATATCTTGTCATACCTAATACTGCATAAGCAGTAGGTCTTTCTGCATCAGTTCCTCTTGGAGGAACAAATCCGTTGTTTGTATCAATTCTAAAATAACCAGTACCTGTTTGTGCAATTTGTGTAATTGCATTATTAGAAACGTTAGTAATTGTGTTGTCAACAATTTCAAAGTTTCCTAATCTAACACCGCCTGCGCCTGCGCCGTCAATGTATAAATCTAATCCTGGTTGAGTTGTTATTTCGTTATTTCTAAATATTAAATTTCCGATATCAAGTGTCGGAACATTCAATGTGTCTGCATATAAATCGCCAACGTGTACTGTTAACCATCTTTGTGTTGCTGAGCCTAAACTGTAAGTTAAGTTTGTTTCTGGAATTAAATCAGAAGCAATACTTGCATTAAAAATAATTTCGTCTGTTAGTGCATCACCAATGGTGATGTTTCCGCCTAGTGTGATGTTTCCGTCTGCATTGATGCTTCCTGTAACATATAAGTTACCGTCAATATTGGTGCTTGAAAATACTTCTAGTGTTCCTGAAGCGTTAGGGCGAATTTCTAAATTAACATTACTGTTAATGGTTGAAATTACATTGTTATGAATTTCAATATCATCAACTTGTAATTTAGAATTGTAAACTACTGGGTCTGATCCTGAAGGTGCAAAAGATAACGTAGTATCACTTGAAATAGTGTTACCGGTAAAATGAAGATTACCAACGTCAAGTTGATTATCTACTGTTAGTGTTGTTGATCTTGTTGTTCCTGAAACGTGTAAATCAGTCGATGGCGAAGAAGTGTTTACACCTACACGAGCGTTGTTTACATCTAGGTATAATATGTCAGGGTCTGTTGCTCCATTTCTAAAGGTTAAATCCACACCATCACGTATGAGATTTGCCTTTAAGAGCGGCCCACTGATACGTCCAACTGCCATTTGCTCTCCTTTACACGGGGATCCTGTCCCTCCAACTACCTTACATTGCGAGTTGACCACAGTAATAGATCAACGCATGGACTACGTTGACAATTGTATTTATGCCAAAAGGAGAATTACCCTAACATTAGGTCATATACGACAGCTAATTGTTCCATTAATGGTTCGTTTACTTCTTCACCACCACCTGTTGAACGTCTATATCCGTCGCCAGTTTGAGACCCTACTGTGATAGTAATATCGTTGAGTGGACTAGCACCACCTACAAACACAGTTCCTGGTATTAGTAGAGTATCGCCTACGTTGTAGCCAACACCTTTAGTTGTTATTTCTATAGATAATACTCCGCTTACTAGAGTAAATCTAAAATCTGCACCTGTACCAATACCTGATGTGCTTATTTGTGATACTGGGTATTGAATCTGATCTGCAAGTCCTGATAATCCACCAGTAAATGATACATTATCAATTTCACCAGCAAATGCTTCTAAATATTGTCTATCTGTGTTCCAACGTAGATCAGCAAGTTCAGGTTTACTAGGTCTTGATGCGTCACCGCCTCCTGGTATCCTAACTGCATTTGTACCCATAAATCTAAGATAGCCTGCACCTGTACTTCCAAATTTAAGTGGAGTAGTTCCGTTTAAATTTGTAATGTCGTTTGCTTGCCATTTAGTGTCTTCAATAAATGTAATACCTGTATCTGGATTTAATTCTACAAAGTCATCAGATTGTGCTCCAAATATTTCATTTGTTACACCATTAATATATAACTGATCACTTACCAATGAAGAGTAAGGTCTATTAGTAACTACGTTTGTTAAATCTGGGGTGTGTAGTGATAGCCATTTTCTTGCTGTACTATCATTCGCTTGTTGTCCTAGCTCGTGTGTTAGATCTTTTCCAGGAAGAATATCTTGTGTTAGGTCTGGGTTGATAACAATAACATCAATTTCTTCATCTCCAAGTATAACTGTTCCTGCTGTTGTTAAATCGCCATCAATGGTGATGTTTCCTGTAACAGCAAGATCACCATAGATATTTGTATTAGCAGTAACATCAACAGTTCCTGTTCCACTAGCTTGTAAGGTAACTGAAGAATTTGAATCTAAAGTTCCTATAATGTTATCAGTAAAATATAATTCGTCCGACTCTAGTCTATCAAAGTAATATGTTCCTGTATCAGAAATATTAAGTTGATTAATATATAAAGGACCTACAATAGTAGAAATAGTTCCGTTAGATCTAATAATGATATTATCTAATTTAGAATAATCATCAACTGATACATCAGTTGAACGAATATCTGTCGAAATGTCTAAATCAAAATATGGAGCGTCATTCCTAATACCAACTTTGCCGTCGGTAACACTTAGGTATAATAGAGAGGTAGAGTCAAATGTTGTGTTAGAGAATTTAAGATCAACGTTGTCTCTTTTTAGGTTTTGCTCTAATAAGTGGCCGCCAATTCGCCCTAATTGTGCCATTTAAAACTCCTTAGTTTGCAAATCCAAAGAACATTGTTACATATTTGCTGTAAGGTATTGGACTTGTAAACTTTAAATACCATCCATCTGCATATGGTGCGCCTGGACCGGTTAAACTTCCGCTTGTGCTTTGTTCTAGTGTAAAGTTTGTTGTAGGAATTTGCATGACATTTTCTACTAAAACAATTATGTTATTAGCACTAGAAGGAATGTTTGCTAAAGGACCAAAGACTGTTTCTGTAGCATCTCCTGGTCCAAATGATTCGATGGAAATTGCTGATGCTCCTGGAGCTCTAATAGTTTCCCAAGTGCCATTAATGTAGCCTTCAAACGAATCTGTATCTGTATTAAATCTTAAATAACCATTTCCAGGATAAGTTGAATTACCATCTGCTGGTTGTCTTACCGCAGTTACGTCAGGACGCTGTGCTTGTGATCCTTTAGGAACCATTACTGCTCCATTAAAATCCATCACAGCACGACCGTGTGCGTTTACCTGAAAGGTATTATCACTAGGACTATACTTCGATGTATTCTGTGACTTTAAAAATTTCATAGTCCTTCCTTAAACTGCAAGTGAACTAATTGTAGCAGTAACTAAACTTGCTGCACTAGTTCCAATCCAAATTTCATCACCGCTATCTAAAATAATTTTTTCATCGCTGAAAAATACAGTTTCGCCTGCAGGTATTGTAAGATTACTTACAATTAAATTATCAGCTGCTGCGGTGTCACCACTTCTTACTAGATAGATATTAACAGCACAAGTATCTACTGACTCATCTGTAATATCAGGTGTTCCTGTATTACATAAAATCATAGTTGTTATAGCTGTTGTTTGCCCTGTTACAGCACCCCCAATAGGAGCTCCTGTAGTTGACGCAGTGAAAACTTTGCTTGGTACAGTTATTGAAGATCCAGTTAATTGTGTACTTGTTATCATCGTTTTCCCTTAAAAAAGCATACTAAAGAGCAATGCTCTATTCTTACTTATTAATTCTCCAGTATCTGTTGAGTTAGTAAAGAACATACCTGTTTTTCCGACAGCAGGTTCGTTGCTATAAACAATAGTACTATCTACTACATACGCTGGAGTAACTGCAATTTTTTCTAGTTCAATACCGTAGTTTACTTGTAATTTACCAGTACCTTGAGTACGAACAAAAATATTTGCGTTTGTATCGTTATTAGTAATTTCGTTTCCCGAAAACTCTAAACTTTGTATTGTAGTTCTGTTAGAATAAAATTGCGAGTTTAATACTCCGTCGACTAATACAGATACTGCACTTTCACCGAAAGAACTGTAACCAGTATTGTCAGTCAAATATGCTAAACTTCCTGACACATCTTTATCTGTAATAATAACTCTTGTGTTATCATCAATAATTTGGAAGGTCGGATTATCTCTAATTGAATCGTCTACATACTTTTTATTAGGTATGTCGTCATCATCAGTGATTTGCAATTCATAATTTAATGTTCCTAAAACTTTTACTACACCTGTACCTGTACCAATAAGTGTTAAGTCACCATCATCTGTTTCAGAATTAGTTAAAACTTTTCTAACACGAATTGCACTGTTGGCATAGTTAAATGTAGTTTCAGGTGAACCAAATGCAAAGTTAAAAGTATCATCGCTTTCGTTATAAACGATAGTTGCAGGAGTTTCGGTTCCTCTATCAATTTGAATACCTGAGTAACCTAGTGTTACTCCTGCACCTGTTTCGCCATAGTTTAAAACTATGATGTTATCGTTTACATTTAGGTTTTCTGCTGATACAGTTAGTGTGTCACCTTCAACGACAAGGTTACCTGTAACCTTTACTTCACCAATACCCGGACCTGTGTCGAATAAAATTTTATTCCCTTCACCGGTCTTGATTGTGTAATCGCCGTTAGTTTGTACGAACTGTGCCATTATTCAGTACCTATTAAGAAATTGCTGTTAATACGATGTAGTCTGCTGATGAATCGTTTTCTAGATACCAAGTATACTTGTTACCAGAAAAGTCAGTAGCAACACGCTTAGTAATTTTAGCAATGTTTACTAGATCAGCGTCAAGGTTACCTGTTGTAGAACCTTGTAACTGCATTTCACCTTGTGCAGCTGGTGTACCATTTTTCAACTTACAAGTTAGATAATTTGCAGTTGTTCCAATGTCGCCAACTCTTACTACTGTGAATGAAGTTGCTCCACGTTGTTTAATAATAACACCGTCTGTTCTATTTGATGTGCCATCGTGGAAATTAACAGTGATACCTGTATCTGAAACTGGTGATTTGATTACATCTACACCATTTACATCTTTTCTAAGTGGTCTTCCCATTTGTTTTCTCCTATGTTTAGAAGTCCGATGCGGGTTCTAGCCGCTACGAGGTTTGGTTTCCCCATAAGTCCACCACCTTGGTGGCACACTATCTGACACAAGTATTTATCTTTTGCTCAACAAAGCCATAAGTTCTACCTTACTTATAGTATTCATTAGTGCATTGATTTTGTCTATTTCGTCTTGTGCTTTTGCAATAGCGTGAGTGCTTTTTGTTTGTTTATAGCGTATTAGATGCTCCATATAGTTTTTCATATGGCCTTCTACTGCTGTTTGGATTGTTCTTACATCATGTGAGAACATAGGAAAACGCTTCTTCCACTTATCGAATTGATCTCTAAGTTTATTGAAATCTTCGTGACTTGTAATATCTTCCATAACAATATTTAACACTCTTTTTGGCAGATTGTCAAGCCATAAAAAAAGGGCGGTATAAAACCGCCCTTTTTCGTAACACTTAAAAGTGTAAATTAAGCAAAACGTAAGTTAGCTGAAGTTACAGCAACTTTGCCTAAGTAGTCAGCAGCATTACCAAGAGATGAAGCTGTGTTGTTTAATTCAACGTAGCCATATCTTGTCATGAAGCTAACAACTGGTTCGAATGTACCTGGATCAAGTACAACACCGCTTGACATTAATGGAATGTATGGGCAGTAGAACGCAGCAGCGTCAGATTCTGAAGAACCTTTGTAACCAACTAGTACATCGTCAGATGTAGCATAGCCGTTTACATACACACGCATTGCACTGTTTAAAGTACCTACAAACTTAGTGTTTGTCGGAGCTTCAAAAGTACCTTCTGTTGTTCTTGCGAACGCAGAAGTTGTAGCAGACTGAAGAAGTGTTAACACTGTTGGTGAAACCACTGCCCAGTTACCTGCGCCACGACGTGTACGTTGTGCAATCAAGTTTGCAACACGGTTGATTTGAACAGCCAATGCAGCGTGTTCGTCACCAACGAATGTAGCAGTACCTGATACAGCAGCTTGATCGTATGTCAATGCAGCAGTACCTGCTAGTGAGCTAAGAGATCCGATGATCTCCTGGTCGATCTCAGCAGTAATCTCTTGTGCAAGAGCTGCCATGATCTCAGCTTCAACGTCAATGCCCTGTTGAGCTTGAGCGTCTTGAGCTGCTTCAAAAGTCCAGCGAGCTGACAATTTACGTGTCTTCGCTTCGACTGTTTGTTTCAAGATTTGAATGCTTAGTCTTGTACCAGCTTCACCTTCTAAAGTTGCTGTAGCAGCAGCTCTGTTAGATGAAATTGTAGACCCTGCTGTAGTAGCAGAATAGCCTTCAGCAATCTTGAATGGGCTTAATGCCTCTTCACCAGCTGTTGTTCCAGTTACACCAGAACCTGTTACAGCATCAGCGTAACGAACTCTTAATGTATGGATTTGACCAACTGGTCCAGTCATTGGTTGTACACCAACTAGTTCATTAGCAATGACTGTTGGCATAACACGTCTGATCACTGGAAGGATGACGCGATTTAGGGTTGCAACGTTACCGGCGGAAGTAGCACCAGCTGTAGCGGACTCTGAAAGATACTTGCGAGTGTTCTCAAGAGTGGCAGCCATAACTGAACGCTTGTTACCTTGAAGGCCTTCTAATAATGCCTCTTTGGTTTCCGACCAGCGTGACTCTAATAGTTGTGACATTTGTATGTTCTCCTTAAACTTTAAGTCCCGCAAGTCTGCGGATATCAAAAATCTCAGCAGTTTTTTCTCCACTGCTTTCTTGTGCCTGTGCTTTATCGCCTGTAACTTCTTTGCCTTCAGTAAGCGCCTTCTTCGCTGGTACATTGCCATCCATCACGGCGCCAATGTACTTGTCAAAAGTAGCGTGTAATTTGTTAGTCTGAACAGATTCTAGTAGTTCACTCATAACTTCGCGCTTGTCTGTACTTAAAGGTGATAAAAGTTCATTCATCACTTCTTTTCTAGCTGCGCTATCTTTCATACGAGCAATCTCTGATTCACGACTTTCAACTAGTTTTTCTGCTTCTGCAATTTTTGCTTCAGCTTCTTTAACTGCATCTTCTTTCTGTTTTACAACTTTAAGAAGTTTTGCTGTCTCAGATTTTTCATTTAGATAACTAGCCGCGTATTCACTTGAAAAACTTTCAAAAATTCTGCGACCAAAATCATTTTTACGTGCTGCATCAATATCTTCTTTAAGTTGTGACATCTCAGAACGTAGTCCTTTAGAGACTGTTTCTTTGACTGCATCAGAAGCTTTTGCAATAAATTCTTTCTTGACAGATTCAAATTTTGCTTTGCTATCGCGAATTAACTTCACTTTAGTTTCAGCTAGATCTTTTTTGTCAGTGTGGAATTCGGCAATTTCTTTTGCTAATGCGTTAACTATGAAAGATTCTAATTTAGCAACGTTATTTGCTACACTCTTACGATCTTCATGTAGTTCAGCTAGTTCTTTTTTCAAGTTGTTAAGAACAAATGATTCCATTGCTTTGGAATCATCTTTCATTTTCTTAGCGTACTTGGCTCTAGCTTCAATAAGTCCTTGACGATCTTCAGCAAACTCAGATAGTTCAGCTTGAATTCTATCAGCTAACATCTTTTCTACTGCTTCTGCCATTGCAGACTTATCATGCTCATATTTTTGAGCGAACTCTTCACGTAATTGTGCAGAGACTGTGTCGCGGTTTTCTTGAATAGCAGTTTCCCAAGCGGTCTCAATCTCCGACTTGACATCTTCGGAAATCACGTTATTTTCAAATAACTGTTTTACGAAATCTAACATTTTGTGATTCTCCTTAAGATTTTAGACCTTGAATTATTTTCTTCAAGCTCTCTGCTATATATCGTTGTGCCTGTGCGTCGCCTTTTACTTCTTGTGCAACTTTATATGCCTGAAATCCACCATTTGTATTCATTAGGTGTTCATAAACTGGTGTAGGATAAGCTCCCGGAGCACTTGGTTGGGCTACAATGTCCACTGTAACAATTTCAAATCCTTGAACGTTACCGCTCGGGTCTACCTCTCCTGAACCTCTACTGCTTACACCTAATTTAACTCCTGATGTCAACATAGTTTCAATCAGTTGTCCCATAGGTGTAGGCAACATTTTAAGTTTTCCGTAGCCGTTAGGACCGTCCATCCACATTTTAGTAATCATGTGTGATACACGGTCGAGGTTTATTTTTAAATCTTGAGGATGATCAACTTCGCCTAGCACTGAATACCCCCCAGAAATCTGTTCGTTGAGCGTCTTGACAGCCCTATCAATTTCCTTAGAAGAATAAACACGTTGGTTAGCATTACGAATGTCACCCTGAATACAGATGCCACTCAAGTGTAATGACTTACCTTCGCCTTCATCACGCTCAAGTACGATTTTAGCCTGATCGAAGCTCAGATGTTCTGTTAAGCTAGTTTTCAACCTTATTATCCCCTATTATCTACGACCACGGAAAATTGAATCGGTGTTGCCAGCGCCGCTTTCTTTGTTTGCTGCACCACTTTCTTTGCTCATTTTAGTAGCGTTTTTAGAACCTGGTGTGTTTACATTACCAAAGTCATCAACTTTAGGTGCTTTTGCGCCAGTTCCACCTTTCTCTTCGCCTTTGCTTCCGAGAATGTTTGCTGCTGTACCACCCATATCATTTTTACCTGCTACTGGTGATTTTGTGTCAGCGCCTGATTCTGTGCTTTTTACACCCGCTACTTTTTCAACGTACTCACGCATTGTTGCAAGTTCGTCTACTTCTGGAGCAATTTCGTCAGCAACTGGCTCTAAAGATTCTTCTTCAGCTTCTTCATCGCCTGCTTCGCCTTCGTCGCCTTCGTCTCCACCTTTAATTTCATCAAATTTAGCTTGTAGTTCGTCAACAATAGAGTCTAGATCTTGGAATAACTCTTCTGGCTCTTTGTCGCCTTCTTCGTCATCACCTGTGATATCAGCTTCTAGATCGTCTGTTGCGTCTCCGCCCATATCCATGTCGTCAGCTGGATCTTCTTCGTCATCAGCTTCTACAGCTACTTCTTCAAATTCTTCGTCAACTTTGTCTTCGTCATCATCTTCTGATGCTTCGTCAACTTTGTCTTCTTCTGCATCGTCGTCTTTTGATGCTTCATCAACTTCTTTGTCTTCAGCATCTTCGTCTTTTGCAGCTTCGTCTACTTCCTCATCGTCAGTCATTTCTTCCTGGATAAGGTTTTCATAAATTTCTCTTGATTTTCCTACAACGTACTCATGAAAAAGCTCTTCGGCTTTTGCTTGATCGTCGTTAACTAGATGCTCAAGCATCTGTTCTAATTGTGATTTATCTGCCATTTTGTTCTCCTATAGATTGGTAAGGCTGTTTTGTTATGTATTTACATAACATTTATAAAAAGCTGGTTAAATGTGCATATTTTGAGCCGTTTGAAGATGATATATAGTCCCTCCGAAGGTATTTTCGAAGTCTTCATGCGAAATATGCCTTAAATTGGTATATTGCGGCCCTAATTTGTCAGGTATAAATCCTCCTGGTTCAATAACTCTATAAAATTTAATAGACTTAAATTCTTTTATTACCTTTTCTGTTTGCGACAACCAATTACCAAAAAACGTAGCTGAGTCTACACTTTTTTTATAATTGAATGTATTTGCATACACATTATTAAATTTTCCGTCAAGTCCTTTGTAATCGAACCCATGAATATATATCTCTTTATGCCCATTTTGTGCGGCAAACCATAGTGCAGTAGGTCCACTTGACCATCCTTTATGTGGGCTAAAAAAGTTAATTCTTGACTTTGTTTTAATGCCTTTGTTAGGGTTTGTCCATAATGTACCCTTGTGATGATAGCCTGAATCAATGATTTCATTAACCATTTTAACATCTACTGCTACTAAAAAGTTAGGATCAAATTCTCTATATTGTGCATTACATCCGTACACAATTCCGTACTCAAGTAACTTTTTCATATCGACTTTTTGTCGACTTTTACCATTACCTAGTACAAATGCGGGACGCTTATAGATTTTCTTATTCTGCTGGTTCTGCTGGGGTTGCATACATTTGCCTTATAAATTCTAGTTCAGATTGTTTTTCTGCTGTATGTGCTTCAGCAGCCATTCTGATTTCGTTTATTTGGCGAAGTGTAAGCCTGATTTTTCTAGTATCTGACGCTTTAAGAACAGACGTGTCTTTGCTGTTGTCGTATCTTTTGTCGACAGCAAAGTCATTGATTGAATCGTTGAAGTATAAAAATTCTCTTAAAAGCATACTACTATTTATTACTGCGAGACAGTTTCACTACCTGCCGCAGCTCCCTCTCCGCCTGCAGGTTCAGCAGCAGCCGCTTGATCTGGTGTTGCTTCAGCATCAGTTTGCGCTCCTGCTTCTGCTTCCATACCCGCTGGTGTAATACCAGCAGTTCTTAGCTCTCCTCCAGCATCAGCCGGTGGTTGAAGCATTAGTGAATTTTCTTCTTTCCACAGTCTTTCATTTTCTTTGATTTCTTCTTCAGTTAAACCTAAGTAACGTTTCATAGCAAAACGTTTTGATAAGTGTGGAACTTGTTGTAATGTACCAAATAGATTTGCTCTTGTAGTATCAAGCTCAGCTTGTCTGTATGCAGCAAAGTTTTGTGGTGTTTGGAATTTCAAATCAAACAGTGTAGGATCAATGTTATAACCTTGATTGCTTAACCAAAATTTAAATTCTACATCAAATGCTTCTACAATACTGCTTTGTAGTCTTTCACAATATTTGTTAAAACGAAGCTCTTGAATATATGCTGTTCCTACTTTACCGTCTGCTACTGTGTTAGGTTGTTCGTCAATTGAAGTTGGCAAATAAGAAGCCGGAATTCTCAATGCACGGAACAATTTATTAGTAAAGTATTTTAAATCTGTAATTTCACCTAGGTTAGTACCACCTGGTAATGTTTCAACTTTAGATCCACGTCCTTCTGCTGTTTGTGGAAAGAAGTAATCTTCGTTGGTTGATAGTGGATTATAACTTGCATCAATAACATTTGTGCTACCGCCTGTTTGTGACGGAATACGTCTTTGTTGGATTTCATTCTTAACTTTTTCAACAAAGCTCATTGCCATGTGTGAAGGCATATTACCAACGTCTACATAAAAAATTCTTCTTTCTGGAGCACGTTGAATACGATAGATAATAATCGCATCTTCAAGTAATTCTTTTTGTTTGTAAACTTTGAACACACTTTCTAATAGTGAATTACCAAAAGGATAATTGTTATCCAATCCTTCTGATAGTGAAATGTGCATCACGTGTTCAGCGTCTACTGTAATTTCATTTTGTGCATTATGGAAACGTGTGCCTGGTGTTTGTGCTGCTGATCCTACAAAGCCACGACCAAACCCTCCTCCAGTTGTGTATGAGCTGGTTCCACTTGGAGAAGTGTTTGACGTACCGTGTGGTGTGGTAGCAACTAGATTTTTAAAATTAAAATTAATGTCTTTTATAACATACTGCTCGGGAATCTTTCCTTCGGATTCGTTAACAATAATTTTGGAGACTTTTGCTTGATCCACATATAACAATTTCTTAGTTTCTGGATCACGAATGAAAAAACAATCGCCATATTTAAATGTGTTCCTTACTACTCTAAAAATTCTAGTTTCAAACTGTTGTTGCTTAGACCATTTTTGTAATGCGTCTTTTAATAATTTTGTTTCAACACCTGTAGGTTGTTTTCTAAATTTAAAATTAAATGGTGTTGAATTTTCTTTGTCTTTACCTGTACAAAATTCAGCAAGAATATCAAGAGCAGCATTAACTTCTGAATCCATATCCATGGTATCATACTGCATATATCTTTCAATTCTATTTGGCGCACCTGCATAAACATCGGGCAAGAAAGATGAGTAGTTAGCACGAGCAGGACCAGCGCGGCCGCCGCCACTAATTGGGCTATAACTACCACTCTTGTTATCAATGTTTACAGGTGTAAAATATTTTTTCCAGCTCATTCTTTTTCCTAATTAAACAACAAATGCGTCTTGACTTAATCCGCCAGTTACATTAATATGTTGCTGTTGTAGTTTATTATTCATTCTTGCCAAAGCTACTAATTCTTGTATGCTACTATTTAATTCTAGAATAGGATCTTTCTCTACATTTGTGGCTGCTGCCATTTGGGCTTCTTCTGTCATTGGAACACCAGTTGCCAATTCTTCTTCAGTTTTGGCAGCGTCTGGAAGCGTATTGGACGCAGTGGTTATATTACCTTGGCTGTAACCTCCTCCGCCGTTAACTTCTGCTACTTTGGTTTGGAAATCCTGTACTTCTTGTTCTGTTACTGTTCCGTCAGCAATCATTTGCTGAGAAGCCTGTTGTCTAGCAGCCATGAGCTGTTGTTGTATTTGGGCTAGTTCTTGTTTTTCATCTTCTGCTGACCAACCAACCGAAGAAAAACTATTATCTGCAATTGCCTGTTGTAGTTTCTCTGCTTTGGCTTCTAGATCTCTAATAGTATCAGGACCTGAAAGTTTTTCTCCAATTACTTCACCTACAGCATCACCAGCTTTTGAGCCGGCCCACCAACCAATTGCACCACCTATGAGACCACCAATCGCTGTTCCAACAATTGGAACAGCAGAACCAATTGCGGCTCCTGCCATTGCGCCAGTTGCCATACCGGTTAATCCGCCGGTAGTGCTTGTTACTGCTTTTGTTTTTTCGACAGTAGCTTGATTTTGAGTTATTTCACCCGATGCTAGTTTTTCATCAGCATCACTGTATCTCGAATATCCGTCATATAAAGACATACCTACTGCTACTGGTGCTGCTGCTTTTCCGGCAACTCTTAATAGTTTTCCACCCCAAGATGATAGTTTGCCCATCATTCCAGGCTTTGCGCCTGATGGTGTCTTTTGGTTGGTCCAAGAACCGTTGCCGCCTGGTCCTCCTCTATTCGAACCTGTAAATGCGCCTAGGCCGCTTTTTGCCAAAGTTAAGGCAGTCATTAAAGCGCCTAGTGCTGTAGTTACTCCACCTATAGCAGCTATAGCTAGTCCCATTTCAGTAGCATATTCGCCTGCCTTTTGCTGCATAGGAAGTGAAAACTCTTTTGCAGCCTTCATTACTAGATCAAATGCATCATTGACTGGAGTAATATCAATCTTATTCAACTCAGATGTCATAAATGCAGCAGCTTCGTTGAATTTGTTTCTTACTGCTTCTACTGTCGCTGCATCTACAAATTCAGTGCCAGCGGTGCCTGCGGCGATATTATCTTTGATTGTTTTAAGATTAGTTTCAAGCTCTTCGTAGATTTGACCAATTGATTTTTCTCGTTCAGCAACATCATAAACACCTGTAACCAAATCATTAAATTCAGGAACAAACTTACCTAGTGTTTTAAATAGTGGACTGTCTGCAACTGCTTTGGCTTCGTTTTGATATACTTCATTAAACTTAAACACTTGATCTTTGGTAAGTGTTCCTGTTGCTGACATCTGTTGATGCAACTGTTGAGCACTCATTCCTGATTTCTGTAGGAAAGCCATAGCCTTCATACCTTCTTCAGAAGTTGCAGTACCTGTTGCTAGAATTTCTTTAAGACCTTGTTGGTGCTGTTTTGGAATGGTCTGCATCAACAGTTCTAGCTGTTTCTGACCATCAGCATCTAGGCTTCTCAACATCGTACGATATTGAGCATCTGCCATTCTTGCGTCTTGTTCTGCTTGAAGTGCTTCTTTGGTTTTACCTGTTAACTTAGATACAGCATCTAAGTTCTTTAAGTATTCGTATGTGCCTGCACGTAGTTGTGCATCTGTTTGTCCTTGTAGTCTACCACCTTTAGCAAGTAGTTGTGAGTATTTTAAGAAACCTTCGTTGATCTGCTGTGTTCCATAACCTAATCTGTTTAGATCCTCAAACGCAGAAGTCTTTCTAAATTCTTTACCAAATTCCTGTAATCGTTTAGCACCAGCATCTGTGCTGCCGCCCAAGAACATTAATGCTTCGCCGTTGCCCTTCATTATTCCTGTGAGCTCACTCATTTGTAAGCCCATAGATCCAGCAGCCTGGACAACTCCATTCATGTTGCCGCCGAAGTTAGCACCAACTTGTGCAGCTTCTTGGAATGCTGTTCTTGTTTTATCTAATGAAGCAAGTGTAGGACCAAATGCCGCAGCAACTACTTGTAGTCCTTTTCCAATACCAGGGATTTGCGCTCCGACTGTATCTAGTGCAGTTCCGGCACCGGCTAGCGAACCATCTAAACCTGCTAAGGTGCTGTTAACAGTAGAAATACGTTTAACAACATTGATAGCACCGTCGGCTAGACCACCTAATACGCCAATGGTTTTTGTAATAGCGCCTGCAAAACCGCCATTCAAATTCTTGGCAGTTTTACTAGCTGCGGAACCTAAATTAGCTACATCTGCACCAGATCTTTTGGTTGTTTTACCAAATTGTTGATTTGATTTAGTAGCAGCAATTGAAGCAGCGCCTAGACCGGTCACTGCTGCCGCAGTAGCTGGATCTATACCGCCTTGTTTCGCTGATAAAGCCGATAAAATCTTTTGCAGCGTAATTTCAGTCGCGGCATTATTAAGCAGAATCTCTTGATCGCCCAGTTGTCCTGTTACTTCAGCCATTTATTTTAAATCCCAGAAATATACGCACATAAATACTCATAGCAATTGCTTTTATAATTATTATTTATCGGAGATAAAAATGGAAGAAAATTTGGAACTACCAAAGGTTGAAATAGCTGGAAACACACAGCCTATGGCAAATACTCAGCCTAAAGCTAGTCCGCTTTCCAATTATTATAGACAGCCTAAGATTTATGTTTCATTGCCTAGCAACGGTGAATTCTATCCAGAAGGTAGTCTTGATAAAAGTGAAGATGGAAAATATGCTGTGTATTCAATGACAGCAAAAGACGAATTAATGCTAAAGACGCCAGACGCATTAATGAATGGACAATCAACTGTTGATGTTATTCAAAGTTGTATTCCTGCAATTAAAAATGCATGGAATTTACCATCACTCGATCTTGATGCTTGTCTTGTTGCTATTAGAGTAGCAACATATGGCGAAAAGATGGATATTGATACTAATTGTCCAAAATGTAACGAAGAACTACGTTTTGAAAAAGATCTAGCAGACTGGTTAGGAACAGTAGCCAACTATCGCTATCCAACAGTTATTCAACACGGTGAATTGGTTTTTCATATTGAACCACTGAGTTACAGACAAGTAACAAAAGCGGGACTAATGAAAATAGAACAAGAAAAGATCTGGAATATTGTAAACAGTACAGAACTTACTGATGAAGAAAAGTTAGATCAATTCGGAGTATCGTTTACAAAGTTAACAAAATTTACAGTAGATGGTATTGTAAAATTGGTTAGAAAAATTGATACACCACATGGATCTGAAGAGAATAGAGATGAAATTGAAAAATTTATTACTCAAGGTCCAAAAGAAATGTTTGATGCACTTAATGAAAAATTAACTTCGGTGAAAGATGATCTTGCACTGACGTTAAAAGGCGCAAAGTGTTCAAATTGTGAAAACGTATTTGACGTTGGTATCACAATGGATCAAGCGGATTTTTTCGTCGCAAGATCTTAACCAAACCTTTGCCGGAGATCTTGCAAGAAGTCAAGAAGATAGACAAACAGGCAAGGGACATGAAAAAAGACCTACTTCGTATCTGTTGGTACATGAGAGGTATGTCTTATACTGATGCTGTGATGTTGGGTCACGAAGAACGTGAACTTATCGGTGAGTTAATTAAAGATAATCTTGAAACAACTAAAAGAACCGGGCTGCCTTTCTTCTAGGCAGCTAACAATTTCTTAGCACTTTCAATTCCTTCAGGTCCTAGTTTTTTAATTTGATCAGCAATCTTTTGTAAATCTACAGCGCCAACAGCAGCACCTGCGGCAGCGGTTGCTGCATTCGATCCACCTTGCTGTGCATTATCTGGTGCGCCTACTGGATTACCTGTTGCGGCTATATTTTTTTCTGCTGATTGATCTGGGCTTCCTGATCGTGTACTAGGAACAGGTTTGCCGTCAGGTGTAGTCATGTTTGCTACCTGAGCAGGGAAATTACCACCTGGTCCATCTGGATCAACTTCTACATATTTGTCAGCATCGTATTTTCCAATACTGCCTGATGTAGTTGTTGCAGGAATTTCTTTTCCTTTTCGTGTTTTAACAACAACTTTAGTTCCTGGTTTAACTGCTGGGTTTGGATTTCCTTCTGCACCTGCTGTTGCTTTTTCAGGATCAGCAACATTGTCATCTTGATTAGCTGCTGCATCTGTTCCGGTTGCTGTGTTATCCTGTGCAGGTTCATCTGCACCTGGTACTGCGGCATCGCCGCCTGCATCACCTGCGGTAGCATCTGTTGGAGCACCTGCTGTGGTATCTGTTTTTTCAGCATCTGAGTCAGCGTCAGCATCTGGTGCGTCTACTTTAGGTGGTTCAATTTTCATTGAGTCGTATGTGCCTTTGATAACATCGTCATTAACACCTAGACTTTTAATTACATCATAAACTTCATCTGAATCTGTAGGCGATCCTGCTTTTTTCCAAGCAGACAATAGTTTTTCTGCTGTTACTTTATTTGTAAGTTGCTTGCCTGCACCTTTCAACGCACCGCCTACTGCTGCTGCACCTTTGGCTACTCCTCTGCCTAAACCCTGTAATGCACCTTTAACTCCGCCTGTGAGTTCGTCTAGTTGTTGATGTCTTACAGCATCAAATACACTTTCATACATTAATTTGTTTTCAAGCATATGATCATTTACTGTTGCAATCTTGTTGAACAACAAGTAGACCTGTCCTTCAGAAAGTTTACGTCCTGTGTAAACACGGCTTGCCATTTGAGGTTCACCTGCTTTTGCAGGTGCTTCTCCAGCACCAACGACCTTTTTATCTTGCATTGCTGCACTCATCGCAACTGCTGTTGCTGCTGCACCGATTGATTTAGCAAGGTCCTGTTTGAATGTATCAACTACTACACTAATGCCCGCTTTGGAATCAGCAGATACTCCAGTATATTCATTCATAAACTGAAATAATTTTTCAGTGTCTTCGTCTGATAAGTTTGCTTTATCGATGGCATCCCATACTGGATGAGTTGGTTGAGTAGTGACTTCTTGTACTGCAAATACTGGATCACCATTAGCATCAACACCTTCAACTGTAACTGAACTTGTAAACGAAATTGGCGGTTCAATGCCTCCTACGCTTGTGCTAACTGTTGATTTAAATTGATCGCCTACTTTTATTTCTGCACCATCTGGTAGTGTTGTTGTTCCTAGTTCAGGAGCGTCACCTGTCCAGGCCGAAGCACTTGAAGTATTTGCTGAAATGTTTTGCCCCATAAATTGTGCATCAGCCATTCCTTTTTCCATCTGGAACATCTTTTGCAACTGGTCAGAATCAATACCTTTTGATTCTGCCCACTCTTTTACTTCTGGGGAAATATCTGGTTCTGTGTCAAAGTTAATGCCTGCTTTTTTAAGTTGATCTGCACTTACAGGTTCTGCTTTAACCGTTTCAACCGTTGAAGCATCTGTAGCACCACCGTCGGGCGTGCCTGCATCTTGATCACCGTAATCACCATCATCGCCTGGTAATTCTGTTTTGTCAACTCCAACGTCAGTTGTAGTTGTTGTGTCTCTTGCTAGATCCGAACCTTCAAGGCCAGCGTGATCTGCTAGTGCATCTCTACCGCCTAGATCATTAATTTTTGCACTTATTTCTTCAAATTCTGCTTGGAATACTTCTAGTTCTTCACCTGAAACATTTTTAAGTGCTGTTTCTAGTGCATTCTGTGTTTTAAGTAGATCTTCTGCTGCTTCAGGTGCAAGGTTTTCAATGCTCGTGGCTTTCATTCCTTCCAACGCACCTACATCAATTGACTGTCCGTCACTGGCAATAAGTGTTTGTGCAACATCTGGATCAACTAGATCACCAATCAGTTCAATACCACCACCAGCAAGAGCACCAACTGCACCTGTTGTTGCTGACTTACCAATTGCTGTAGAAAGGTCCTTGCCTTGTAGAATATCTTTTGTAGCACGACCAAGGAAACCACCTACTAAACCGCCTAGTGGTCCTGCTGCTAGTGCGGCCGCTGCTGTTAGAATTGCAACCGCAACACTTGCTTTGCCTGGATTTGCTTTTGCCCAGTCGCTGACTACTTTTACGGCACTTACTACTTTTGAATCCTTTTCGCCAATTTTTGCTTTTAATTCTTTAAACTTGGCATCCATATTTTGAACTGGACCTGCACTCTTAATTGCAGCACCTAGTTTGTCAATTTCTGCTTTAATTGCACCTGCTGTATTCTTAACAGCATCTGTGCCTTTACCTATTGCTGTTCTATTTCCGCCTGCGGCAGTTGCACCTTGTTCAACACTAGTAAATACCTGTTTGATTTGATCTGGAGATAGCATTGCTTCTAGAACAATACGTTCAACGTTGCTTACAAAAGGATCAATTACCTTTTGTTCTAGCAATAGCATATCAGGATCATTCCATCCTTCTGTAATATATCTTTTTTGTATCTGTGATAATCTCATGTTATAGCATCTTCAATAGTTGTTGTTTGTCTCTACCTGGCAGTGCTTCAAGTTGTTTTCTAAGTTCTGGTGGTAATGCTGCACCTGGTTCAGCAAATGCTCTACCTACTGCTGAGCCTGCTGCCTGAGCTGCACCTTTGAATCCACCTTGCTGTGCATTATCTGGTGCAACACCTGTGCCGTCATCAGTGCCACCACCTTCATCACGTTCAATGCCCTGTTGAACTGCTGCCATAAAAATTCTATCTAGTTGTCCGCCGGACAGTACTGCGTTGGCATCTTCAAAAATCCAAGTTGCTTCACTCCAATCAATTGATTGATTTACCACTTGTTTGTTTGCTGGTTGTGCTACTTTTTTATTTTTAGCACCTTTGATAGCAATGTTTGAATTATCTGTTGCAGTATTCTGCGCATCAGGTTGAGGTTTTTGCTGTGCTTGTGCATTACCTTGCGCATTTGGATCTGCTGCGGGTTGCTGTTGTGCTTTTGCCGCTGCTACACCTGCTTGAGCTCCTGCTACAGCACCTTTTGCAACATTGCTAACACCTTTTGCCACAGCACCTACGCCCTTAGCAACACCTTTGCCAACTGCGGCAACGCCTTTTGCCGCGCCAGCGGCTGCGGTTCCGACCGCGGCGCCCATTTTTTGACCGGTAGTAACCTTGGTCATTTCTTGTTCTGCTGCGCCTGTGGGATATCTTTCTTGTTTTAGGAAATTTATAACTACTTGTGGAGTAGGCTCTTTGCCAATTTTACCGAGATATGTGTCAAACTTCTTCTTAAGCCAGTTGGCTTCTGCACCAGCATCAAGTTTTCCCTGTGCTTTTCTACCTGTAGCACCCGGAACAAATGTTTTCATCTTAGTTCCTAGACGTGATAGCATTCCTGAAGGTGCTTCGTCTAGATTATGATTTGAAGATATCTCATTAAAACGCATTTTCAATCCTATTAATTTTTATAATGTTATTTATTTTCGTTTACTCGGAATAAGTGATCTAACGATCACTTGCGTTTTCGCTAACGCTCAACGCCTTTTTCCATCTAACAATTGCGAAGCAATTTTAGCATCATCTAGATTGTATGGTCACAATTAGCCCGTTGCCGGGCCAAAGTGTGAATTTTGAACATCATCTGAGTTCGCACAGTCACAATAGCATTAGAACTACAAGATTGTATAATTTACAATATTTTACACAAAATTCTAATATATTTTGTATATTGTACAACCTAGCGCAGGCGGTTATC